AAATTGACGCGGCTCTCGAACAACGCAAAAGATGTATCCAAGGGGCTGAACGTACTGTTTGCCGGGCGTACGACGTCCGTGAGGAACTTTCAGGACGTGGTCGAACTGTTCCAGAAAGGGTTCGCTGGCTCGGGGCTACACAAAAAGGGCGTGCCGATAAATTACATGGTGTCCACCCACTCGCTCGGCACAAATGCCGGGGAAGATTTCGACTTCGTTAAGGTGATGAAGAACAACCGCCAGCAATTCCATGACCTGCTGGAGAACGACGCCCACGTCGCCATCAACATCTCCAAGGTGGAAGACTTCTCGATGTCCACCTACGAGCCGCTGGTGCACGGCGTGCCGGTGATCCTGCCCGACAAGGCATGGGCCAACTTCGTCGGCAAGGACTACCCGTTCATCACCAATTCGATGACCGAGAGCTACGCGATGATCCGCGCCTTTGCCGACGACTACGAGGGCATGTATGCGCGCTTCCTGCAGTGGGAGGCGACCTACTGGAAGGACTTCGTGGAGGGGCCGCGCAATCAGTCCACCACCGAGGCGGTACAGGGGCTGATGGCCGAACACTTCGCCCGGCTGAAGGAATGGACCCACGGGGCCGAGAGACAGGGCAGCATGCGCGAACAGGCCAAGGCCCTGACCGACGCCTGCATCAAGGACAAGGTCAAGAAGATCGACGCCCTGAAGCTGTGGCAGGAGACCTTCGACATGTTCCAGAAGCCGGAGACGTGGCGCGGCACCCCGATTGGCAACCGGCCGATCCTCTACTTGCTGAAGTGGCATCTCAACCAATGTGGTTGGAAAGATACTTTGGAACCCGGCATTTTTACCCGTTGACAAGGAAAAGTGGGGACCGTATATCAATCCTCGACACCTCCGATGGAACGGGCGGTGGAACTCGAAGGAATGCTGCTAACCGGCCGGGAGAAATTCCCATAGGCAGCCTCCTCCAGATACAGGCAGTAACTTACGTCGCTCCTTTGGAGTACGCAGGCGAGACTTGAAAGCTGGGCTTTCCATCGGAGATGTCGTCCCTTGCAGAAAGAAACGTCGGCATCTGCACATTCCGACCATCGATTTCCAAGGCCAGTCGTCGGCGGCGACTAACCGTACCAAGCATGTGGATAAGGCCCCGGGAGTTGTGACCTGTGGGCCTTTTTCATTACCACCCCCTCTATCGCGCCCCCCACATTGTCGGTTATGTCTTCGAGAGACAACACGTCTCTTAGGAGTTGGGGCATTGAACGCAATCTCAAAAACAAAGCATTTGCAGCGGTTCGACTGCGATATCGGGCTGCTGGTGAAGAACACCGCCAACCCCAACAAAATGTCCTCGAAGCAGTTCGACCTGCTCTGCGATAACCTCGAAAAGACCGGGATGACCGACGCCATCCTCGTCCGACCGATCGACGCCGGCAAGTACCGGATCGTCGGGGGCCACCACAGATACGACGCCGCCCAGTATCTCGGCTTCGACAAGGTCCCCGTCTGCGTCATCGACCACGATGATTTCGATGAAGACGCCGAGACCTTTCAGATCGTCAGAATGAACATGATCAAGGGTCAGATGGACCCGGCCGCGTTCTTCACCATGTGGGAGAAGGTACAGGCCAAATACGGCGACGACATCCTGCAGGACGCCTTCGGTTTCTCCGACGAAGCGCAGTACAACAAGATGGTCGAGCAGTCGGCCAAGAGCCTGCCGACGCCGCTGATGAAGGAGAAGTTCAAGGAAGCGGCCAAGGAAATCCGCACCGTGGACGGCCTCTCCAAGCTGCTCAACCACATCTTCAACAAGTACGGCGACACCGCCCCCTACGGCTTCATGGTGTTCGACTACGCCTCGCAGAAGCAGGTGTGGATACAGATCGGCAACAAGACCTACAAGGCCCTCGACGTCCTCGGTGACATGTGTATCCAGCAGGACCGTACCATGGACGACGTGCTCGGTTCGATATTGCAACAAATTGCACAGGGCGAGACGCCGACACTGGCGGCAGCGGTCAAGGCCACGATCCCGGCAGCCCTCCCGATCAAGAAGCTGCTGAAGCTGAAACTGCCTCCCACCAAGCAGGTGCTGGGCGATCTGGAGAGCGTCAAGTAATGGAGGAGAAGCTGGCACATTTCCTAGACGCGCTGGACGAATGGGGCTGCGATGACAACCTCGAACGGGCCAAGGCAATCCTCGAATTTCAACGCTGCGGCTATGACCTTGAAGAGTATCTGGTCGAGGCCAAGGAATACGCTCTGCGTGAGGTGCACTGATGGCCAGAGACGGACGCTTTTCCGAATTGCGCTCCCTGCCCACCGAGGTGCAGGAAGAGGTGGACACAAGGTTGAACGCCGGCACCCCTGCCCGAGAGGTGGTTGGTTGGCTACAGGGCGACGGGCACCTGACTGACAAGAAGCCTGACAGCCTGAAGAAGATGCTGGAACGCTACAAGTCCTCCGACCTGCTGGAGAAGACCCGGGCGCTGGTCCTCGACGCCACCAAGGGCATGTCCTCGCCCGTGCTCTCCCGCAAGCTCAACGCCATGCACGAACTCAACGACCTCTGTGTGCTGCAGCGGGCACGCGTGGACAAGATCCTGCTGACTGAAAACAAGAACGAGCACATGGTGCTGAAGCAGGCCTCGGAAGAGATCAAGCTGCTGAAGGAAAACCTCGTCGCTCTCGGCAATCTGCAATTGGAAACAGGAGCCCTGCGCCGCGCTCCGAAGACCGTCTCTGGAACTATGGTGGATGATAATGGCCAAGCTACGTCTTTCGAGTGGACCGAAGAAACCGCAAAGCTCTTCGACCTCCTCGACGGCCTCGACCCCAACCTCGTCATCGAGCACCAGCCTTGAGGCCATCTTCCGTACCAGCATTAACGTCTTGCAGAAGTGCGGCATGTCGGGCCAGCATATCTGGGAACATGCCAACACCATCCCCGATCTGATCGAACGCGCCAAGTACCTGCTGAAGGCCACCGCGTGGCTGAAGAAGAAGGCACAGGCCGGCGTCGAATGGCGGTTCCTGCCGGTCGATCCGTGGACCTTCGTGCATTCGAAGAAGTACCTCAACATGGGCGAGGAAATCTGGCCCCTGAACATGGTCGAGATCGAGGAGCTGCTGACCGGCGACTACGACGAGGCGATCTTCACCGGAGGCATCGGCACCGGCAAGACCACCTGCGCCCTCGTGGCCATCGCCTACACGATCTACGAACTGGCCTGCATGGCCAAGCCGCACAAGTCGTTCGATCTGGCTGCCTCCTCGGAAATCATGTTCATCTTCCAGTCGATGAAGAAGGAACTGTCGAAGGCGGTCGATTACAACCGCTTCAAATCGATGCTCGACGCCAGCCCGTTCTTCTGCACCTATTTCCAGTATGACCGGGGCCTGACCTCGGAAATGCGGTTCCCCAACAACATCATCGTCAAGCCGCTCTCCGGCGACGCCACAGCCGCCATCGGCCAGAACGTCTTCGGCGGGCTGATTGACGAAGTGAACTTCATGGAAGTCACCGAGAAGTCCAAGAAGGCCGGAGAGGACGGCGGCACCTACGATCAGGCCGTGGCCATCTACAACTCGATCGCCCGCCGCCGCGAAAGCCGCTTCATGAACCAAGGCAAGCTGCCCGGCCTGCTCTGCCTCGTCTCCTCGAAACGCTACCCCGGCGAATTCACCGACGTGAAGATGCAGCAGGCGCAGGTCGAACTCGACACCCTCGGCAAGACGGTGATCTTCGTCTACGACAAGCGTTCGTGGGAGGTGAAGCCGATCGAGAAATTCACCGGCCTGTGGTTCGACCTGTTCCTCGGTGACGAGAACCGCAAGCCGCGCATCCTCAAGGACGGCGAGAGCGAGCACTTCAGCGGGGCCGACCAGAAGCTGGTGATGAAGGTGCCGCAGGAATACCTGAAGAAGTTCGAGGAAGACATCTTCAACAACATCCGCGACATCGCCGGCCACTCGACCCTCGCGATGCACCCGTTCATCATGAACGTCGAGGCGCTGTCCTCCTGCTTCGATACCGTGCCGTCGATCCTGTCGAACGACTGGTGCGACTTCGACAAGCACGGGCTGCTGGTCTACCCGAAGCGGTTCCTGAATACGCATATGCCACGGTGGATACATATCGACCCCTCGATCAGTGGTGACAGCACGGGCGTCGCCTGTGGCTACGTCTCGCACTTCGTCCCGGTCCATCGCGGCGAGGACGTCGAGATGCTGCCGGTGGTGCACTTCGATTTCACGCTGGAGGTCAAGCCCCCACCGGGCGGCGAGATCGAACTGGCCAACGTCCGCAAGCTGATCTACAAGCTCAAGGAGATGGGCCTGCCGATCAAGTACATCACCCTCGACAGCATGCAATCGAAGGACACGCTGCAGACGCTGATGCGGCTCGGCTACAAGAGTGGCTACCAGTCGGTCGATACCGACATGGCCCCCTACGAGGTGTCGAAGCTGGCGTTCTACGACGCCCGCGTCCTGACCCCGGAGCATGACGTCGCCAAGCGCGAATGGGTGCGGTTGGAGAAGAACGTCGCCAAGAACAAGATCGACCACCCGTCGAAGGGCTCGAAGGACGTCTCCGACGCCATGGCCGGGGTGATCTACGGATTGACCATGCGCCGGGAGATCTGGTCTATGCACAACATTCCGCTCAGCCTCATTCCGAAGAGCTTGCTGCAGGCCAAGAAACCGGATCATAAGGGGTCGGTCTCCGACACCGAGAAGCGCCAGATGGAGAAAGCCTGATGGGCCGCATTCGCCTTCGTTTCTACTCCGACACCAACATGTCGGAATTCAAAGACTTCTGCATGGGAGAGGGTATCGCCTATGTGGAGAGTGCATGGGATACCATCGAACTCACCGACGCGCCGCGTGAGGCGATAGAAGAGGCGCGCAGCTTGGGAGCTACAGAACTCTAATGGAAATCACCAACGTCAACATCGGCCACTCGGTCGAAACCAACCAGCTCTTCCCGTCGATCCAGAAGGCGGCCCGCGAGATGATGCCGGCCTACCTGATGTTCGCCATCGGCATGAAGGCCAACGAGGTCAACCTCGCCCTGCGCGAGGACTACTTCGAACACCTGCGCCGCCACATGGCTGCGGCCGTGGTCAATCTCGATGAGCTGTCCGTCGCCCGCGTGTCGAAGCTGGTCGAGGACCGGGCGCTGGAACTGATGCAGGCGGTCAACACCACCGACCCAATCGCTTGCCTCTACACCATTTTCTACTGCATACTGAAGGCCGTGGACGAAGGTCTGATCACGGACGTCGGCAGCCAACCGGTGCTCTACGCCGTGCTGATGATCAACGAGAGCGAGGACATGGGCTTCGCGACCAAGATCAACACCGCGTGGTGCAAGCAAAAGGCGGGGGAGATGTTCTCCACAGTCTATTACCACGGCTATTTCTGAGGGTTATCCATTATTAGTATCCGAGAGGCCCGATACTCCTTGTATCCCGGGCCTCTTCTTTTTATATTCAATCTACTGAATGACAATTTCCACGGAGGGTTATGTCATGGAATTCTACAGCTTTGGCACGGGGGAAACAGACGTCCCCACAGATAAGGAAATCGTCGGGGGCAAGGCAGCATCGCTGTCCCTCATGACCAACATGGGTCTGGCGGTTCCTCCCGGTTTCATCATCCCGATCTCGATGTGCCAGAACTACTGGTCGCCCACGACCAAGCAGGTCAAGTTCGTCAACGACATTGTCTACGAAGCCACCCCGCACCTCAACAAGATGGAAGACCACTTCGGCTACGACCCGCTGCTGTCGGTTCGCTCCGGGGCTCCGGTTTCAATGCCGGGGATGATGGACACCATCCTCAATGTCGGCCTCAACCTTCACAATATCGGTGATTGGGAACAACGTCTCGGGGCACGCGCCACATGGGACAGCTACCGCCGCCTGATCCTGATGCTCTCGACCACCGGCTACGATCTGGAAGAGAAGCTGATGAACGGGCCGCTGGAACAGGTCAAGGAAGACAAGGGCTACGACGCCGACACCGACCTGACGGTCGAAGATCTCAAGATCGTCTGCGACGGCATGCTGAAGACCTTCAAGGTCCACAAGGGCTTCGAGTTCCCTACCAATCTGGACGACCAGCTCTTCGTGGCGATCGACGCGGTCTTCCGGTCATGGAACTCGGAACGCGCCAAGGTCTACCGCAAGATCAACAAGCTGGAACATGTGACCGGCACCGCCGTCACGATACAAGCGATGGTCTTCGGCAACATGAACGATATCTCCGGCACCGGGGTGCTGTTCACAGCCAACCCGCTGACCGGCGAGCCGGGGATGTATGGCGAATATCTGATCAACGCCCAAGGCGAGGATGTTGTCGCCGGGATACGGACCCCAGAGCCGATCCAGTCCATGAAGGATAGCAATGATCCGGCATGGGCCGAACTTCACGGCGAACTGGAGTATGTCTGCAACGTTCTCGAAAACCATTACAACGATATGGTCGATATCGAGTTCACGGTTCAGGACGGGGTGCTTTACGTCTTGCAGAGCCGCGTCGGCAAGCGCTCGGCAGCGGCCGCGATCAGGATCGCCACGGACATGCTCCAAGCCGGGGATATCACCCGCCAGCAGATGTTCGGGCGGATCACCCGCAGCCAGTACAAGACCACCAAGCGCCCCTCGGTCGATCAGGCCTTCAAGGGGGAACCGCAGTTCAAGGGGATCAACGCCTCGCCGGGCGTCGCCACCGGGTACGCGGTGTATTCGTCCAAGGACGCCGTCGCCGCCGCTGAGAAGGGCGACAAGGTCATTCTGGTTACGCACGAGACGACACCGGACGATATCGCCGGCATGAACGCGGCAGTTGGCATCCTGACGGCCACCGGGGGCTCGACCTCACACGCCGCCGTCGTGGCCCGCGCGATGGACAAGCCCTGCGTCTGTGGTGTCGGACACGACCTGCTGCCCCACCTGAATGGGCTGGACGTCTCGATCACGATCTGTGGCTCCACAGGCCGCGTCTGGATCGCTTTGGACGTCCCAGTGATCGAAGGGGCAGGGTCACAGCGGAAGACGCTCCTCGACCTCGTAGCCGAGGATGCCTACCAACAGGTCAACCTGCTGGAGACCGACGAGAACACCCTGCCCCAGTATTGCGCGGTCAATGTCGGCATGCACGTAATGCTGGGCGTGGCCACGGATGACATCGTGCTCTGCATCGTCGGCGCACAGGCCCTGAACCGCTCGGTCCTGATCGACCTCAACCCGATGCAGATTTACAAGACCAAGGGGTTGCGGACGATCTTCTCCAGCACCGACCCGATGGAGCAGGCTTACCATCAGGTTCTGCTGCAACTTATTGCACAGGTGAAGTCGGGCACCCTCGACCCCACCACCATCCTCGTCGCCCGGGGGTCTGAGGATATTCTCGACGCCTTGGAGAAGGTCGGGTTCATCGTGGTCAAGGAAGCCAAGACCCTGAATGACCTGCTCTCGGGGCCGGCGACGATGAGCGAGGGCTTCATTGAAAACGTCATGGGGGGCGCTGCCACCGCTGACATCGTCCTCAACGCCCTGAAGAAGGCCGGGGTAGAACTCAAGGGTGCTGCCAGAGATATCCACCCTGAACATGTCTTGTTTACCCTGCTGGCCGATTGAGTTAGGCGTAGAGTAACGGAAAGGAAACGCACATGCCCTTGATCATAGGTATCGAACTCCATGAGGACTTCTACGTCGGGGACACGCGCTTCGAGCTGGAAGATATCATCCTGCCGAACCGGATGAAGGTCGTCCGCTGCGGCGACAAGAAGGTCTTCCACATTTCCGACGAGGAGGCTACGGAGATCCTGCCGGAGGTATTCCTGTCCTCGGGCAAGCCGCTGGCAGCCAAACGCGCCCGCTGCGCCATCGACGCCCCGACCGAGATCCGCATCATGCGGGGGGCTAACTACCGGGATAACAGCCATGTCTGATAACCGGCACGTCCTGATCTCTGTCGAAGCGGTGCAGCAGGCCAAGAAGCTTGGCTTCCTGACCGGCGCAAGAGCCCGACTGGAGCGCATGGCGCTACGCTCGGCGGTCATCACCCATCCGCAGGGCAACCGGCGATTTGGGAACTACCTGCTTCGTATCCGCGAGGGTACGCTGGAGGCCATCATGGAGTACGACCCGAAGACCAAGTCGGTCATTCGGTAAGCGTGCAATTTATTGCAACAGCCAAACTAACCACGGAGGGTTTCATGGCTAACTACACTGGCATCGCTTTCAACGGCACACTGGTTCTCGATCTTGGGGACCGCGCCGCCCACAACAAGATTTTCATCATGGGCGGGCCGTTCGACACCGGCATCAACACCGCAGACACGTGGAACATCAACCTCAAGGCCGAAGGCACCCGGGTCAAGTTCGACGCGGAACTGCCGATCCGTGACTTCGACGTCCCGAGTGACTACCCGTCGGTCAAGGCGATCCTTGAAGAGGCGATAGAGCAGGCGCTGGCCGGCAGGATACTCGTCGTCGGCTGCGCCGGGGGTATGGGTCGTACCGGGCTGTTCCTCGCCCTGTTGGCCAAGGCGGTCGGCATCCGCAACCCGGTCGCCTACGTCCGCGCCAACTACTACCGGCACGCCGTCGAGACGCCTGAGCAGCAGGCCTACGTTGATAGCTTCGATGTCGCTTGGGCACCGATGTTCATCCGCAGGACCTACTTGGCGCTGAACGCCGTCGCCCCACCGCTCACCCTCCGCGAGGCTCCGGTTCGGGTCGAGCCGGCCACCAACCCAAGCTTCTGGCAGACGATCGCCAACTGGTGGAACGCCAATATCGCCCGGTAGACCAAAGAAACATCTTGTTCCGAGGCCAGAAATCCCTAGACTAAAACTCTAGGGATTTTACTTTCAAGGAGTGAAAGAAATCATCATGGCCGTCAGCCCGCGTCACACGCTCGGATACCTCAGCATCCACCCGATCCGGCAATCGTTGGACGTCTCTGCTACCCCTCTGGCCACGGTCGGAGCGCAGGTCAAGGCGTACATGAACCAGCACAACAACAAGGATCTCGCCAATCCCGACGAAGCTGCGGTGACCTTTTACGGGTTCCAGCAGATGATCGCGGTCCTGTCGGCCAAGTTCGATCGCAACGAACCGTTGCCGGCCGATGATCTGGCGACGATGGATGCCTACCTTAACTGGACCCAGTCCGAGGCGATCCGCGCCGCGATGTACCTGTTGGTCATCGTCATCCGCGAGAGCCGCCATACCTTCACCAATGAAAGCAAGGACAATCTGATCGCCAAAGAGGTCGGCTTCCCGGTGGTCAAATGGCTGCGCCAATATGCGAGCGGGGAAAACTACTCGTCGCTCTGGACAGACCCACCACAGGCGACGCTCGGGCAACTGGCCACCGCGATCCGCCGCTTCTTCTACGAGCACAAGTTCTCCAGTGGCTATGGCGGGCCGAAGTGGGGAGCCGTGGCCGATTGCTTGGAGAGCTACGTCTACGGCCGCACCTCGCTGGAGATCATGCTCGACACCAACTGGACGCTAAGCCACAACAACGGGCCGATCTTCAACAAGGGCATGCTCTACAGCGGCTACTCCGGTTACCTGCTGAGCGTCCTCGACGTCCAGCGGGCCGGGATGATCCTTGAAGGCATCCTTGAGAGCCACGCGGTCACCCAGCAGGGAACCACCCCGAAGATGCGGGTTCTGACCGAGGAATTCGTGGAGCGCCATTCGGAATGCTTCGAGCGCCGCTACATCGACTGGTACGAGGTACAGGCGCTGGGCGCGGTGAACAACTGCGCTAGCTGGCAGAAGAAGCAGGTCGAGAAATACGGCCCCACCGCGAAGTCGGGGGAAGCGGAGAAGCTGGCCTACGAGCAAGCCAAAGCCAAGAAGGCCATGGCCGATCTGCTAGCCGCCAAGAAAGCCATGGACGAGGCCGAGTTCCTGCTTCACCATTATCAGGTGGACAACGACACCTTCGTCAAAAAGATCAACCGAGCTGATTAGCAAAGGAGTGCTACATGCCCGTCAATAAATCCCTCAATGATGTCATCTACGGCGACCGGGCCGACGTCCGTGCCAAGCAATACGTGAAACCGGTCGAAGGAGTACCCCTGTTGGACAGCGCGAACAAGAACATCAGCGGCGAGAGATGCTACAAGAGCCATCCGGCCCTGAGCATCGGCACTGGTACCCTGATCGGCGGCTCCTGCGGCTTCCCGGTGGCCAAGGAGGCGTTCGCCTTCATCGGCTTCGACTGGAACATGCACATCCCCGAATACGACTATGCCAACGACGAGGTCGCCGCGCACCGGCCGCACGTCATCCACCACAAGATCACCGACATGCAAGCGCCGGCGAATGCCACCGAGTTCAAGAAGCTGGTGCAATGGACGGCAGCGCAACTGCTGGCCGGCGAGACCATTCACTGCGGCTGCATCGGCGGGCACGGGCGCACCGGCACCTTCATCTGCGCCGTGGTCAAGGAAGCCCTCGGGATCGAGGACGCCATCAACTGGGTCCGCGAGAACTACTGCAAGAAGGCGGTGGAGAGCGGCGTGCAGGTCGAGTTCCTGAAGAAGCACTTCGGCATCCTCCCGGCCGCTGGCTACAAGACCGGCAACCTGCCCCCGACCGCGATCCATTTGGACTACGAGACGGGTAAGCCCCAGAAGAACTACAGCAGCGTCTGGGACGAGAGCCCCAAGACAAAGCCCAAGGCCAAGAAGAAGCTCCTGACCGAAACCACGTTCACGCCACTGGGCGGGCACGACATCTTCAAAGCCTGATCGGAGGCGGGAATGAAACTGGATCTCACCAAATTGAAGAAGGTCAACTTGAAGAAGTCGGCTGATCCCGTGCCTGAATTCAACCACGTAGTGTCGAACCACTTCTACGTTGGCCCGGGCATGGTCCCCAAAGAAACGCCGGCCAATGGCTACGTGAAGCACGGGCTCCACCACTGGGGTTCGTACACCCCGCTCATCTACAAGTCGGCGCTTCTGGCCGGCAATTGCGCAGGCGTGATCAAGGCGTGGGAGGAGGGGCCGAATGCGGCGCTCACAGGCGCAGACAAACCTACCCTCGACTACACTGCCGAGTGGACCCCCCAAGGGCTCCCAAAGTACAACTACAACACCTATGGGAACATCTCGCACGACGCCGCTGATCTGATCTTTGCCGAGAAGATGAAGACCATCATGATGGCAACCGGCATGCTGGAGAGCACCCTCACGCATGTCGCCAAGCTGAAAGGTGCCTACTTCGAGAAATGGTTCGGTAACTGGTGCGAGCTGTTCTTCGAGCCCAGCAAAGTTCCGCCGTTCCTCGTGGAGCTGGGGCAGTCACTGGCGATGTACAAGCAGATTTCCATCGACACATTCAAGGGCTTCGCGGTGTTCCTATCCTCGTCTGCCGACAAGAGCAACGGCACTGCCTTTCTTGCCCTCGTGGTCCACTGGCTGTCGAAGCAGGGGGTCATGACAACATGGGACCTGTACAATCTGATCAAGGCCTCGACGTGGCTGGACGCGGCCTCTTCGCTGCAGGTGGGCGTGGATATCGGCGGCGTTGACTTCACGCCGGTCCTGACCCCTCCTCCGTTTATCACCAGCGACGGCATCCACCCATCGGCTCTGGCCAACCCCTCGCCCAAGTGGCCGAATTCTTCGCTGCTCGGCAAGCAGTACATCTGCATGAACAAGGTCCCGACCGTTAGCTATGGCGGCTTGATCGTCGGTAACTTCGACATAACGCTGGAGAAGATCGTCGCCACCTACACGCCGCCGACCGAGATCGTACCGGCTGGCACCCTCCACCACAGCCCCAATCAAGAGATGCTGGACCAGATGCTGAGTGCGCCGTGGGGTGGCTTCGGAAAATCTGTAGGCGCGACCTTGATCCCGACTGCCCCCTATGATCCGCTATCTTATATGGAAACACCCTCTCCTACAGGTGATGAGATGACACCGTTAAGCATCGACAAACTCAAGGCGCAACTGGCCGAGAAGGCCAAGACCGCGACCATCGAACCCACGGCGGAACCCGTGACCGTTACCCTGAAGACGGCCTTCGAAAGCGTCAAGGATGTCAGCGAAGCCGGGGGAGCCCTGCCGGCAGTACCGCCGAAGCTGGCCCTCGCCAAGTTCATGTATCAAGAGACCAAGGGGACGCAGAACCCCTACTACGCCGTGGCGATCGGACCCGGCCTGAAGGTGGGAGCCCGGTGGTCACCGCATGCACTGGCGATCCGCTTCGAGGGACCAGACCTGCAGGGTGACGCCGCCAAGTGGCTGTCCATGGCCGGCATCGAAATGAAGACAGGCTACGCCTCCTGCCATATCGGCTTCGAGGGCGAGAACAACCTGTCACTGATGCAGCGGACCCTGCTCTCGATGATCGGGGCGACGATGTACAAATTCAATTCCCCGATCCCGAGTATCGAAAGGCTCAAGAAATGTTCTCAACCGAAATCCTTCGGGCTATAAAGGTCGGGCAGGTGGCGAACCTCGCCCCGCTGCTCCCCAAGGTCTCCAAAGAACTGGTCAAGGCCACGGTCGCTGACGTCATCGTCCAGAACGACGGGTCGTTCTTCGTCCGGTTCGCCAAGACTTATTTCGGCACGTACATGGGCGAAATGTCGGTCAGCGTGAACACGAAAGGAGAACAGAAATGGCTGCATCGCTAGGGGCCAAGAAGGTCAAGGAACCGAAGCCGGAGAAGTACAAGCCTCTCTACCAGCTCGGCACCGCCAACCTTTACCATCTGGCCGACATCACCGGCATGGCCATGCGCATCGACGGCCACCGGCTGGAGGGCGTTCCGGGTCAGAAAACCTTGGATATCAGGGGGTTCCCGATCAGCTACCAGCCCAAGCGCGTTGACGGCATCGTCGGTAAGGAATACGCAGCATTGGACATCCACATTGGTGGGGTCCTTCACCTATACTTGCTCGTGCTGGCATCTGATCATATCCGAAACTTTACCATCCTTTGGATATCCTCTGGAAACCCCACAGAGCCTCTACAGAGTGCTTTAAAGGATGGGGACGAACCGAAACCCCTTCCCGATTTTCTTCCCCTTTTTGACGGAAATACTAAGCAGGGATTTTGGAGTAATGATCGAAAACAGTGGGCAGAACTACCCGAAGCTGCTTATATGGACCTCCGCGAACGCGGCAACGTTGACAACAATCTTCGGAAGCTGCTTCAAGGATAAACCGTGGCTCAGCCACCAGTTCCTGACCTTTGATCCTTCCGAGCCTGTCCCAGTTCCACAACCGGGGCAGGTTCTTCTTGCGTGCGGCAGCAAGCCGATGAAGATGCTGCAATCGGAAGGACTGCTGCCGAAGAACCTCGGACTGCTGAAGCTGCGCGAGACCCCGTGGCCCATAGCAAGCGGGGGCCACATCTTCATCAGCTTCGACCCGAACTCCTGCGCCTCCGACGTCGGCAACAAACCGCTGATGCAATGGGACGTGCAACTTATTGCACGCTACATGGAGACCGGTTCGCTGCAGCCGAAGCTGGGCAAATACAAATGGGTCGAGAACTTCTCCGACCTGATCAACCGCGTCATGGTCAGCTTCATGAAGGAGGGCGCTGCTTCCGACGTGACCCTCGATCTGGAAACCATGGGGCTGTCGCCCTTCCATGAAGACAGGGACATCATCTCGATCGCCTTCACCGACCGCTCCGGTTTCGGGGAGGTGTTGTATCTGGGCGACAACTTCGACCCATGCCCGATCGAACAGCCTGATCATTTCAAGGTGATGGACGCCCACGGCAATCTCACGCAACTGCACACCGTCCTCGATCAGATCAAGTGGCTCTGCCAGACCGATCAGGTCAAGATGCGCGGCTCCAACCTCAAGTACGATAATCTGTGGATGTACGAGAAGTGGGGCTTCCGCGCGGAGAACTTCAAATTCGATAATGCCCTCGTCGGCTCGATGCTGGACGAGAACCGCTCGAACTCGCTGAACGTCCACACCAAGGTGATGGTCCCGGATCTCGGCGGCTACGACGATGAACTGAACAGCCTCCACGACAAGTCGCACATGGAGAACATCCCGCCCGAGGATCTGCTGCCGTACGCGGCCGGTGACGTTGATGCGGCGCACCGGGTGGCCGACCAACTGCGCGATGACCTGCTGAACCAACCGGCCTTGGCCCGGTTCTACATCACCATCCTGCACCCCGCCGCCCGTGCCTTCGAAATGATCGAACACCGTGGTATTCACATCGACACCGACGCCTACGCCAAACTGCACGACGAGCTGAACACGACGATCGCCGGGGCCGAGCAACGGTGTATCGAGCTGCTGCCCGGCAAACTCAGATACAAGTACAAGGACCGCATTGAGGATCAGCTTGCCCAAGGCAAGGACCCGATGCTGCCGTCGATCCTCAAGGACTTCTTCTTTTCGCCACAGGGCCTCGACCTGAAGCCGAAGATGCTGACCGGCAAGACCGAACAGCCGTCGATGGCGATGAGCCACCTGAAGCAGTTCATCATCGAAAGCCCGGAAGCGGCGACGATGGTCAAGTCGTTGCAGGAGATGGGATCGGCCAGCAAGACCCGCTCGACCTTCGTCATCGGCTTCCTCAAGCACCTGACCCCCGACAACAAGTTCCACCCGACCTACATGCTCTACAAGGGGGCGTATCAGGACGACGAGGGCGACGAGAGCGGCACGGTCACCGGGAGACTGTCGGCCAAGGACCCGGCATTCCAGACGGTGCCGAAAAAGACCATCTGGGCCAAGAAGATCCGCCGTTGCTTCATCGCCCCGCCCGGCTACGTGATGTTCAACATCGACTTCTCGCAAGGGGAGTTGCGCATCGTTGCCTGCGTCGCCAACGAGACGACGATGATCAATGCCTACGAGCAGGGCCTTGACCTGCACGCCGTTACCGGGGCCAAGCTGGCCGGCGTCGAGTTCAACGAGTTCCTGTCGTGGAAGGACCACCACGAAAAGGCCAAGGCACAGATGTTCGATGACCTGCGCGGCAAGGCCAAGCCGGCGAACTTCGGACTGCTCTACGGCATGGGCTGGCAGGGCTTCCAAGCGATGGCGTGGGCGCAGTACAACCTCGTGCTCTCCGACAAGGAAGCGATGCAGATCCGCGAGGCGTTCTTCCAGCTCTACCCGGGGCTGGTACATTACCACGACGAATACAAGAAGTTCGCCAAGATCCACCAGTACGTCGAGAGCCCGCTCGGCCGCATCCGCCACCTGCCGATGATCAAGTCTTGGGACCAAGAGGTCAGGGCACGGGCGGAGCGTCAGGCGATCAACTCGCCCATCCAATCCACGCTTTCCGACTTGATGCTCTGGTCAATCGCCCTGATCGAAGCTAACTTCCACCCCGACGATGTCCGGTCGATCGGGATGGTGCACGACGCGCTGGTAGGCTACATGCGGGAAGACAAGGTTCAGGAACTGATGCCACAGGTCATGGAACTGATGTCCACGCTCCCCGTCAAGGAGCTGGGCTGGAACCCACAACTGTCCTTCCCGGTCGATGCAGAATTCGGGCCGAACATGGCTGATATGTCTAAGTTTAAACTCGCGGCTTGAGAAAGGGCGCACCGTGACCAAAAAAGTGAGCAAGAAAGAGATCGACGCGGCGCTGCCGATAACCCGCGAGCTGGTGAAGAACGACGACGGCCGCAAGGGCTATTCGGTGTCGATCGCCATGCCCGAGATGGACACCCTGCTGAAGCTGGCAGGCTTCGAGGCCTCCTCGAATGCCAAGGAGACCGAGGACCAGTTCAAGAACTATTACATCGGCGGCTCGGCCGGCCAGCAGTATGCGATCATCAAACCGCCGTACAATCAGGACCAGCTCTGGCGCTTGACCACGGAGAACAACGCCCTGCTGCCGTGCATCGACGCCTACGTCACCAACATCGACGGCACCGGCTACACGCTGATGGCCGACGACGCCAAGCCGGATGACGCCGACAACGATCCTGAGCTGAAGGAACTGTGGGACTTCTTCGGAGAGGTCTGGCCGGGTGAGAGCTTCCAGCTCCTGCGCAAGAAGGTCCGCCGCGACCGCCACACCGTGGGCAACGGCTATTTCGAGATCATCCGCAACCTGATGTCGGAGATCACCTTCATGCGCCACGTCGATGCCAAGACCATGCGCATCGTGGCACTGGACGATCCGATCCCGGTCACCAAGACCTACAAGCGCTGGGGCGAAGACGTCCCCGTCACCTCCTATATCCGCGAACGGCGCTTTGCCCAGATCACCAACATGGGCGGGCAGGTCATCTACTTCCGTGAATTCGGGGCGACCCGCCACCTGAGCAAGACCACTGGCAAGTGGGAAGACGCGGCCAACCCCGTCGCCCTCTCTGACCGCGCCACAGAGATCATGCACTTCGTTGATATCCCTGACGCGACCTCGCCCTACGGCGTGCCGCGCTGGATCACCCAGCTCCCCTCGGTGCTCGGCTCCCGCAAGGCGGAAGAGTTCAACATGGACTTCTTCGACAATGGCGGTATTCCCCCGGCGCTGATCGTCCTGCAGGGCGGCACCCTCGCGGCCAAGACACGGCAGGCACTGGAGAGCATGATGTTCGTCAAGGCTGCCAAGAAGCAGCGCTTGATGGTCGTGGAGGCAGAACCAAATGGCGGGTCACTGGACAATCCCGGCAACGTCAGGGTCACGGTCGAGCGCTTCGGCACCGAACGCCAGAACGACAGCATGTTTGAGAAATACGACGACAAGTGCGAACAGCGCGTCCGTCGATCCTTCCGTCTACCGCCGATCTTCGTCGGTGCGTCCTCGGATTATAACTTCGCTACCGCCTACGCGTCCTACACGGTAGCCGAGGCACAGGTATTCCGCCCCGAACGAGAGGACTTTGACGAAGCAATTTCGATCAAGCTGATCCCGGCGCTGAAGAAGACCAAGCGGGTTTACTGCATGCGCAGCCTGCCTTTGCAAATTCAGGAAGCCTCTACGAAGATCGAAGGCGTGAAGATCGCCCGCGACACCGGCTTTGTCTCGCCAGCGACAGTAATTCAGTCCGTCAACGAGTTCGCCGGGCTGAACCTGAAGATCGAGGCGACCCAGACAATGCCACAGGTCGGGCAGGTGACAGAGGCTCCCGGCGAAGGCGGCAAGGCTCCGACCAAGGATCTCAACAGCCAGACGGGCCTTCCCAACGGCAAGGTACTGCCCAGCGGCTCGAAATAACCTACAGAGACATTTCACTGTCCCTATAATTCACACAGCGCGGTCCATGGAGATAACCATCGGGCCGCGTTTGCGTTTGCAACATATTGCACTGGCAACCCCCCTCTGCCATTCATCATCCATTCTGTGGTTGGTTCGAGAGGGAAACGGTGACCGACAACGCCATCTCCATCGCGATCAAGAAAGCAGACGAAGACCAGCGCTTGGTCTACGGGGAAGTTTACGCACCGGACAAACTCGACAGCCAGAATGATTTCATGACGGCCGAGACGATCCGCAAGATGGGCCACGAGTTCCTAGCGAACGCAAGGGTCCTGAACGTAGACACGAACCACGACCGGGTGCCGAACGGTTCAGTCGTAGTCGAGAGCTTCATCGCTCGTGACGGAGATCCAGACTTCATCCCCGGTTCTTGGGTGGTGGCAGTCTACGTCCCTTCAGACGACGTCTGGGCCATGGTCAAGTCTGGCGAGCTGAACGGCTTCTCTCTTGATGGCACCGGGGTACGCGTCGCAACCGAAGTCACTCTCATCCTGCCAGATGTCATGAAGGGTCGCACCTCCAAGCACGAAGACGACGATCACGATCACGAGTTCGTTGTTTGGTACGATGGAGACGGCAACCTGATTGGTGGAATGACTGATGCCGGTCCTGACGGTCACAAGCACGAAATCCTCCGGGGGACCGTGACTGAAAACTCCAACGGGCACAATCATCGGTTCTCTTACCTCGAAACAGTGGTGATGGTTTACGGCGATGACGACGATCAAGCTGACAGCAACTGAACTAGCAAACGCCCACACCAACATCGTTTCGATGGTCAAACGCGGTGCGAACCGCATTCCCTTTCGTTTCGTTAAAGAGGACAGCGAAGAAATGCTCGATCTTAACAAAATCGGCCAGTCGGCATTCGCCAAGGCCGAAGTCAAGAAACCCGGCGTTCTCGCCGTCATCGTCAACAAGTCGGCCGATCTTGCGGCCGTCAAGGAAACCCTGAAGGACACCGGCCTCTCCCTCGAAAAGGGTGAAGAGGGCGAAGACACCATCGTCTTCAAGCAGGACGGCATCAAGGAATTCGAAGTCGGTTTCCTCAAGCTCGATGACAACGTCGTCGTCGCTGTCTCCGGTCTCCAGAAATCCTTCTCGACCTACAACTGGTCGGATACGGACTTCTCCACGATCTTCGCACAGCAGAGCTTCTTCCCGACCCTGTATCAGGCAACGGAAGCCTTCCGCGATTGCGTCTACAACATCATGCAGAAGTCGGAAGACAAGGGCGCGATCTCGACCCTCGTCTCCAAGGCGCACAGCGATTTCGGCCAGCTCGTCAACACGCTGGTGGCCTCGATCCCGGAAGCCGCCGTCAAGGCTGACGAAGCCCTCCGCGCTTCCACCGCCGTCGTAGCACCTGCTGCTGCCGAGCCGGCGAAGAAGGAAGAGCCAAAGGCTGAAGAGCCAGCGGTCGAAAAGACCGAAGAAAAGAAGCCGGAAGAAACCGAGAAGGCCGAAGACAAGCCGGAAGGCGAAGACGAAGCCGTCAAGGAAGAAGCCGCTCCTGCAGTGGAAGCAGTGAAGTCCGAAGGCAACACCGAAGACCTCCTCGCCAAGCTGGGCGCGCTGATCACGACCACGGTCGCTAAGGCCATGGAACCGGTCACCGCCGCTAATGAAGCCCTGAAGGCGGACCTCTCGGCCCTTGCCTCCAAGGTCGAAGTTGAGACCCTGAAGACGGACAAGGTCCTGAAGGGCACCATCATCGCCAGCAGCCCGACTGATCGTACGGTCACCACCAAGAAATCTGAGCAAGCGGGGGTTCCTCCTCTGCTCGATACGGCCTTCAACCGCGCCTAAGCGGCGGAAGCCATCACTAAGACCAACCCTCGCAGCAAACAGATAAAGTAAGAGGAAAACATGGATAACGTATCCCTCCTTCAGAAAGCCGACCTGACGATCGCGGACCTGTCCTCGAACGGCGGTGTACTTCTCCCCGAACAGGGCGCAACCTTCATCCGCAAGCTGATCAAGCAGTCCACGCTGCTGCCACAGGTCCGCACGGTCGAGATGAATGCTCCGACCCGCAAGATCAACAAGATCCAGTTCGCTTCCCGCATTCTGCGCGCGGCTGTTTCTGCAACGGCTCCGGGCTCCAGCCAGCGCTCCAAGCCTTCGACCGAGCAGATCCAGCTCAACACCAAGGAAGTCATCGCTGTCGTCTACCTTCCGTACGACGTCATCGAAGACAACATCGAACGCGCTGTCTCGGCCAACAACGAAAATGCCAATGACGGCCCGGCTGCTTTCCGCCAGACGATCATCGAACTGATCGCTGAGCGTGCGGCATCCGACCTCGAAGAAGGTCTGTTGCTCGGTGACAGCACCTACGTCAACGGCGGCGACGCTGACGATCAGGCCTACATCCGCCTCTGGGAAGGCTACCTGAAGCGCGCAGCTACGGGCGGCAACGTCTTCGACGCCGGCAACTCCACCGTTGCCAAGGAACTCTTCAAGGGCGGCATGAAGGCTCTTCCGGTCCAGTACCAGAAGAACATCCCGCAGATGAAGCACTTCATCTCGCTCAACAACGAGATCGAGTACCGCGACACCCTCGCCAACCGTGGCACGGCCATGGGCGACAGCTACACGAGCGGCAACGCTCCGGCTTACGCCTACGCCTCCAAGGTTGAAGGCATCCAGTACATGCCGGGCGACAAGGGCCTCTACACCAACCCGCTGAACCTGATCTTCGGTATCCAGCGTCAGGTGTCGATGGAATTCGACAAGGACATCGAAGCACGCGTCTACAAGATCGTGCTCACCGCCCGCGTCGATTGCCAAGTCGAAGAAGACGATGCAGTCGTCTACTTCCAGAACATCGCAGCATAAGGTTTCGGCTCCCAGTGCCAAACCGAGGGGGAGAGCTTCGGCTTTCCCCTTTTTTCATCCTTCAATCAGTTTTAGAGGAGACGCCCGATGGCGACGATCAACCTTCCCAAGCTTGGCTCCTTCCATAGGGGCGACCTGCATTTAGTGCGCGGTCTTAACGCGAACATCTCCGCCTTCCTGATCAGCGACGACATGCTGGTCGATCCCCGCTTCGAGGTCGTCTTCGATCCCGGCGAGCGTGAAGCAGCCGCTGTCGCTGCCGACGTGGAAGGCGAGCTTGACGCCAACGGCGTTCCCAAGGACAAGCAGACCCGGCTGCGCTACATCATTGGCGCGATCGATGCGATCCCGGTAGACGCCGAGGACGCTTACACTTCGACTGGCAAACTCGACGCTCGGTATCTGACGTCGATGCTCGGATGGCAGGTATCCTCCACGGATCGCGACACCGCCGTCAAACTGCATTCCACCGAAGCGCTTGAGGGTATTCCTTACTCCGCACCGGAGAAGAAGGAAGAGACCCACGCAGAACCGGCCAAGGAAGACGCAGGAGACACGAAACTCGCTGCCGAGGACCTGACACCGCCGAAGGAACAACCCGCTCCTCAGAGCGCCCCCAAGGGCTCCCTGAAACTCTCCAGCAAAGCCAAGAAGGCGGCAGCCGTCAAGGACGCTACCACCGAAGGCGCGGAACAGGTCTAAACGTTCATGAAACTGATCCCTGCTACAGCCATCACGGAACATCTTGGAACTGACCTAAGCGATGCAGCGATGGCCGCCACTTCGGCTATCTCAATCGCGACTGCTGTGATCGAAGCCCGCCTCGATACCCTCTTCGACAAGGCGACGACCGTCGATACGTTTCTCGACGTAGCAGGAGGTGTGTGGCAGGGATCAGCCTTCTTCACCAAATTCAAACTGAGCCGAGGATTTATCCAAGGCAACGTGACGGGGTCGTTCGCTCCGACGCTCGCGGCCTTCGGGACCGACGAGGAAGTCACTGGACTGTCATTGGTCGTGGACGCCGAGGCTGGGGTCGTGACCGAGACAGCGGCGGACCTCCAGTTCCAATTCCTCCGACTGTCCTATCAAGCAGGTTTCGACGTCGAAGGGGCCGACCCCCTCCTCTACAAGCAGAGCCAAGTGCCGGCATGGCTGAAGGAGTGCTGCAAGCTCCTCGCCCTTGTCACCATGGAAAACGTCCCAGCACAGGAGAAGGCAGGCACGAAGCAGGACACCAAGATGCTGGCCAAGCAATGCGAAGCCATCCTCTCGCGCCGTGTCCGATATGCTCCGGGTGCCGTCCTAGCGATCTAAATGGATCTATCGCTTACCGTCAAATTCCGAGGTCGAGACTACAGGTCCCCCAAGCGGGGACTTGAGGCGTATAGGGCCTATGTCGAGGACGGCTACAACCAGACGGTCAAGCAGGTCAAGCCTGACATGGTGGCGCACCTGACCGAGGTGGTCGAGCTGCTGATCGCCAAGCATTCCGGGGGTTACCCGGGCGGCACCACGGCGACCACCCTGTCGCGGCGCAGCGGCCGCTCGATGGATGCCCTGCGCAAGGGGATCAAGGTCACCGGCAACCGGCTCGACACCATGCGCGCCACCCTGAACATCCCCTTCCCGCTGGCCTACCACGAATACGGCTACACCAAGAAAGCCGGGGGACGGCTGCTGACCATCCCGCTGCCGGGTGCCCTGTCCCCGAACGGCGTGCCACTGAAGCCCAACGCCCGGGCATGGAAGAACACCTTCGTCGCCACCAGCCGGGCCGGGAACCTGATCATCTTCCAGCGTCGTGGCAACCGGATCATTCCGCTGTACGTGCTGAAGGATACCGTCACCGTCAAGCCACGCCTCGGCGCAGGGGCCATGCTGCAGAGAGCCATCCCACGCTTCTCGGAGCGCATGGCTGACGAGATTGCCAGAGCGTTCAAATAGATTGCAACAAATTGCACGAGGGGCAGATGACCACGAAATCCAAACGCCAGATCATTCTGGAACAGCTCAAGTCCCTGTTCTGCGCGATCGACATCAACGAGGCGGCCGCCGATCCTTTTCCGTATAAGCCTAGCAAGGACGGCGTCGGCATCGGCCCGCTGTCGATGGTGGACTTCAACAAGCATTTCACCGTGGGGATCATCGCCGGGGACGAGGTCAAGAAAGACCTGTACCCGTTCAAGGACGTCACCCTGCCGATCACCATTGAATTCAAGGGCGTCAAGCAGAAGGCCGACCCGGAGCCGGCGATCTTCGCGGAGATGCTGCTGACCATCTGCCAGCGCACCTGCCTCTCCGACCTGACCCTCGGCCTCCCGGATCTGGTTTTCAACGTCAGTGAAGTGGGCAACGGGATCGACTTGGAGACCTTCGGAGACAAGGCCGTAGCCGGGACCTTGGACTTCATCGTGCAGTACCGGCACAGCGCGCACGATCCCCGTGCCTGATACAGGAGCATACCACATGGCAAAGACTAGCTTGAAAATTCCGGCAAAGACCGTGACAACCGACGCAGAGGCAACATCGGACGAGGCAGCCGTCTCCTCCTCCCAGACTGTGACTGAAGCCATCTCCTCCTCCCATGGCCTTCAGTTACCCACGTCCGGTGGTGCCTTCCAGATCAATGAAAATGGTGAACTCAGCAAGGCTGAATAACCAGAAACGGCTTCACGAAAGGATGCCCCAATGCCTGTAAAGATTGGATCGAAAAGCTTTAACGGTTCCGGCCGTGTTTTCGATGGCACCCTTGCTTCGATACTTCGAGGCATGGCCCAGCGAGACGCACTCATGATTGCGGCTGCGCTGGCAGACGTGACCGACACTTCGGGTGGCGCAGCAACTGGCACTCTTGCCAACGTTGCCGCTTTCACTCCGGCTGCCGTGTCAGGCGCCAATGCTGCTCAGAAGGCGGCACTGGAAGCAGCCTATGGGACAGTCCGTGACGCAATTAAGGAAATCGTCTCGCAGGTCAACGTGATCCGCGCGAAGGTTCCGGCGTTCTCGGCACTGACAGACAGCCTTGGTGGCACAGGCGCAAACGGCACCATCGACGCCGTAACCGTCGCCATCACGGGCGTGAGCACTTCCATGGCACAAGCAGCAGGGTCTAACGCCTATCTCGCAGCGCTCGCTGCCCGTACGGCACAGGCCGCCTACTTCGTCAACGAGCTTTGCTACGCTGCAGGCATCACGCCTCTGACCGACAGCACTGTCTCGGGCTCCAAGACCTACGGCACCACGTTCGCAGCCCTCCCGGCTGACACGGGTACGGCGGCTTCGGGAGCTGACGCTGGTGCCAACGCGATCGTACTGGCAACCGAAGCTACGGCTCGCCTGACCGTTCTGCGCGCTTCCATCGCCTCCATGGCGGCGAAGCTCAACGCAATGACGGCAGACGCCAACGCAACGCTGCCTCTCGTCGCAATCGCAGCCAAGTAATCGGCTCCCGGGGCAACGAGGCAATAGGAGACAACAATGGCAGTTCTGGTTAAAACTTCGGCAACGCTGCAGGTGGCTATGGAAACCACCTACGGCACGGCCGTCACCCCGGTATCGTCAGACAGCATCCTCTGCGAGGACCCTGACTTTTCCGTGGACCTGACCACTCTCGAACGTAACTTCGTCCGTGCATCGATCTCTCCGACCGCCATCATCAACGGTCGTAAGATTGCTCGCATGAAGTTCTCGCTCGAACTTCGCTCTAACGGCAAGAACACTGGCATCCTTGCAGACGCGCCGATCATCTCGCGCCTGTTCCGTGCCTGCGGCTTCGCCATCACGGCATCGGCAACACCGACCGCGAAGATCTTCCAAGTCGGTGACCACGCCAACCAAGCATCGTCCATGTTGGTATCGGCGGCTTCGGCTACCAACACCACGGCAATCATGTACGTGCTCAGGGTCATCACCCCCGGTGCTTCGGCCACGGCAACCGTTCAGGTGTTCTCCGACACGCCGGGCGAAGCAATGGCTGCGGCGATCTTCACCTCGGGCACCCCGAAGACCCTCGGCACCAAGGGCGCTACGGCGACCATCTCCTTCACTGGCTCGCTCGTCGCTGGTCAGGAATGGGTGGTCTTCGTGTTCCCGAAGGGCATCATGCTCAACCCGATCTCCTCGGCCTTCGAGAGCGTCACGCTCGTGATGAACAAGTCGGGCGTGCAGCACCAGATGCCGGGCGCAATCGGTACCTTCGACATCGAAGCTGAAGCTGGGCAGTACGCCAAGATCAACTTCGACTTCCAAGGGATCTACGTGGCCCCGACCGACGTCGCAGTGCCGACCAACCTGTCCTACGAACAGACGCTGCCGGCGATGGTCGAATTGGCGCAGCTTCGTATCGATGACTTCAATGCCATCGTCTCGAAGTACACGCTCGATATCGCCAACGACATCCAGCCGCGTCCTGACGTGTCGTCCGCCAACGGTTACATCGGTCTTCGACTGGTTGACCGCAAGCCGGAAGGCGGGATCGACCCTGAAGCCGATCTGGTCGCAAGCCATGACTTCTGGGGCAAGCTCTCGGCCGCCACCCGTATGCCATTCGTCATGCGCTGCGGTACGGTCGTCGGCAACATCGTCAACCTGATCCACCCGCAGGTACAGTATTCGGGCCTCACGTATCAGGATCGTAACAACATCCTGAACTACGATGCTGGCCTGCGTATCTCCTCGGCGGCAGGTGACGATGAGGTGCTCATCTTTTTTGGCTAAGGAAGACTACCAACATTTAACTGTTGACATTCTTTAACTAACCCTGCTAGAAAGCCCTCTTGGAAACAGGAGGGCTTTTCTTATGCCTAAAGCACATAACATTGCGGGAAAACGGTTCGGTCTTCTTACGGTCAGCAACGAACGAATAAACAGTAGCTGGAAAGTAAAGTGTGACTGCGGGAACGAGAAATGGGTCACGGCGACCGCTCTGGTAAAGGGGGCAACACAGTCCTGTGGGTGTACCCGGTATGCGATAGGAGGAAACACCTCTCACGGCATGACAGGTACGCGGGCATACGTTTCATGGAACTCAATGAAGGGCAGGTGCCTAAACCCAAACAACTCACGCTACGAGAGCCACGGAGAGCGCGGGATTACCGTCTGCCCGAAGTGGATGACGTTCGAAGGCTTCTACGAGGACATGGGGGACCGCCCCAAGGGCACCAGCCTTGAACGTAGGGACAACGACGGCAACTACACCAAGGGCAACTGCTATTGGGCCACGCCGACCGAACAGGCGTCCAATACCAGACAAGCCAAGCATATCACCCTGAACGGGGTCACTGACACCCAAGCCGGATGGGCAAGGCGGGCCGGGATAAAACCACAGTTGTTGACAAAAAGACTGAAAAGAGGATGGTCCCCAGAAGAAGCAATCTTTGGTAAATCAGGGCCATGACATGGCGTTCGAGACAAAAGTCTACGTTATTCAGAAATTCGATCGTCAGGGAAATCCCGGCGAGGTGATCGACGCGAAGCTGACATTGGCTGCCGCCCAAGAGATCGCCAAGGCTAACGCCCCCGCCAAGGTCATTGGCTTCTTCGCTGACAAGCGCCTCACCAAATCCCCCATGGTTCGCATCTGAAACCAGCGTCGCTGCAACATATTGCACTGACCGCCGACTTCGGCCAATCCTGACTATGCAAACACATAGCCAACGGCCAAGGAGGCAGATATGGCGATTAAAGCCCTCGTGCTCAGCACGGTTCTCACCCATGTTCTTTTCAACGATCCGAGCCGTAGGTCCGTGACCTCGCCGGTTGACCCGGACGACGCGTCCAAGGGCTCCAAGACCGACGTCGTCATCGACGCCGATGCCACGGTATTCTCCTACAAGCCGCTCGACGTCTTCCTGATGGGCTACATCTATGACCGCGCTTCGATCCTGTCGCAGTCTGGTGACGGCTCGACCGACATGAAGACCCGCCTCAACGAGACCAACATTGACGCCGTCCGCTTTGGCATCACCGCGATCAGCAACTTCTTCGAAGCCGATGGCGTGACACAGGTGCCGATCAAATTCGTCAAGCGCATGGTCAACGGCCGCGAATACGACGCCCTCCCCGACGAAGTGATCATCAAGCTCGACGCCGGATCGCTGGCGGAACTCGCGCATCAGATCAAGGAAGCCTCGACCCTGAAGAGGGAAGACGAAAAAAACTAAGACTGGGTGTAGCCGCCATTCGGCTTCTGCCGGATCGCGAATGCAGCAAGTGCACCCACCAAGTCAAATACGGATGCACCGCCAAGCTGGTGGTGAATGACGAAGGCGAGGCGGTTTGGACTAGCAAAGCCGCCCAGCCCCTCGCGGTCCAAGGAGAAGCGCATTGGGGATGCCCCCGGGCGACGATCCGAGAGAACCCCGAGGAATGGTCCCGCATCCTGTTCTTTTACGATTTGTTTAAGAAAGGCCACCTCCCAGACGAAGGATCGGTCGCCAGTCAATCAAATCAGATGATGGCCCTGCTCAGGGTGGTCGAGAACGAAAATCAGGACTGTGACGCGGAACTCGAACGTCGGGAACTCCGCAAACAAAAGGGACGGAAGCGGTAATGGCAACGCCACAGGAAATCCAGTTCATTCTGAAGATGCGCGACGAAGCTTCGCGTATCTTGCAACAGTTCAATCAGAACGCAGGACAGACTGGATCGGGCGTTGACCAGCTTGCCACCAAGTTTGACCGGCTCGCCAAATCCGCGCGGGATCTAACGATCGCGTTCGGAGGCGGTGCGCTGATCACCAAGGTCGGCGGCGACGTCATCAAGAGCTACGCCGACTACGAGACCCGGGCCACCAACATCCAGAAGGTCATCAACGCCTCCAAGGGCGAGATGGCCGCCTTCAACTCGACGCTGGACGCGACCGCCCGCAATCTCTCCGGTATCAACGCCGACGAACTACAGGATCTGTCGGCAACCGCCGTCCAGCTCGGTGTCCGTGGATCGCGGAGCATCCTGCAATTCGCCACCACCATGGCCAAGCTGAACGTCGCCACCAACGTCCACGGACAGGAGGGTGCCTCGCAGGTCGCCTCTATCCTGCAGTTGACCAACTCCGACATGTCCGAGGTCGGCAAGCTGGGCGACATCCTGACCGCCATGGGTAACAATCTCGGCGGCCTTCGAGGCGGGGAACAGTCGATCCTCGACAACGCCACGCTGTTGGCGCAGGCGACCTCCAAGTTCAAGCTCTCCTATCAGGACATTCTGGCAATCTCGGGTGCTGGTGCGAAGCTGCAGTTCAAGCCGGAACTGTTCGGCTCGGTCATCGGCCGTACCCTGAACCAGCTTGAGAACGCGGCGGTCAACAACACCAAGGCGATGCGCCACATGAACGAGGCAACTGGCGAAACCGCCGACGCCTTTGCTGCGCTGATCGACAAGGACCCGGCACAGGCGCTGGAGAAATTCCTGCAGTTGATGAAGGCCACTGCCGACAGCGGCGGATCGATGCAGCAATTCCTGCAGGAGTGGAACCTCTACGCCGAAGAAAACCAGCGCGTCCTTGGCACCCTGTCTCAGCAGAACCAAGCTCGCAAGTTGGCGCTCGATCTCATGAGGCAGCAGGTGGCGATCGGGAACCCGCAGGCCCGGGCGCTGCAGCAGGAGTACGATACGGTCAACGATACGCTGAACAACAACATCAAGAACTACCAAGACAGCCTGATGCTGCTGCAGAAGGATGTCGGTGAAGCCTTCTCGCCTATCGCCAAGGGTGGCCTGAAACTGGCATCAGCGGCCATGGACGCATTCTCGGAAACGCTCCGTGACCTGTCTCCAACCTCACGCACCGTCGCCGTATCCATCGCAGGCATTGCTGCCGCTGCCATCCCGCTGGCGGCCACCATTCGACTGGTCGGGGCCGCCTTCAGCTTTGGCCTCCCGGTGATCGCCCGCTCCGCCACCTTCCTCACCAGCACGTGGGCCGTCCTGTCCCGAGGCTTCGTCGGCTTCATCGGGGCCAGCCGCACGGCCGTTACGGTGCTGGGGTCGCTGGAAGGGTCGTTGTTCTCGGCCGGCGCGGCCGCATCCATCCTCACCACCCGTCTCGGCCCAGTCGTCGCCACCTTGGCGAAGATCGGTGGAGCTTACGCGGCCATTGCCGGGGCGATGCGGCTGGTCGAGGGGGCCAAGGGCAACGAGAAGAAATACACGACCGGCTTCGGCGTGCAGGACCTGATCGAGCACGGCGGTGACAAACTCAACAGCATGTGGAAGGGTTACGACAACGCTGCCTCCATGCAGTTCGAAGAAGCCATGAAGAACGAAGAGGCCCGCAAGAAGAAGATGGCGCAGGTCCAGCGCCTCGTGGACGACAGCAACGTCGGCGGCTTCGACCTCAATGAAGGCAAGAAATTCACGGTGCCGCTGCGCCTGATCGAAGAGCAGCAGAACAACATCGAGAAGCTGGACACGTGGACCAAGCAGAAGGACCAGATCAACGAGTACCGCGTCGCCCTCGACCAGCTCGCCAAGATCTCCTCCAAGCAGGAAGCCGGCCGTGGATCTGCGGTTGACAGCAAGGAACAGCAGCGGCTTGAAACCTTGTTCTCCGTCGCCAAGCGACTGGCTGACCCCTACGAGCGCCGGGTCTATGACCTTGAACGCGAGCAGGCACTGACCGGCGCGGTGACCAAGGAGCAGAAGAACCAGCTTGAGATCAACGACGCCATCCTCGACATCAAGGAAACGAAGGGGCGCATTGACGACGAAGAGGCCAAGCGCCTGACTGCTGTCCTGCAGAAGACGCAGGCGATCCGGGCTGCCGCTGAAGCTGCTAATCAGGACTACACGCTGACCAAGCAGATGGAAGCCGCCCGCCAGCGCTCCAGCCTCGGCCAGCAGCAGGTTCAGATCGAACAGGCCATCGCTGACCTGATCAAGGAACAGGGTATCAGCCTCGAAGACCAGCTCAGCCTGCGTCAGAAGATGACGGATGTCGCCAACCTCGAAGCGTTCAACCAGCTTGCCGACACCGCTGACCCGGTGACCGCAGCCATCCGAAGCTGGGTTGACAATACCCGCCGCCTCAAGGACGCCTACGACACCGGGCTGATCCCCTCGGCCGAGAAGTATGCGCAGATGCAGCAGAACCTCGACCGCCAGACGCTGTCCTCGCGAGACCCCTTCGGTGCCCGGCTCAAGACGATGCGCGAAGAGCTGCAGGTCGCCCAGTTCATTGGCCAACAGGCCGACATCGAAACGGACATCCAGAGCGACCTCAACGCGCTGAAGGACCAGAACGTCGCGGTCTCCAAGGAACAGGAGCAGGCGCTCCGCGACTACATCACTTCCATGTACCAGTTGAAGGTGGCGCAGGAAGCGTCGCTGCAGGCTTGGGCCAACGGTCTGGGAACGTGGCAGGAACAGCTCGGCCACCTGCAGATGTCCACCGCCGACGCGGTATCGGATGGTCTCGTGGACGGCTTCATGGATGGCGACTGGAAATCGGCCGCCGCTGGCATGCTCAAGTCGATCGCCAAGACCTACCTGAAGAACGGCATCGACAGCTTCATGGCCGGGATCATCACCAAGACCGGTGTCGGGGACAACGGCGGCAAGGACGCATTCGCCAATGCGAAGAAGGCGGCCGGCCAGTTCGGCACGCTTGGCCAGAATGCCCTGAACGCCAACGTCGCCTACGTCAACACCACCTCCGTCGTCCTGCAAGGCCCCGGCATTGCAAACATCACAGGCGCAGCCCCACTCGGAGCCGTGACCAGAGGCGGCGCTCTCAAGGATCTGAAAGGCGACATCGTCTCGGAAGTCCTCAACGCTGGCAGCGGGGAAGGCAGCCTCCGGGGCGTCGGGAACTTTTCCAAGGCGGGTATCCAGAACGTCGATCCCCGGCTCACGGCCATCCTCTCGGAAGCAGCCAAGCGTTCTGGCATGCAGGTCGAGGCTTACTCCGGCTACCGCGCAGGAGACCCACGCTTCCACGGTCAGGGCCTCGCCACCGACGTTCGTATCCTCGATCAGGCGGGTAAGCCAATCGGCGGGACCAACGGCAACTACCAGAACCCAGCCACCTTCCGCCAATACGAACTCTACGCCCAGAATGCCAAGGTCGCCCAGCAGCAGATGTACCCTGAACTTAACCAGCAGTTCCGCTGGGGTGGGTACTTCGGTGGCACACGCGGTACTTATGGCGCGATGGACCAGATGCACTTCGACCTCGGTGGATCGAGGAGTGCTGGCATGGCTGGCGGTAGCTGGCAGAACGGCTTGAACTGGGGACAGAAGGCCAACTTCCCGGGTGCCCAGTCGATGGGGATCGGGCAGCTACAGGGGTCTCTCAACAGCCTGAAGACACAGTTCCTCGGAGCCTCGACGGCCGCCACCTCGGCCGGTGCCAATGTCAGCAGCTTCGGTCAGAACGTTCAGCAGACGGGACCGGCCGCCCAGACCGCAGGCAACAACGTCCAGCAGATGAACACCAAGCTGAACTCCACGACCCCAACGGTCGCTGGCTTCGGCGGCGCGGTGTCCACCTCGGGCTCAGCCGCTGCAGGGGCCACACAGGGCTTCGCTGGCTTGGGTCAGGGGCTTGGCGGGCTGTTCTCCTCGATCGGTGGATCACTCGGCGGTGGAGCCGGCGCAGGGCTCGGCATCTTCGGCCAGCTCCTCGGCTTCATGTTCCACCACAATGGCGGCATGGCCGGGCACGGCACTCCGGGCCTCAGCTTTGGTGGGTCGTGGCGCTCTGCCCCGAAGTTCCACACGGGCGGTGGCAACAACATGGGCAACGACGAATACCGCGCCGTCCTCAAGCAGGGCGAACGGGTACTGACCGCCGATGACGACAAGCGCACGGCCAAGCTGCTCAAGGGCCGCTCGGGCGGTTCGTCCACGGTCGGTGGTGTCAACGTCGGTGGCGTCAACGTCACGGTCAACGCCGGGCCTTCCACGGGAGACAAGTCGCGTGACGATGAGCACGCCAAGAACATGGGCAAGCAAGTGGGCAACGCCGTCGATCAGCACATGACCGAGTGGGTCCTTAACCAGATGCGCCCGGGTGGGCTCTTCTCTACAGCGGCTAAGAGGTAACGATGGCAACGAACACCCTCACCTTCCCCAACGACGTCTACGTCTCCTTCGGCTCTGGCGCTCAGCGTCAGGCCAAGGTCCTCAAGGCACAGTTTTCCAGCAACTACGTCCAGCGGGCCGGCGATGGCGTCAACAACGTCAACCAGAGCTATTCGCTGACCGTCTCTACCCTGACCCGCGCAGAGAGCAAGTATCTGGACGACTTCTTCCGCGAACGCGCCGGCTGGCAGTCGTTCTGGTTCACCGTGCCGGGCGAGATCGATCCCCGCATGTGGACCTGCGAGAAGTGGGAAGTGAAACACATTGCAGACCAGCACGACGACTTCACCGCCACCTTCAATGAGGTCTTTACCCCGTGACCGTAACCAACGCCAAAGTACAACGCGCCTCGCAGAAGCTCGAACCGGGCGCACTGGTCGAACTCTTCATTGTCGATCTAAACCCGATCGGCACCAACCAAGTATGGAACTTCTGCCCTTCTGGTTCGGCCGATTTCGGTGGGGTGCACTTCACCTTTGCCGACGTGCAGGCAGACGGTTTCGAATGGTCAGGGCAGGGGCCACTCCCCCAGCCCATAATCAAACTGGCGAACGCCACCCGTTTCGTCTCGGGCATAGCCGCCCAGTACGACGATCTTATCGGGGCGAAGCTGACCCGCATCAAGACCTACGCCCAGTTTCTGGACGACGGCGCAGAGACGGACGGCGCGGCGATGTTCGCCCCGGAGATCTACACCTTCGAGCAGAAGACCAAGCACACCAAGTTCCAAGTCGAGTGGAAGCTGGCGGCCGCGATGGATCAGCAGGGTATTCAGCTCCCGGCCCGCACCGTCATCCGCGACTTCTGCCTGTGGCGCTACCGTAACTGGACAGGCACCGCCTTCGACTACACCGGGGTCCAGTGCCCCTATACCGGCGCACGCGGCTCGTTTGACGAGAAGGGTGTCCCGACAACCAATGACCACGATACGCCATCCCGGCGCTTCGACACATGCTGCAAAAAGAGGTTCGGACCCAATGCTAGCTATCCCTTCGGTGGTTTCCCCGGCGCTGCTCGCATGCGCGCATGACATCGGCCTGAACAACACGCACCCGATGGCGGTGCATGCTTGGAAGGCTTACGCCCTAGAGAAGTTCCCGGAAGAGGCGTGCGGCTTCTTCCTGAAGGGAAACCGTTTCCTGCCGGTCGAGAACCAAGCACCGGCCGACCAACGGCATTCGTCCTTCAGCTTCGACATCCGCGATTACGCGGCCTACGAGGACGACATCGAAGGCTTTGTCCACAGCCACACGTCGGGACCGGAGACGAACACTGATGGCACGCTGGTCAAGGCGGACGGTTCCCCGACCAAGGAAGACATGGCATCGCAGATCGCCAGCGGCTGGCCGTTCGGTATCTCCGTCGTAGACGAGACCACTTGCGGCAACCCGGTCTGGTGGGGCGACAGCCTGCCCATTCGCCCGCTGATTGGCCGGGGCTTCCTGCACGGCATCAACGACTGCTACAGCCTCGTGCGCGACTGGCACCGCCTGCAGGGCATCCACTTCGATGACGTCCCCCGCGACCTCGCATGGTGGAAAGAGACCAACGAACAGGGTGAGGCCAAGGTTGATCTCTACATGGACCTGTTCGAAAGCCGTGGGTTCAAGCGCGTTCACCGCGACTACCCGCAGATGGGCGACTGCTTCATCGTCAAGTTCCATTCGCCGCTGGTCAGGAACCACGCAGGCGTCTTCATCAGCGACGACGAATTCGCCCACCATGCCGGCGATCAGCTCTCCAAGCGCCAGCTCGGCAGCATCTGGCAGAACCGCATCGATTTCCTTGTCCGCCACCAAGATCTCCCGGAGGTAGAATAATGCTTAGGACTGTGCGCCTCTACGGCCTCGCCAAGAAGAAATACGGAGCGTCGTTCCTGCTGGAGGTTGCCTCCCTCGGGGAAGCCGTCCGCGCCCTATCCGTGCAACTGGAAGGTTTCCGGGAATTCCTTGAGAAGCACAATTTCCATGTCGTCTGGGGCAAGGACCGGACGCAGGGGCTGGTGCTCGGGCAGGACGACGTCCACCTGATGCTCGGCAAGAAGGGCGACATCCACATCATGCCCATCCTGAAGGGCAACAAGAAGGGCGGCCTGATCAAGATCATCGCCGGGGTATTCCTGCTCGCCACGGCCTTCTTCGTGCCAATGGCTCTCGGCGGGGCTACGACCATGGCCTCGACCTTTGGGTTGGGCGGCATGACCTACGGCAACCTCGCGGTTCTTGGCCTCGGGTTGATCGCGGCCGGTGTCTCGCAGATGCTGACCAGCAACAAGAAGGCTGACGACAAGAAGGACGACAGCTTCATGATCGACGGCCAGTTGAACGTGACCGAACAGGGCGGCGGCGTCCCCGTCCCCTACGGCCGGATTATGGTCGGCTCCGTCCTGATGTCTGCCGGCATGTCTACCGTCGATATCGCCATCCCCAACCAGTCGAGCAAGTGAGCCCACGATGCACGTTCACGCACCAGACATGCCACAGTTCATCATCAACGGCCGCAAGGGCGGTGGCGGGAAAAGCGGGTCAGGAGGGGACAGCGGCAAGGAGAGCGCCAACACTCTTCGGTCGAAGGCCACGGTTCGCCTGCTCGACATGCTGGGCGAGGGCGTCATCAAGGGTCTCGTCAACGGCGCGAAGTCTATCTACCTGAACGAGACGCCGCTGGTCTCGGCCTCTGGCGACTATAACTTCAAGGGCGTCAACTGGGACTTCAGGGCCGGTTACCCCGACCAGTCGGTGATGCCGGGAGCCTCCGGCGTCGAAGCCATCACCAACGTCGGTGCCGAAGTCAAGTACGGCGTGCCACTGACCCGGTCGCTGACCGACCCCGACTATGACGCCACCGTCGTCACCATTCGTATCCCGACGCTGTCGAAATCCGACGACAAGGGCAACATCAACGGCACGACGGTGCAGTTCCAGATCGACATCCGCTATGTAGGCGGGCCGTGGTCGGTGTCCTCGGGGGTCGTTACCCTCACCGGCAAGTGCGTCTCCCCGTACGACAAGCAGTTCTATTTCAAGCTGCCCGTGAACCCCTCGGGTGCCAGCGCGCCGTGGGAAATCCGGGTCACGCGCTTCACCGCCGACAGCGGCGAGATCAAGCTGCAGAACCAGACCTACTTCTCGTCGTTCGAGGGGATCGTCGAAGCCAAGTTCACCTACCCGAACACCGCCTATATCGGCATGGTGATCGACGGCGAACAGTTCAACCAGCAGATCCCGGAGCGCAAGTACCTGATCGACGGCGTCATCATCAGGGTGCCGACGAACTACACCACCCGCCTCTACGACGTGAACGGCAACATCAGTCGCAACCCCGTCTACACGGGGGTATGGAACGGCACGTTCAAGCTGGAGTGGACCAACAACCCGGCGTGGGTCTTCTATGACATGATCGTCAACGATCGCTACGGGCTCGGCAACTACGTGGACATCTCGCAGGTAGACAAGTGGGGCCTCTACGAGATCGCCAAGTATTGCGACGAGTACGTCCCCAACGGCGTCGGCGGCAGCGAACCGCGCATGACCTTCAACGGTGTCATCTCCACCAAGCGCGAAGCCTACGATACTCTCGCTTCCATGGCCTCGTGCTTCCGTGGCATGAGCTACTGGTCATCCGGGGCCATCATCGCCACGCAAGACCGCCCGAAGGACCCCTCGGTGCTGGCCAACCCGGCGAACGTCATCGACGGCACCTTCGAGCGCCAGAGCACGTCGCTGAAGAGCCGGCACACGGTGGCCTTCGCCAAGTTCCTCAACCCCGACGACTTCTACAAGGAAGACTACGCCTGCTACCAGAATGAGCAGGGGATCGCCAAATACGGCTACCGCGACACCAAGTTCGAAGCGGTCGGCTGCACCTCGCGAGGTCAGGCCCATCGCATGGCCAAGTGGACGGTGCTGACCGAACTGTTTGAGACCGACAGCATAAACTATCAGGCCGGCCTCGATCATGCCGGGGTACGGCCGGGGGACATCGTTGCCATTCAGGACCCGTCACAAGCCGGTGTCGAACAGAGTGGCCGCTGCTCTGGCGACCCGCAGGAATTCCTGAACAACGGGCACTTCGCCAAGGGGCTGACCGGCTGGACCATAACCGCTCCGGCAGGCACGACCGCCACGGTCACCAGCGGCGCACTCAACCTCACCGGCAATGGCACGGCGACTGTTGCCGCTGATCAGTCCTTCAAGACCGTCATCGGCCAGACCTACATACTGCGGTTTGGCGTCACCAACGGCGCTGGGTGCGGCGTGCGTATCGGGGTAACCCAAGGGGGCACCACCCTCCACAATACGTCATATGCAGCGACGTACACCGAGGTGCAATTTGTTGCAACGGCGACGACGACGTGGCTACGGCTATGGCGCTCGGCGGCGGGCACGGTGATCGTTGACTACGCCTCGATCAAGAAGCTGGCGAGCACCAAGTCGATCATCCAGATAGACGAGCCGATCACCTACGAACCGGGCAACCTCTACTGGCTTTATGTTACCCTGCCGGATGGCACGGTAGCGGAGAGCAACGTGGTCATCGACACCTACGGCGACCCAGTATCGGCTATCACGGTCAGCCCCGCCTTTGCCGTGGCCCCAGACGAACAAAGCACGTGGGTGCTGTCCCGCTCGGATCTTGTGCCGGAACTCGGGCGCGTCATCACCATCAAGGAAAGCGAGCCCAACAAGTACGACATCATGACCCTGCAGTACGAACCGTCGAAGTTCGCGGCCGTGGACGTCGATGCCCAGTTCTCGCTGATCGATACCTCGCAGATCCCGTCTGGACCTCTCGGCGTCCCCACGGCTCCGTTGTTCAACGAATACGCCTATGCCCTCGGCCAGACCGGCACCATCATGGGCCTTGACTGGGCGGTCACCGCGCCGAAGGACCCTCGTATCGGCCAGTTCGAATGGCAGTACCAGACCCGCGACGCGGCCGGCACGCTTAACGCTTGGCAGGTGGCCGGGTACACTTATGACCCGATCATCACAATTCAGGATCTGCCGGGCGGCACCTACAATTTCCGGGTTCGATCGGTCGGAGCCTTTGGCTCTGGCGTGTCAGGGTGGCTCGTCTCGACCAACGTGTTGTTGCTAGGATTGCAGTCTCCACCGGCAACCCCGGACCAGTTCCGCATCTCGGTGCTCGGGGAACAGAGCCAGTTCTCGTGGCGTATCCCCAACATCCTCAATGTCAGCCACGTCGAAATCCGCCACACCCCGAACGTCGCCACCCCCGAGTGGAACGGCTCGGTCATTCTCGTGGAGCACGCCACCGGCACCGGCATCCAGCTTCCGACCATGGCCGGCACCTTCCTGATCCGATCAGTGTCGTTTGTCGGGACCTACTCGGACGGCGTCGCCATGGTGATCAACACGGTCACCGCCGCCGCCCGCAACGCCGTGGTCGATCTGATCGAAGCCCCCACTTTCTCTGGAGCCAAGGGCAATTCACAGGTGGTGCTGGGCGACTTGCAATTGACGCCCTTTGGCGGGGCTTTCCCGGGGGTTGGCGTTTATAGTTTCGCGACGGTCGTGGACCTTGGGGATGAATACACGTCCCGCCTGACGGCATCCATCGAAGTCTTCGGCCTCGACAGCCGCGACACGATCGACAAGTGGGCGTCGCTGTCCACGGTGGACGCGCTCTCGACGGCTTCCTCCGACGCGTGGAACTTCGCCCTCGAATATGCCACGACACTGGACAGTCCGACTGCCGTTGTAACTCGCACTTCGACCGGAACCTACTTCGACGCCGATGGCATCCTGAAGACGGCGGCCGCTAACGCCCCGCGCTACAACTTCAACCCTGCCGACCTGCTGGCCGCACCAGTGCTGTTGGATGAGCAGGCCAAGACGAACTACATGCTCTGGTCAAGGGATTTCACCAATGCTTTCTGGACTAAGCAATCGACAACGGCGACCTTTGCCGTAGGAACGCGCAAGAGCGTTGACGGCGTCACCAACATGATGGAAATCACCGAAAGTTCGACAACCAATGCCAGCAAAGCACTCTATGCGGCCAACATCTCACGGGTATCCAACATCGCGAGCTGTTTCTCTTGCGTCATCGACCCCGAAGGTCGAAAGCTGTTTCAGCTTTTTATATGGGACGAAATCTTATCCAACCAAGTCGCGGCCAACTTTGACTTGACCGACCCTAACAACCCTACCGTCACGTTCAAGACAGCGCTGGGTACCGCTACTAACGGGCAATGCGGCGTCCAGAAACTAGGTAACGGCCTATTCCGTTGTTGGGTTAGCGGCACTCCGTCCCCCGGAGGCGCGGCCAACAATACCCGCGTCGGGGTTTTCCCTTGCGCCGTAGCCAACGCACAGGCTTACGCCGGGACGGTCGGCTTGCTTGCTTGCCGCCTCTCTGACTACCAGCTTGAGACAGGGCTTACTCCAACGTCGATCATTCCGACCACCACGGCAACGGTAACCCGGGCGGCCGAACTAATCACGTCCCAGCCGACGTGGTCTGAATGGGTGCCGTTCATCACCCGCGACGTTAATTTCAGGGCGATCAAGTTCCGCGCCAAGCTGATCTCGTACGACCCTGCGGTTACGCCCGTGCTCCGTACCCTCAACGTCACCGTTGACATGCCTGACCGCATCATAGCAGGAAATGACCTAGTGGTTCCCACAGGCGGGCTTACCGTCGTCTTCGACCCACCGTTTAAGGGCCTCACGGGTCTCTCGATGGCAAGCCAAGACATGGCCACCGGGGACCGTGCGGCGATCACGGCGAAGTCGGAGAACGGCTTCACCATCCGTTATTATAACAGTGTCGGGACGGCAATCAGCCGCACCTTCGACTACACGGCGGTCGGCTACGGAGTGAAGAGATGAGCCAGTACGATTTCAGCACTATCAACCCCACCACGACAACCGGCACCGCGCTGGCCGCTATCATTGGCAGCTTCAGGACGGCGCTTGCTACGACGCACTCGGGGACCGCGCGACCCAGTTACATCCAGACCGGCCAGACGTGGCTGGACACGGCTGCGGCGCAGTGGTTGATGAAAAGCTACGACGGGGCAGCCGACTTGCTGCTCGGCACCGTCGATCCGACCACGCACAAGTGGATACCGGATCTGACCAACCACCGGCCAGAGACGACGGTCGCCTCGGCCACGACCACCGACATCATGGCGACCACTACCGAGCATGTGATAATTTCGGGGACTACCGCGATCTCGTCCTTCGGCACTCGGGCAAACGCCGTCAAGTACGTGCGCTTCTCCGGGTCTCTGACGATCACCAATGGTGCGAACATCGTCACCGGCTCGGGCTCCAACCTCGCGGTTGTTGCCGGGCAGACGATCATTGTCGTCACGGATAATGCTGGCGTCGCCTACGTCTTCGCGGCACCGGTATCGGCCGGCGACCCGTCACAGGTCGCTTGGTTCGCCCGTAGCACGCCTCCGACTGGCTGGCTGAAGTGCAACGGCGCAGCCATCAGCCGAACCACCTACGCGGCCCTGTACACACAGGTAGGAACGACCTACGGCGTCGGGGACGGTAGCACGACCTTCAACGTTCCTGATCTGCGTGGCGAGTTCATTCGCGGCTGGGACGACGCGCGTGGCGTGGATGCATCCCGTGTCTTCGGGTCACTGCAGGCCCATCTGTTCGCCAGCCACAACCACGGCGTTTCAGACCCGACGCATGCCCACTCGGTCTATGACCCCGGTCACGCCCACAACTATACCCGTTATTTGGTTGACGGTAACAGAAACGGTTCGCTCGACGGTAACCCCGGTTACGGTAAAGACATTACCGCAGGTACAGCCGCTGCGGGTACGGGTATCGGCATCTACGGGGCTGGAACCGGCATCTCGATCGCCGCTGCCGGTGGCGCGGAAACCCGCCCGCGTAACGTCGCCCTCCTCGCCTGCATTCGCTATTAAGAGGCCATCATGAGCAAGCTCGTCTATAACGTGGACCCTACCTACAAGTTCTTCATCGGCTTCGGCTATGCAGACCCTGACCCTCTGGAGAACCCCGCTGAACTGGACGAAGGTGTGTGGCTCCTGCCGAGCAACGCCACCTTCATCGCGCCTCCCGACGAGTACCCCGGTAATCTGCGGGTGTTTGACTTCGCCCTGCAGCGCTGGGGGTACATTAAGCCTGAAGATTTGGGTATGGAGCCAGAGCCTGAACCACTAGGCCCAAGCGCCTCTGACGTCGATGTCGAGCGCGACAAACGGATCAGCATCGGCGTCGTCTTCGGCGGCAAGATATTCCAGTCAGCACCTGCCAACCGCGAGGACATCGCCGGAGCCGCGACACTCGCCTTGGCCGCGATTATGGCTGGGGCGGAAGAGGGCAACCTGCGTTGGGCCGATCCTGACGAAGACTTTGAATGGATCGCTGCCGACAACTCCAAGCTGGCCATGGACGCCCATATGATGTTCGCGTTTGGAAAGACCGCCTTGGCATGGAAGAAAGCCCACATCTTCGCAGCCCGGACCTTGAAAGACGCCGACCCAATTCCAGAAGATTATCAAGACGACAGCCACTGGCCGCCCCTCACCCTCGTGGAGATAATCCCGGAGGAGTAGCGGCTCCAGCGCTAGACCGCCCGAGTTGACAGCAGGCCGCCCTCCTCCGATACCAATTGCAACATATTGCACGGGGGCGGCCCATGGCACCGAAGCTCATCAAAAATGCCAAGACGACTTGGAAGAAGTCGATAACGCTCCGGTTCATCGAACTCAGCATGGTCTTCACGATCCTCGACGGTGCTCAAGCCGTGCTCCCGTTCATGGGCGACTACATCCCGATCGACCAACGCTGGCTCCTCCTCGGCGCAAGCCTGTCGGGCAGCTTGGCTTATCTCGGCCGCTTCATTCAACAGAAATTCGGAGACGACGATGCCAGTGAATAAGATCACGTCGAGCAAGCGCGGGATCGCTGCCGTTGCGGCCGCCGCGCTGTTTGCCCTCACCAGCGGCTGGGCCACGCTGATGCACGACCATCCAACCCCCGCCAAGGTGCACGAACTGGTGGCCAAGGGCTACATCCCTCCGGCCGTCCGCTTGGCTGTGGACAAGCTGATCAAACCGTGGGAGGGCTTCTCCAACAAGGCCTACCTCGACATTGTCAAGGTTCCGACGATCTGCTACGGGGCGACCAGTGGCGTCAAGATGGGCGACTACGCCACCGACAAGGAATGTGAGGACCGCCTGATCAACGAGGTGATCCACGACTACTATCTGCCGCTGGTCGATGGCGTGGCTGACTTCGTGCTCGCCCCTGACAGCGTCCAAGCCGCCGCCACCTCCGGGGCCTACAACTTCGGGCTCTTCGCCATGAAGAAATCCACGGCGGCCCGGTGGATCGTCACCCACAACTACCGGCAGGCATGCGAAGCCCAGACTGCCTTCAACAAGGCAGGCAAGAAGATCGTTCGTGGACTGGTCGTGCGCCGAGAGATGGGTGACGCCCAGCGCATGGGCGAAGCCGAACTCTGTGTCTCAGGATTATAGCTATGAGCATCATTCTCTCCAAGGTCCTCCGCTGCTTCACCCCCGGCCGCCTTTCCTTCATGTGCCCGGGATGCAACGAACGCCACATAGTCAACATCGACACCGGCCCCGGCCCGCGCTGGGACTATAATCAGCAGCCGGCTAGCCCGACCTTCTTCCCGTCTATCCTCGTGACATGGAACGAACCCAGCGACGTCGAGGGCGAGTTTGACGACGAGAGCAAGGACAAGAAGCATATCTGCCACTCCTACGTCACCGAGGGTCGGATCAAGTTCCTGTCCGACTGCACTCATGCACTGGCCGGCCAAGACGTGCCGCTGCCCGAATGGGAGGAATGAATGGCCTTCCTGCTGCCGCTGCTCAAGATCATCTGGTCGATCGCCAAGATCCAGATCCCGCTGCCACTGGGACTGATCGTGGCTGCCGTAGCTGCGTGGTACGGTCTCGGCTGGTGGGATACGACGTCGGCTGTGAAGAAGGCCGTCGAGGCCCGCGTCCACGAAATGGTGACTGGGGCTGAGAAGGAGAAACTGCAGGCCCAGCTAGCCGAAAGCCAGAGGCAGGCGGCCCGCTTCAAGGCGGCCAGCGACGACTACAAGGCCAAGATGGACCGCGCCCAGCAGGCAACCGCCACGCTGGAGAAGGCCAGAGCCCAAGAGGACCAAGACGATGCAGAAACTGCGCGACTTATTGCAGAACTTGAGGAGCGCGCCAAGTCCGCTGCTCGGGCTCATCCTGACTGCCCTGTTGATGTTATCGATACTGATATTTTTAGGAAGCTGCACAACAACCGATAGCCAGTATTTCGCCAACAAGAAGGCTGCGGCCGAGGCCAGCGCCCGGGAGGACAGCCTGAAGCAGATGGATCAGGTGATCGATCTCTACAAGGCGCAGCCGGTCAAGCCAGACTGGTGCCAGTACCGGGTGCAATCGGACGTGAAATCCACAGACCCGAACGGCGTCGTCATCACCAAACTTGACGGTGCATTGACAAAAGCCAACAACCGCATCGTCGCCTGTTGGCAATGGGACCAAGACACGAAGAAGTCTTGATATTTAAAGTGTTTAGACCTATAACGAGCTGGGAGGAGCCTCACGGATGTGGGGCTTTTTCTCGTCTTGGCTCCTAAGCCCCGGATCACGTTACCGGCCAGCCCCTCATCCACTCAGCATTTTGTCAATGACAATAATCTCAAGCCGTATCACAACGGTCGAGTGGACAGCATCTATTCGGCCAGAACAAGTGGATAACAATCGTGGTCACCCTTATGGAAATGCTTCAGCTCACGCTGGCAGGAGCCGCAGGTGGACTTCTACGGTCGCTCTACTACCGGGCCGACTGGAAGGAGTTCGTCATTAACGTGGTTTCCGGGGCGCTCGTTGCCAGATACTTGGGGCCGGAAGGCCCTGAACTTCTACGGTGGGTTATTGGAAATGTCGTCAATGCCGAGGCCTTGAAAGGTAAGCTCGAACTCTCCGGTTTCCTGTTGGGGGCAGGTGGGGTCGCTGTCGTAGGATGGTTTTACGATTTGATTGAGAGCCGGATTAAGAAGGGACCCAGCAATGACGATCAGGGCATCGTTTAACTACGCGACACAGCGGTTTGTGGAGTACACGGGACTTGTTCTCCTGATTGCTGTGGCGTTGGCATTCTCCAACACCTTCGGATCGGCGGCTTTCACCACGGCCGGCGAAACCCTGCAGGAATGGGTCATGCCAACATTGGAGGCGCGAGCGGTCGAGATCACCGACCCCGCGACCGGCAAGACCACCGTGGCCAACTATCCAGCCTTCCAGATCCTCGACCAGCAGTGGGTCGGCAAAGACCTGCTGCTGCTGTCAGGGACCCTGTGCAAGGCGCATGACTACGACTTCCAGTCTATGAAGGTGGCCTTCGGCACTCCCGATGGCATGATGGACCCAGCCCGTCTGGAGATGTTGACACCGATCAAGTCTGGACGAACGACAGGCTGCCAAGTTTGGCGAAACTGGTTGCTCGTAGGGGCTGGCGAGACCCCTCTCTCGTCTTGGTTCGTGGAGATTACGCACATGCCGAAGCACAAGCTGTGGCCCGTCCGACAAACTATCGGCCCCTTCAAACTCCCTGATCGAAGTCTCCTCAAGGCGGGCTGAGCCCGTCAGGCACAAACCCAAATGATGCGGCCCTGAGACCTTGTACTCGGGGCCTTTCCTTTCTAAGATGGATCATACCACTAGAGATAAAGGAGTTATCCGTGGCGAACAAACTTCAGAATGCCGTCAAGGGCCGCGTCCCGCTCATTGCCTGCACCACCCGCGACGTCACCAACCTCCCCGAAACGCTGGCCCATTTCTTCCCGGGCAAGAAGATCGAGAAGTGGGCAGGCCCGGCCGCGCCGATCACCAAGGATACCCTGTATTACGTCGTCGGCGGCGGGTTCAGCGACCCGGAAGGTGCCGCCCTTCTTCGCACCAAGTTCCTCGACCCGAAGAACTCGTGCTCGCTGCTGATCGTCAATCCTCCCGCGCAGCACAATGACGACCTGACCCTGTCGGCGGGAATGATCCCGGTGCCGCAGGAAATGATGGCCAACATGCTGAAGCCGATTGCCAAGAGCCCGGAGCTGCTGAAGAGCGCCCTCAACTGCCTCGGCGGTCTGAGTTTGAAGGAGGCCAACGACATCGCCCGCTATTCGATGGCGGTCTACGGCTCGCTGACCCCTGCCGGCCTCGCCCAGAGCCGCAACGAGCTGTTCAAGCCCCAGAAGGGCCTGTACCCCGTCCTGACCGACCAACCGCTCTACACGCCCGCCCCTGCCCTCAAGGATTGGGTCGATCGCGAGAAGAAGTTCTTCCTGACCGAGACCGACACCCGGCTGGTGCCGAGGGGCCTGATGCTGGACGGGGAACCGGGAACCGGCAAGTCAGAGGCGGCGAAATACATTGCCCGCCAGTTCGAGGTGCCGCTGTACCGACTGGACCTCGCCACCACACAGGACAAATACGTCGGCAACTCGGCCAAGTTCCTGCAGCAGAACCTCGACACCCTCGACCAGCAGGAACCGTGCGTCGTGCTGATTGACGAGGTCGAGAAGGTGATCAACACCGGTTCATCCAACTACTCGCAGGAACTGATCTCGGTGCTGCTGTGGTGGATGCAGACCCACACGACCAAGGTGCTGACGATTTGCACCACCAACGACATCAGCGCCATCCCCAAGGAGTTCTACCGGCCGGGCCGACTGGACGAGGTGATGCGGATCAACGCGCTGCCGCCGAAGGAAGCAACGACCTTCCTGAAGCAGGTGCTGGCCCAGTACGGCCACGGCGACAATGAGATGATGTACGCCAAGATCTATGATCTGGTGATCACCGAGAAGCACGGAAACCACACCACGCCGGCCGTGATCGAGGCCGAGGTGAAGAAGGCCGTCAAGCAGCTTGGGGCAGCGAAACCAAAGCTCGTTTTCAAGAAAAAACCCTAGAAACGGGGTGGTAAACCACTAGACTGATAACTGGGAATTGACAGGAAAAAGGAGTTTCACATGTCAAAGCTTCCATTCATGGTAAAAGGCACAGGCGGGCATTTCGACTACATCGGCATCGCGGCCAAGGGCAATACCGTCCTGTCGCTGAAAATCGCCGGTCTAGGGTTCACCTCAAACAACCTGCACGCCAATCTGCGGGTCCGGGCAGCCTACGTCTCCGACGACTTCATCAAGCGCGTCACCGGCAACGAGGTAACGGAGAAGCCGACCAACCCGGGTGACCTGTTCCCCGGCGCGTGGGCGCAGACCGACGACACCCGGTCCAGCTTCCACAAGGATCTGGGACTGCACATCGACCCGTCGATCAACGACGATGGCGAACTGGTCGGGCTCGACCCGATCGAGCTGGCCCAGAAGATCTGGGACGAAGGCATCCTTGCCCATGTCACCCTGCCGGACGACGCCTTCGGGCTGACGACGCTGGACGACTTCAAGCAACACATCGCGGCGATGCTCTACCCGGCCACCTTGGCGGTCTGGACAGGGCTGTGCGCGCAGAAATACCAAGACGGTGGCAAGGTGTCAGGTGGAAACCCCGCAGGGCAGGGCGTGGCAGCAGCCACGGCTGGTTACGAACCGTCGCTCGGGGATCTGGCTGACGAGATTGGCGTCACGGGTGAAGACGATGACGACAGCCCTGACGAGGACGTCGCAGAAGACGAGTTCGCGGACCATGATCTCGAAGACGACGAAGATGACGCCGATAGTGGCGAAGAAGACACAGCCGAGGACGATGATACCAACGTTACTAAATTCCCCGGCTAGTAACCTGTGGATTACCCCGTAAGGGCCTTCCCCTCTGCCTCTTAACCGGGGTAGAGGGTTTTTATTGGCTCACTCATAATCACAAGGGTTTTCCTTCCATGCCCAGCAATATCTTCTCCTTGGCCGTCACCGAGACGGGCGGCGACGCAACGGCTGCCATCCTGCTTCTGCGGATCGTGCACTGGTCGAAATACGCGCGCATCAAATTCGGGGACCACGTCTGGGTCGTCAAACAGGCGATCGACTGGATGGAGGATACGGGCCTCACCCGCAAGCAATACAACCGCTCGATTGCCCACCTGCGCAAGATCGGGGCCGTGGTCACCGAGAGCCATTTATTCAAGAATGCCAGCCACACCTACGCCCGGCTGACGGCCGAATTCAAGGCCAAGATTGACGGTCTAGGGGCTACCCCGGATACCCCTTCGGAGCACTCGCCAGTACAGCCCTCGGGGGACAATCCTTATAGTACACTAGAGACTACACTAGAATTAACACTAGATAAGGCTCACCCGAAGACGGGTTCGCAGAACCCCCTACCCCCATCACCCGAAGTCCTTTCGGGAGAGGGAAAAAATTCAGAGGACCAACACATGCCCAAGTTCCTCCATTCGGTCGAAGACGTCATCTCTGGCAAGCTCAACCCTAAGAAGGGGGCGAACAACACCACCACGCTCAACAAGGCCATTGCCGAATGGCGGGATCGCTGTGCCGAGAAGACCGGCGAGTTCCAGCCGAACTTCAGCGGCAAGCAGGTCGGGCAGATGAAGATGTTTGTCCACGGCACCAAGGACCCGAAGTTCAAACCGGTCGAGCGGATCAAGGACGTGGTCACCGACTGGGTCGGCTTCACCGAGAAGGTCCGGGATCTGTTCCCGCACGTCAGCAAGGTTCCGTCGCAGCCGACCTTCGCGTTCTTCTTCGAGCACCGCCACGTCGCCTATCACTTCACCAAGACCACCGGGGTGACCACCGAGGTCGTCAAGACCGACGACGGCGTGCCAGCCGCGCTGAAGGGTCTGAAGGTGTTCAAGGGGGACTGAGCCATGAAGTCCGTTCTCGACCCAGTCATCCACGAGCGGCTGATCAAGGGGATCGAAGGCTATGCCCTCGACGCCAACATCCCGCCGTCGATGATCATGTATTCCAGTGCAACATATTGCACGGATCAAGAGGCGTTGTGGCTGAGCCGCTACAAGTTCATCGCGCCTGACGAAAATGGTCTGATCCTCGTGGGATCGGGCGACCCGACGATGGAGATGATGGCGATGGCCGGGATGCTGACCCGCAACTTCATCCGCGCCCGGTTCTACACGCTGCAGCAATTGCTCGACCACGACGCCGACGAAGACCTGTTCGACATCACCTGCCTGTTCATCGCCAACTTCTACAACCACACTGCCCACGGAGACGTGATCCAGAACTGGAAGCTGCCGGCGATCTACGACATCCTCGTCCGCCGCGCTGCCAAGGGCAAGAAGACCGTGGTGCAGGTCAGCAACATCGACAAGTTCCGCACGGCCTACGGCGCGGCGATCGCCAATCACGTCCAAGCCACCTACTCCGCGCTCGAAATGAAGGGTAACTGACCAATGGCGACGATGGGTCACCAATTTCTGGCGGCATGTCTCGAAGGCGGGAGCACGTACGAGTTCCTGAACCACGGCGACATCACCCACCTGTTCAAGATCAACGAGCTGCCGGCCTATGCCTTCGTCAAGGAGCACGTCAAGAAGTACGGCAAGATCCCGACCATCGGCACGGTCGAGCTGCACACCAAGGAAGAACTGCCGATCGCCCCGGAGGCCCCGGGCTACTACTACGACGAGCTGCTGAAGCGCTTCACCCAGCAGGCGCTCAACCTGACCTTCCAAGAGGCCAACAAGTACCTGCAGGTCGGCGGCAACCTCGACCCGCACAAGGCGCTGGAGATCGTCACCGAGAAGGTGATGGAGCTGACCACCCACAAGTTCGGCAAGCAGATCGTGGACTTCCGCGAGGCCTACGAGATGGTCTGGGGCGACTACGTCCAGCAGATGACCGGCGACGACAGCCACCGGCTATTCACCGGCTGGCCGTTCCTTGACGACATGTCAGGCGGACTGGCCAAGGGCGACATGCTCAGCTTCGTCGGCCGACCGGCGATGGGCAAGACGTGGCAGCTCCTGTACCTGATGATGCACGGCTGGAAGGACACGCTGGACGAGGACGGCAAGATCCTGCAACAGGGCCAGTCCCGGCTGCTGTTCTCGATGGAGATGAAGCCGCTGCCGATTGCCCAACGCCTGACGTCTATGCTGCTGTCGATGCCCTACTCCGACCTCGACAAGGCCACCCTGTCGAGCAGCGGCCAGAAGAAGCTGAAGGAGGGCCTGACCGAGATCAAGATGGCTGGAGCGCCGTTCTGGATCGTGGACGGTAATCTCGCGGCGACCGTCGATGACATGTGGATGATCGCCCGCCAGCTCAAGCCGGATGCCATCGGCATTGACGGGGCCTACCTCGCCAAGCATCCGACCATCAAGGACCGTTACCAGCGCGTGGCCGAGAACGCCGACCTGATGAAATCGCAACTGGCCGAGATCGCTCCGACCGTGGCGACATGGCAGTTCGCCCGCGACAAGAACAAGGGCGGCAAGAAGGGCGAACCGCAGAAGAAGGATCTGGAGGACATCGGGTACTCCGACGCCATCGGGCAGGTGTCCTCGCTGGTCTGCGGCATCATGCAGAAGGATAGCGTCGAGACCGTCGTCCAACGCGTCATCGACATCCTCAAGGGCCGCAAGGGCGAAACCGGGCAGTTCACCACCAACTGGAATTTTAATTCGATGGACTTCAGCCAGTACGAAGAGCCGACCGTAGAAGAGCTGAACTTTTTGTGATGGCCAAAATACTGACGACAAAACACGCCTACAAGGACCTCTAAACCCTTGTTTTGAAGCCCATTCCAGATATACTTTTTGAAGATCAATACGGAGATTGACACATGGCTTTCATCATCAAGTCTACCCCCAAAGGCGTGATCGCGCCGGAGAAACAGGCCCAGATCGTTGACCCGAAGGTGCTGGACAAAACCGTCCTGCACAAGGCTATCGACAAGTACCACGACGCCCTCGCCGCCAACGAGGCGATCAAGGCCCAGATCAAGGAACTGACCTTGAAGCAGGTCGATCTGGCCCCGCTCGAAGCCGACCTGATGTCACTGGTGCCGGTTCACTATCCCGACGAGGTGGCGATCAAGGACAAGGAATTCTTTGTCGAGAGCAAGAAGAACAAGCTGAAGCTCGGCAAGGTCGGGATCAAGCGCACCATCATCGACATGCTCTACATCTTCGGCAAGATGAAGAAGGACGCCTTCCTCGGGGCCTGCGCCTTCCCGCTGACTGCCGTGGACAATTACCTGACACCGGAGGAAAAGGCGCTGTGCCTCTCCGTCGAGGAAACCAAGCGCAACATCACGTTGGCCGGCGTAGCGGAGAAGGCAAAGAAGTGACTGACCTCGATCTCGATTTTCGACGCCGCGTCGTGCAATATGTTGCATTGAACGTCCCCGACCGCGTCCGGGTTCTGACCCTCAACCGGCCCGGCCCGGCCGACGTCAAGTCACAGTTGGACCCCGACGTGACGCTGACCGTGACACCCCGTGAATACAACACGGAGTTCGATGACTACATCACCATGTCCAACCTCGGCAACGCCATCATGGCCACGGTGCTCAAGGCGATCGGCTCCAATCTAGCCATCTCCAACAGCAAGGTCGAGATCATCGTCGGCATCAGCCACGACATGTCGTATTCCCCGATCAGCAAACTCCTGACCTTCCGTCTCGGCGTCACCGGTTACTCGAAGAAGGTCACCGTCGCCGGGGCCATGTCGTCGGAAGAGGAGGCATGAATGCGCATCCCCGAGATCCGCGCCGAGCTGCGCGCTCTGGCCTACGACCTGCGCTGCCAGCGGCTGTTTGAACTGGCCGACGAACTGGAACGTCGCTCTCCGAAGGAACGCACCCGTGCCAAGTCGGTGCCGATGACGGAAGAGCTGCGGAAACAGATCCGCACCTTCAAGAAGCAGAACCCGGGGGCATCGCAGGTCGAGATCGCCAAGTTCTTCAACGTCAATCCGGGCCGGGTGTCCGAGACACTGGCGGGGTTCCGTCCCTGATGGCCCTTTCCATTTACGTTGACGGGGCTGTCACCAAAGAAGGCAGCGGCGGATGGGCCTACGTCGTAGTCGAGGACGGCAAACAGATCCGCGCCGCCTCTGGGCAGGAAGACGGGGCCACCAACAACACCATGGAGCTGATGGGGCCGATCATGGCCCTGACCGATATCATGGACATTGACGAACCGCTGACCATCATCAGTGACAGCCAGTACGTCGTCCAAGGCATCTCCGACTACATCTATGCGTGGAAGTCAAACGGCTGGATGACGTCGAACGGCACACAGGTGAAGAACAAGGAGCACTGGAAGCGGCTCTGGGAACTGAAGCAGGGCCTCGGCGTCGAGGTCACTTTCGAATGGGTCAAGGGCCATGCCGGAAACCAGTTCAACGAAATTGCCGACAAGCTGGCCCAAGCCCAATCGCGGGGGTCTGAAGTCGAGTTCAAATGGACCCACACGCATATTAAGTCTGGGGGAAAGTATCGCATGCTTCGGGACACGGGTGTCTATATCGAAGCAAGCATGGTGCCGGCTGCTCTCTACGAGGGCGAAGACGGCGTCTGGTGGGTGAGGCCCAAGGACGAGTTCTACGACGGCAGATTTTTAAAGAAGCCAAAGGTAAAGAAAGAGAAGGTGCCAGCATGAGAGAACGTGCCGCGATGGCGCTGTTTGCGATATTCAGCAATATCATTTTCATCTGCATGCTGGTCATCGTGAACAACTGGTTCGGAGCAGTCCCGTGGATCGCGATTGGCCCATGCGTACTTCTCGCCGGGGTCTTGACCGTCGCCGTCTACGAAGGGATCTTCTACGTTTCGGACAAGTCATGAAGAAATCAGATGTCATGGAATTCCTTGACGCTCTTGGAGCCAAGGTCCCGAAGAGCCAAGGCCGCGCTAAATGGGTAGTTTCTAATTGTCCTTTACAGGCATGGGAACACAAGGACGGAAAGTCAGGGGACGACGTCTTTGGTGTGCGACTGGAGCAGGGGGACCCCTTCTGCAACTGCTTCGCATGCGGCTACCACGGTTCAGGCGCGGACCTCGTTCTGAAGATGCGCAACTTCAACGCTGGCGAACCGCACGGCGAATACGATTTCAAGAAGGCCATGGAACTGTGCGTCAAGGCCGACGACGAAGTGGTGTTCGATTTCGAGCCGATCGATTACGAAGAGGCGCTGCTGGCCAACAAGAACGACGTGACGATCTTCGACAAGTGGTGGGTCGAGACCTTCCCGTTGGCCATCCACTCGCCAGCGGCGATGAAGTACCTGACCGTGGAGCGAGGCATCGAGCCCGCCGTGATCGAGTATCTGGAGCTGCGCTACGACCCGCACCAGAACCGCGTCTGCTGCCCGCTGCGCAACACCAAGGAACAGTACATCGGGCTGCACGGCCGCGCCATGTCAGACGACATCGATCCGCGCTACCGGATGTACCTGTACAAGGGCAAGAACAATCCACAATACTGGCTCGGGGAGAACTGGGTCGATACCGATCGCCCGGTGGTGATTGTCGAAGGCTACTTCGATCTGGCTGCCACCCTGCCGGTCTACGACAACGTCACCAGTCCGCTCTTCGCCAATCCGTCGATCGAAAAGCTGATGCGGATGGCCCACGTTTCCGAGTTCATCACCTTCTTCGACCACGGCACGGGCGGCGACAAAGGCCGCGAACGGATCGACAAGGTTTTCGGCAAGACCCACGTCATCACCCACGTCGTCCCACCACCGCACCGCAAGGACCCCGGGGCCTGTAATTTCGGTGAAATAGCCTCTGTATTGGCCCCGCACATACCGATTTGACCTTGTCGAGAAGTCCTCGCCGTGCCAATCTCGACATCGATCCATGAGGATCATTGGCACACATCGGGAAACATTGGAGCACGAAAATGGCATTGAGCTTTCTCAAGAAGGCTGCTGAAGCTAAGGGCGCAGTAGTCGAAGAACAGGCCCCGAAGAAGACAGGGCTGTCGTCGCTGAACAAGAACGCGGCGTCTTCCACCGCTCACACACAAGCCAAGTCCTCCGATGACGAACCCGCTCCGCAGAAATCCGCTGGCGGCGGCATGGGCTTCCTGAAGAAGGGGGCCGACGCACAGGCCATGTTCAAGCAGGAACAGGCGAAGATCGAAGCCAACAAGGAAAAACAGGGCAAGATGTTCGACTTCCGCATGAAGGAAGGCGAGGAACGTCGCATCACTTTCCTCGACGGTGACATCGGCCCGGACGGCATTCTCAACATCACCATGTACCACGAGCATAACCTGCAGATGGCCGGGGGCTACGATCAGTACGTCTGCACCGCCGAGGTCGATACCTCGCAGCCGTGCCCGCTCTGCGCCATCAGCAACAAGCGCTACCTCGTCGGGCTGATGACGGTGATCGACCACACGCCCTACACCATCAAGTCGGGGGCCAAGGCCGGCAACACCGTGCAGAACCAGAAGAAGCTGTTCAAGTGCAAGCAGGGGACGATCAAGATCCTGTCGAAGATCGCCTCGAAGAAGGGTGGCCTGACCGGCTGGACCTTCGACGCCTCGCGCTCTGGCGGCGACAAGACCCCGGCAGTCGGTGACAACTTCATCCCCGACCTGCAGTGGGAAAGCCGGGGCGCATTCGCCAAGGAGCAGAGCCTCAAGCCTGACGAAGTGCAGCCGGCCGACTACAATGCCGAGATCGTCTACAAGTCGCCGGAAGAACTGATCGACCTTGGCATCGGCAAGAACTTCACCGGGGTCGGCACCAAGCACAACGGCAACGTCGATACCGGCAACCTGAAGAACCAGCTCTAAGCCCTCACCCGTCCTGAAACACGCCTCTCGTCTGAACAACGGGAGGCGTTGCTATCTGAAAGGCACTGCATGTCCACGGGTATCGCCAAATACATGATGACCGAGCAGCCCATCGAAACCGGGTGCATGGCCAAATACCCCTACAGCTATGCCTTGGAACGCAAGTTCCGTTTCATCACCCGCTTCGATGACATGATCAACCTGTACAAGAAGGATGACGAGTTCATCTATCTGCCACGCGGCGTCTGCCCGATAGGCGAGACTGACACCCGGGTTGATGGGCAGGACGTCCACTTCCCGAAGAAGCCGCAGCCCCGGCCGCATCAGGGCAAGATGTTCAAGGACGTCGAGGAGTTCATCAGCCAGAAGCTCTCCGGTGTCGCGGTCGCCTATACCGGCTTCGGCAAGACCCTGCTGGGGTTCCTCGCCGCCTATACGCTGCAGAAGAAGACGCTGGTCATTACCACCAAGGAAGACATCTACGAGCAATGGATCAAGGGCGCGCACGAATTCCTCGGCGTCCCCAAGTGGCGGATCGGCAATATCCGGGGCGACAAGTGCGAAGTGATCGACACCGACTTCTGCGTGGCGCTGGTGCAATCGCTGTGCAAGGAAGGCAAGTACCCCGACTGGATCGTGGACAACTTCGGGCTGGTGATCTTTGACGAGTGCCAGCGGATGCCGGCCGACTACTTCCAGAACGTCGTCACCATGTTCCCGGCCAAGGTTCGCCTCGCCCTGTCCGCCACCCCCGACCGCAAGGACGGCAAGGAGGTGATGATCTACACCAATGTCGGGCCGATCCGTGCCACCGCCGACGCCGAGCTGATGGTGCCGAAAGTGCTGCGCTACCAGACGGCATGGGACTGTCCTGCGCGGTGGACATTCGATGAAGGGACTGGACAGAAAGTCCTGAAGAAGATACCCCATACGGCAGGGAAAACCGCTCACATCGAAACCTTTCTGATGAACGATCCGATCCGCACGAGGCAGATCGTGGAGTGCATCAATCAGGCCTATGAAGCCAAACGATGCCACGTGATTTTCTCCAATCGGCTGGAACACCTCGACCTGATGCTTGATGCTTGCAACAAATTGCACGGCATCCCGTACAAGATGATGGGGGTCTACAAGTCGGCATCGACCAAGGAAGAGAAGGCGGAGCGCGAGAGGGTCAAGGTCAAGCCGATCATCTTCACGACCTACGCCATGATGAATGAGGGGACCTCCATCGACTGGCTCGATACGTGCACCTTCGCCATGCCGCGCTCCGACGTGCGACAGGCGACCGGCCGTATCCGCCGCGAGTGGGAGGGCAAGAAGTTTCCCGTAGTCTTCGATTTCATGGACCTCGATAGTCCAGTCTTCTTCGGCTACGCGAATAAGCGTCGCGATTGGTACAAGTCCATCGGCGCTGAAGTAGTGGAAATGGCTTAATCAAATAAGGAGTGAACGATGGCCATCACCTTTCATAAATCCGCGAAAGAAGTCGCGGCTGCCAAGAAGGAAGTAGTCGAGGAAGCACCGGTCGCCAAGGCCGAAGCCCCCTCGAAGACCAAGCTTTCTGGCGGTAAAACCGTTGGCAAGGCTGCCTCGACCAAGGCGACCACCGCCAAGGCCACCGGCACGGTGCAGAAGGAAACGGTTGACAACAAGACCGGCGAGATCGTCTCGCAGTCGGAAGAGACCGTCGAAGTCGATAGCGGCAAGATCGTCAACCCGACTGCCCAGACGCAGAACCCGGTCGCGTGGTATTCCGGGGGCTTCACCAAGAACCTCGGCAACTTCAATTCGACCCGCGTCAACATCGGCCTGTCGCTGCCGATCGAGCCGGCCGAGATCGATGAGGCCTACGGCTTCCTGAAGGACTGGGTCGATACCCGGCTGCAGGAATGCTACCTCGAAACCGAAGCAGAATAAGGAGGGCTTCGGCCCTTCTCCACCGTCCCCGAAAATTAAGGAATAAGCTATGTCAGACATTCTGAACCGACCCGGGCGCGTCTATGTGTCCCGCGATGTGTTGCAGGACAACCCCGACGAGGTCCGTGAAATCCTCGGCCAGATCCTGATCACCGACGCCCGCGCTCGCATGATCCAGAACGACATCGAATACTCTGGCTACTCCGAGCAGTTCGAAGAGCAGGAAGACCACAACAACATTCCGGTCTACGACATCAACATCACGCAGGACGACGACGGCAACATGTCCGTCGAATTTGTGAAGGACGAATAGCTCAATGGCGAAGCTGGTCTTCAAGCCTGCAAACGGCGGCGGCGAAACCGACGCTCTCCTAAAATCCTTTCAGAAGGAGTACGGCGCAGAAATCGTTGCCGATCACAAGAAGACCATCCCGTCCGTTGAGCGTATTCCGACCGGCATCCTTGCCTTTGACCTAGCCACCGGGGGCGGTTTCCCCCGGGGCAAGTGCTCGATCATCTACGGGCCGGAAAGCTCGTGCAAGACCAACCTCGCCTATCTGGCGATCGCCGCGCATCAGAAGCTCTGGCCGAAACTGGTCTGCAGCTTCATCGACGTCGAACACGAGTACAACGCCGGCTACGCCAAGAAGTTCGGGGTGGACATCACCAAGCTGAAGATCGTCCAGCCGACCTTTGCCGAACAGGTGGTCGATATCGCGGAAGCCCTGCTGCACGCCGCCGACTGCGGCCTCGTCGTCATCGACAGCCTCGCGGCGATGGTCACCGCCAACGAATTCGAGAGCAGCGGTGAGAAGGCCGTCGTCGCTGGCAACTCCAATCCCGTCGCCAAGCTGTGCCGCAAGACCTCGCTGGCCCTTGGCGAAGCCGACAAGAACGGCCGCAAGCCGTCGCTGATCTACATCAACCAGATCCGCCACAAGATCGGCGTCATGTTTGGCGACCCCGAGACCATGCCGGGCGGCAACCTGCCGCGCTTCCAGACCGCCATGTGGGTCCGCGTCTACGGCAAGAACATCATCGACGCCAAGGTCAATCAGGACCTGCCGGTGATGAAGGAAGTCAAGTTCGTCATCAAGAAGTGGAAGGTGCCGATCTTCTCGGCCTCGGGCGAATTCCAGATGGCCACCATCGCCCACAAGGGCTTCAAGGTCGGACAGGCCGACGACTATACGCTGATCAAGGCGCTGCTGGAACAACGCGGCGAATGGGTCAAGGGCGAGAAGGGCGGCTGGCTCGTGCTCAACCAGCCTTACCCGACGCAGGACGCCTTCAAGCAGACCCTGATGAGTGACTTCGGTTTTGCCACCACCCTGAAGAACGCGCTGATCGATGACCTGACCAAGAAGGCCTCGCTGGCGGCAGAACATGACGAGGGGGAGACCCCATGAATATCTTTGAGAAACGACGACAGGGGGGATCAGGGCGCGCAGGACGCGTTTCTGAGAAGAGGACGACGAAATCCTTCGGGGGACAACAAACCCCCGCCTCCGGTGCAATTGAGGGGATGAAAGGGGACTTCCGGGTCAAGGATTTTCTCTTTGAACACAAGAGCACCAAGAACGACAGCCTCGGACTGAAGTTCGACTGGCTGGCCAAGATCAGCAAAGAGGCGCTGTTCACCAACAAGCGCCCCATCCTGTCAATCAGCTTCACCACCGAAAGCGGCCACTCGATCCCGAACGGTGACTGGTGCCTCGTGCCGATGGCTCTGATGAAAGAAATTGTTGATGACCTTCCTTAAGAAGCTCTCGGACGTCGTCCCGAAGACCAGCCTAAAATATAGGTTGCACCAACACCTCTCGACCATGGACACGCACCGTGGGACCGATACGGTGCACGCCTCGGAACTGACCAAGGAAGGGGGCATTTGCCCTCGTTTTTATGCGATCAACTCACTGGTCGAAGGTACGCTCCCGGACAGGTCCACCACCACCTCGGAGAACGCCACGTGGGAGATCGGCCGACTGTGGCAGGACAAGCTGGTCGAGTATTTCTCGGAGATCGGCATCGGCATCTCCAACTGGGTGTGCGACAACGGCAACTGCCGGCTGCTCTACAAGTACGGGCGTAGACCCCCGGAATGCGGGCAATGCGGCTGCACCTCGTTCACCCCGAAGGAACCACGCTTCGTCTCGGCCAAGAACGGCGCAAGCTGCGGCACCGACATGCTGGCATGGTTCGAAGGCGCGTGGGAGATCGTGGAGATCAAGACCATCGACCCGACCGAGTTCAAGAAACTGGTCGCCCCGCTGGCCGAACATCGGCTGCGCACCAACTTCTACCTGCGCATCGTCAGCGAGAGCACCGACCCGATCGCCAAGCAGGTCAACCCGAAGAAGGCCCGCATCCTCTACACCACCAAAGGGGGCTATGGCGTCTCCGACATGGAGGTGCGACAGTGGGGGATGGGCGAATACTTCTCGCCGTTCAAGGAATTCGAGGTCACCCGCGACGACAAGGCCACCAACGAGATGGCTGCCCGGGCCAAGGTCGCCTTCGATTTTCGCAATGGAAAACATGGAATGCCCTCTGGACTTTGTGACACGGCATTCGATACAAGAGCCAAGACCTGCCCACGAAGCAAGGCGTGCTTTAGCGGCGACTTCCCCGCAGTCCATCACTGGGACAAGAAATAATGGCGAAGCTGAACTTATCCACGCAGAAGCGCCTCGACGCGCCGAAGACCTGCCTTGGCATCGACCCGTCCACCAAATCCACTGGCCTCGTGCTGCTCAGCGGCAGTCTATCCACCGGAGCGGAACTGATCGCGGACACGCTGGTCAAGCCCAAGACGACGCTGTCCCTCGTTGAACGCCAGCACATCATGTGGGACACGACGCTCGCCTTCATCGACTTCCACAAGCCGGATATCATCGCCATCGAATATTACGGCCTCAACCTGAAGAACAAGACGGCGCTGGTGCCGCTGGTCACCCTCGGCGGGGTGCTGCGCTACCTGATCCGCAAGGCTGGCTATTCATGGGTCGAACCGACCCCGGCAGAACTGAAGATTTTCGCCACCGGCAACGGCGGGGCCAAAAAAGAAGGCATGGTCCAAGCGGCTGGCGACATGGGCTACGAGGCAAAGACAGACGACATGGCCGACGCCTTCTTCCTGAGTTTGGTGGGGCTTTGCTCCCTGCACGCGCTCAACGGTCTGGCTGCCAAGCAGAGGGAGATCGCCGGTCAATTAAAACTGAATTAGTCGGCCTCACTATTGAAATATGTTGCACTAGAAAATACACTAAACTCGACCCCGATACCGATGGGGCGTTACCACGGAGGGTAAACATACCATGTCAGCACTATCATCCTTGAAGTCCGCGTCGAAGAAGACGCTGGCAGACGAACTAGCAGCCGCCCCTGCTGAGCCTGTAGAGGCAGCACCGGTTGAGGAAGCGGCGAGCGAAGATGCCGCCGAGGAAGTCAACCTCGATATCGAGAACATGACGGCCAAGCAGCTCGATGAGACTGTCACTGAGTTGGGGATCGAGACCCCGGCTGAGTGGAAGAAGTGGAAGAAGGACCAGAAGGTCGATTGGCTGAAGGCTAACTTCGGCAGCGAAGAGGACGAGACCGAAGGCACGGAAACTGCCGCAGCCCCGGTTGAAGAAGCCCCGGTCGCACAGGTCGAGCAGGAACTGCCGCAGGAGCCGGCCACCAAGTCCAAGGGCAAGGTTAGCAAGAAGTCCACGGCGGTCGCCACCACCCACATCCTGCACGGCGACGTCCTTTCGGCCGATGAGTTCTCGACCACGGTCTCGGAAATCGAGAACCTGAAGCAGAAGGACGCCCTCGACCTCGTTGACAAGCTGGTCGATCAGTCCGAACTGACCCTGTTCAAACTGGGCGCGGTGCTTTCCCGCATTCAGGAAGAGGAATGGTACAAGGATCAGGGCTTCTCGACGTTCCGCGAATTCATCGAAGACCGCCACAGCTTCGGCTACCGCAAGGCGATGTACCAGATCGCGATTTACAAGGACCTCGTCGCTTCCGGCGTCCCGTATTCGGACGTATCCTCGGTCAAGTGGTCGAAGCTCAAGGAAATCGCCTCTGTCATCAACCCGGACAACGTCGAGAGCTGGGTCAAGACGGCCAACGAGAACGGCATCGACAATCTGATCAATCTGGTCAAGTCCTACAAGGCTGCCGGCAAGGAAGACGTCACTGCCCAGCTTTCGGCACCGCCTTCCGAGGTCATCAGCACTATGGCCTTCAAGGTACATAGCGACCAGAAGGAGAACATTCAGGCGGCACTCGACAAGGCCAAGGCGGAAGCCAAGACCGACGTCAACACCGTGGCGCTTGAGTTCATCTGCGTCGCCTTCAACTCCGGCGCAACCGGCAAGAAGGGCCAGACCACCAAGCCAGCGCCGCTCAAGGACCAGTTGGCCACCCTCGGCCTGCAGGAAGCGGCACAGGCCCTGATCGACGCCTTCCCCGAAGAGACCATCAACATCTCTGTCGGTGAGGACGAAGACGAAGCTGCTTGAGGGTTGACGGGACTTAGCTGACCCGTTATACCCAGACTGTTCCTTTCGGGGACCAAAGACGCCTCCTCCCGCACCTGACCTTGTGTCGAGTGAGCCAACGGGACGGAGGCGTTTTTTTATATTTGACACCGAGTTGTCTACAACCTACCATCTACATACTGATAATCATGAGCGAACAAGGAGTGTGCGTCATGGAGATCGAAGATGGTCAGAGATGAAGTGCTTGCACAAATCAGACGCGAAATGCTGGAAGAACCAGAATTGATTTTAGACTTCGCGTCTCTCAGTTACGGCGGTTCGCAAGAGCGATACGCCATGGGCCATCTGGTCGATCTCGGCTGGGCCGAAAAGAAGTATCTGGCCGATCGGTCGGGTCACGTCTACGGCATCCGGTACACGATCAACACTCCCCGCCCGATCACGATTGAAGGTAGCTTGTTCCGTCCCCACGAGGTAATGGACCCAAGCAGACTGCCCCACCTGTTTCCTGTCATTGGTGCGACGACCTTGGCCGGATACAATCAACTCAGCCGTCGCGGAGAAGAAGCATGACACAGACGAATACTGCCAGCCTGAACTTTGCCCGTCTCGTCAACGACCGAGCGTACCAGCGGGTCAAGGAAGCGCTGCAGCAGCACATCAGCAAAGACACCGAGGACTATGCGACGCAGGCGTCCTTGCTGCTGAAACTGCAATCGCTCCGGGCCGCCAAGGCCACGCTCGATGCGGCCAATGTCGCGCCGGTCAAGGGCACCATCGACCTCGAAGCACCGCTGATCCCCGAGCTGGAGAAGCAGATCGACAGCGAGATCACCAGCGCGATCGAAATGGATCTCAGCGACATGCCGAAGTTCCTAAAGGCCGGCCCGACCAAGCATGGCCCGAACGGCACGGTCAGCGAAAACGCCCACTGAAAATAGTATATGCTTGCCAGCCATCCCTAGTCCCAGCTAGGGGTGGTCTTTGCATTAGGAGTATGCATGTCAGCCACCGTCGTCCCCATGCGCAAGCGCAACGGCAAGGTCTACCCGAGGTACAAGGATGGGCGCACCAAGCCTGAGTACCGGGTACTGGAGGCCGTGAACAAAGGTCCGTTGATCAGGATCAGGAACTCGTACTGGAGCGCGCCCCTGCGGCGGTTCTACAACGTCACCCCGACCGACGTCACGGCGAAGAAACTCGGGCTGCAATACCACAGCCACATGCACAAGGAGACCTTGCTCGAATTGGTCACCCTGCCGGGTGCGGAGATCACCCCGGCCGATCTGCAACAAATTGCACGGGACTACCTGATCGCTTTCACCAAGCGGGAGGCCCCCGGCCGCATCTCGAAGAACGTCAAGACCAGCATCGACGCTAAACTGTTTGCGCGGGTCCGCGACACCGGGTTAAGTTTGGAAGAAATCATCGAATTAGGGCTGAAGGCATGTTCTCAGAAAAAACACTTATCAAAGCCGGGATGGTACTCACAGGATCAGTCGTCGGCATCGCGGCCGTCACCGGTCAATATGGGCTGGCTCTAGGGGCTGCAGGCCTGACCCTCGGTCTCAGGACGTGGGGGATGCTGGAGCCGATCCGCTACTCGGTCAAGCGGGGCATCAACTTCCCGATCATCACCGTGCAACCGGCTGCGGTGCTGCCGCCCGAGGAACAGCAGGAAGGCACCATCCTGCGCGACCACTGGCTCTACACCACCCCTGACGGGGCCGACGAGGGGACGCCGTTCTACCGCGTCACCCGCTACGAGACATGGTTCTCGATCGATCGCTTCCCACCGCAGCACCTGCGACGCTTCCTGCTGCTGACTGGGCTTGGCCACACCATCATCACCTATTGGGACGGCGTGCGGAACTCGTTCGTCATCAACACGCCGGGTATCCCCAACCACCCGGACGTCGATCTGCGCTACGTCGCCGGCTGGAAGCACCTCGAAGACGACGAAGATTACCTCGGTCGCATGGAGCGGTTGAAGCGCGGGGAGAAGAGCTGATGGCCGAACTCGATCTCGGCGGGATACCCCCGGGGCCAGAGGTTTCCGGCTACAACAAAAAGTTCCTGACGGCCGTTGCCACGTGCTATCTGAAGCAGCGTCAAACGATCCTGAAGCGGGCCATCGAAGGGTACAACTCCAACTTTTCATGGCAGAGTGAGCTGTCGGGGCTGAAGACAGCCACGGTCTCACCCACGACGCCGTCCAACTACTTCAAGCTGGTGTACCAATGGGAATATACCAAGGGGTGCTGGACGATCTGGGTGCAGGCCCTCAACACGAAGTTCTACGTCGAACGCCTCGCTCCTGACCTGATGAGCTACAGCGTCAACATCGACTGGAAGCAGTACGAGACGATCTGGGGCTACGTTACCAATCATATACACACCGACCCCACGTTCAAGGAGGAGTTTGCGGTAGATGTGGCCAAGCAGTTCCAGCCGATCCGCACCCACATCATGGAAACGCTGGCCGTCATGCCTTACGCTACCACGGTATGCCATCTGGTGGGCGTACCTCCTTCGGTGGTCACATTCGAGAAGCAACTCGTGCTGAAGGACCCAGACTTCCCGGAATACGCGGTATGGGCGAAAGTTTGGGACCGTTATGACCCAAAACTACAGTTTCGTCGCTTCGTGGTTGAACGCGGAGCCCTATAACTTTCGCTGGATTACCCCTTGCGGAATAGTGGCTCCCATGGGACTATAGACCCAGATCGAAGGAGTTGATCGGACTACGGAACTAATCGCCATGTCACGCGTTGGGCACCGGTCTAAAAACTAAGGGAACGATAATCATGCTGAACATCTCCAACGAGCACCATGCTCTGACACATCGCCTTCACACTCTTCAGGTACGCAAGAACCACCTGTATCCATCTTCGGTGGAGGCTATCGAGATCAGCAATCGGATCAAAGCTGTTAAGTCCGCCTTGGAGGTGCTTGACGATCTGCAGCGCCCGGTCGATGTACGGATGATCTGATTTGCAACGGGGGGCCATCGAGCCTCCCGAACTTTAAGAGGGGTAAAGTCATGGAAGACGCACCTGTCAATCTGGGCGCGATTGAGCATCATGTCGCCGCCATCGCAGAAAACACCATCAAGGCCATCGCCGCCTCAATGATCGCCGCCCACCAGTCATGCCATACCAGTCGGGACATCTTGCATCGCGAGGTCCGCAACCGCATTGTTTCAGCCCTCGACACCGTCCTGCGCCCGGAATAATCGGTGCAACATGTTGCACACAGCGGCAACGCAGGCGGTGCCCGCCGCAGCCCACTTGCGTTGACACTGGAAGTCCCTCGGCTATACCGTCCCTCACAGCTAACGGTCATAGTTCGAGGGACTTCACCATGTCAAACTTCGTTACCAATCCCACCATCAATGCTGCTACTTGGGTCTCGGTCGCGTCGAGCGTGGTCAACTCCACGATCCTGAACTCGACCACCAACGTCGTCATTCTCGGCGTTGCGGACACCTCGGCCAACATCGTCGGCACCATCGAGCTGGCCTCCGGCGACAGCTTCCCGTTCACCAACATCCCATCGGGCGCGCAGGTCTGGGCGAAGATCAAGGCCAACGTCAAGGTCAACAACGTCCAGCAGGTCATCACCGGCAACCTCACTGCCTACAACCCGGCTTAATCCAGATGGTGCGGGTTCGGGGCGACATTCCCGGAAATGTCCTGACACAGGGTGGCGTCAGCTTCATCGGCCACCCTCTCCTCGGCGGCTCTCCCCGGTTTGTTCGCCGGCTGGCCCACACCCTTTACGGGGCAGGCTACAACAGCGGAGCGGCACCTCTGACCGGGGACGGCACCTCCAAGACCTACGGAGCCAACTTCGTCAACCTGTCCGGGGCAGCGATCTCGATTGCCTCCGTGGTGTTCCAAGGCTGGACCCTGCGGACCACTGGCACCACCGACGCCTCGGCCTCCTATGACGTCACCGGCTCGATCGAATACCCGGTCGGCACACAGGTCGGCACCTATGCGGTCACTGTCACCGCAGGTGGCAACGTCGCTACCTCCGACATCACCCTCTCGACCCCGATCCCGGCCGGCGCAACCTTCAAGGTCAACGCTGCCTCGACCGTTGCCAACGCCGCCACATACATCCTCAACCTCGGCTTCGCCGGGCTGCGCACCTACGCCAAATCGACGCTGCTGAAGAAGGCGATCGGCGGCTTTGGCGACAGCATCATGACCAACAACGGCGGCTCGCTGATCACCGCCGCCACCGGTCGCTGCCCTGCCTACCTCAACTCGATCACCGGCACCACGGCCACCACCTACATGGCAAGCGCCGGGGCCAACTTCACCAAGCAAGTGGCGCTCTGCGCCCTGCTCGGCGTCGATTGGGTTATGACCAACTTCGGCACCAACGACTTTGGCGGGGCAGTCACCCTCTCCACCCTGCAGGGCTACCTGACCACGGCGCGTGACATGGTCCGCACGGCAGGTATGCGCTACGCCCACATCACCATGCTGCCGCGAACTGCGTCTTCCGCCACGGTCATCACCGCGTCCTCGACCACATCGTCGGGAACCCTGATCACCATGACGGTGCCCGATGCGACGAAGTTCACGGTCAACCAATTCTACTCGGTCGCCGGGGCCGTCGAAACCGAATACAACGGTACCAAGTTCTGCACCGCCATCAACACCGGCAGCAACACCATCACCCTGCTGTTCGCCGGCTCGGCCTCGCCTACCGCCACCGGGACGATTACCGTCACCGCTTGGAAACCGACACTGGTCGCCGGGCTGATGACTGCATTCAGCGCCTCCTTCGCAGCCGGGGGATCTTCGGCCCGTGGCCTGTTCAACGCATGGGTACGTGGCGGCGTGTTCGATGGCTATGTCGAATGGGCGGATGCCTGCGAACCGTCGCGTGACAGCGGCCGCTGGCTGGTAGCCGGCGAGGATAGCCTGCTGCCTGCAGCCCAGCTTATCACCGTCGCCTCGGTGGTCTCGACCTCGCGCTTCACTTCCAACTACAACGCCGGCAACAGCACCTTCGCCAACGGCGTCCTGCAGCCTTTGACCGGGGCCAACATCGGCGCGACCAAGGCGGGTTCGACCAACACCGCAGGCGACCTGACGGTCACCGCTGCCTTCACCAACGCACAGGCGATCGGGGATACCTACTGGGCGCTTCCGGGTGTCGGCTACATGTCTGACGACGGGACCCACCCTCGCGTAGCCGGTGGCGGCAAGGGTGGGCAGCCGCATCTGGACAACCCGATGATCGCGTGGATCACGGCGAACACCTGATCCGCTAGCGAACCACGGGGGCTTGACCAAAAAAGCGGGGGCCGTAAGGCTGCGTGCAACGAATTGCACCGATCGAAGGCACCCCTCATGGCCCCCGTGAAGAAGACCCTATCCGTCTGGAAAGGCAACACCGAAGCTTTTGGCTTTCGCTTCAAGAACGCGGACGGGTCGCCGTTTGATCTGACGGGCTCTAGGCTTGTCCTTACCATCCGCGCGGACAGCCCGATCACCAAGGACAGCGACGTTTCAGGATGGGATATTGATCCGGCCAATGGTGAAGCCACGGTCACCCTGACAGCAGCCGAGACGGCGGCTTTGACCGACAATCTCGTCCAAGGCGGGGCGACCTACGAGATAGAGCGCTTCATCCTCAGTGATCAGAAGACCTTGCTTTATGGCCCCATCACCCTTGCAGGAGGTCTGAATGGCAACTGAGCCCACCATCATTGAAATCATAGTGTCCTCCAGCCCGGCGATCATTGAAGTCCTCGTCCCCGGGCAAACCGGGGCAATGGGCTCGATCGAAGGAGCGGGGACCGCTGCGCTTCTCGACATCCACGTGGGGACCACACCCCCGCTCAACCCAACTGTTAACAGCATATGGATCGATACCAATGATTAAGGGCGGCTTTTTAACTCAGACCGACGTGCAGGAAACGCGACTGACTGCTGTCATCACTCGGGCAGATGGCCGGGTCGAAGACCTCGGCACCATCGCTTACTACAACAAAAACCCGCTGCGGCAGCTCGCTTGGCGCGTCACGCAGTTCCTCAAAGGAAGAAAGGCTTAACCCATGGCTTCACAGGTACAGAACGCCGGTTTGGCGCGCATCACCGCTTCCCTCGCTGCCTTGACATGGTGGCTTGGCTGGGGCACGGGCTCGGCGGCCGCCAAGACCGCATCCAACGTCACGGCACCGGGCGAGGCCCGTTCCTCGGCAACTCCGGTACAGGGCACGACGACCGTCACCAACGACAAGCTGGTGCTGACGGCAACGATCACCGCATCGGCCACACGCGCCATCACCGAAGTCGGGGCGTTCGACGCCGTTACGGCCGGCAACATGGACATGTATGCCGACTTCACGGTGATCAACCTCGCGTCTGGTGACAGCATCGCCTTCACGATGAACACCACTTTCGCGTAAAGCGTCTGACTGCCAGATATGCCTTGAGTAGGGAACCCAAATGACCAGCTACGTTGGATCGGCCACTGGTACTAACTCAGTCACCATGCCGACGCATCAGGCGGGTGACCTACTCATTGCGTTCGCTTCGACCGAAGGCGTTCAGACGCCGCCAACCATGCCAGCCGGTTGGACCTCCATTGCGACAAACGCCGTCAATACGTTCGGCGCTGTAGTTGCACGTCAAGTTGCGACTTCGTCAAGCATGGCGTCGGGAACATGGACCGGCGCAACCGGTTTGCTTATCATGGTTTACCGACCAACGGCGGGTTATAAACTCGTCGTTGGCGGGTCTAGCATTCTTTCCAACGACGGCACGCTGCTTTCGTATCCTGCAACGACCATGCAAAACCTTGGCCCTAGTTGGGTTGTGCGCATGGCTACGCATAAGGCGACTGACACGGCGGTGGAAACCCCGCCGACCGGATACACTAACAGAACGTCGGCAATTGTTTCGGCGCAAGAAATTGCCGGGCATGACAGCAACGGCGTTGTGACGACCGCGCCACTTTCTAATTTCATCACACTCGGCGGCACTGATCTTTACTATATCGTGACTTCTGTTGAAGTTATGGAATTGCCGCTTATTCTATTCCGTTCGTTATCTACCGTTGCGTACGGAGCGTCACACACAAGTACCGTTCTAACAGCACCTGCCGGGCTGGCGAACGATGACATTCTGATTGCCGAGATTTTCACTGGTCGCAATGACAGCACCGGCGGTTTGGTTACCCCAACCGCGCCAGCCGGTTTCACATTGATTGATAGTACGGCGGTTTCTGACGCAAGCGGCGACACGTTCAGGGGCGGATTTTTCGTTTATTGGAAACGTGCCGCGTCCGAAAGCGGCAGCTACACTTTCACGCATGCGACAGCAAACACTAATGGCGTGTTGCGTGCGTATTCCGGCTGCATCACGTCCGGTTCGCCCGTTGACGTTTATTCGAAGGCGTCAATTAACGATCCGGGCGGCACACAAACAACCATAGCGCCAAGCGTCACGACGACAGTCGCAAATGATCTGCTTGTTTGGTCTTCGCACGATTGGAACGCGACGGGAACACTATCACCGCCGACCGGTTTCACTGAACGCTACGACGGTCTTATTTATTCGGCTGACAAGATGCAGGCGACCGCAGGCGCGAGCGGCAGCATATCGCAGACCAACGGTAACGGCGGGATCGGCGCGCCGTGGTCGGTGATCCTTGTCGCACTGAAAGCAGCCGTCAGTGGCGGCTCGACCACCAACAAGACCGTTACCATCTCGTCAGCCACCACGGTCAGCGCCCTCAAACAGGCCCGCAAGATTGCATCCATTGCACCCAGCAGCGTCGTCAGCGCCCTCAAACAGGCCCGCAGGACCTTAGCGATCGCCCCGGCTTCTGCAGTCGCTGCTATCAAGCAGGCGCGCAAGACCACCGCTATCGCAGCCACCGCGACAGTTACCGCTGCTAAACAGGCGCGAAAGATTGCCAGCATTGCTGCCACGTCGGCCGTCGTCGCCCGCAAGCAGGTTGCCAAGCGACTGGCCGTTGCCTCTTCCCCCACCGTCGCCGCAATCAAGAGCGTTGGCAAGAAGCTGGCCGTAGCAGCCGGGCTGACCACGGATGTCAGCACCGACATTACCACCACCACGCCCGGGACCTACAATCCGAAGGCAACCGGCCCAGTCTGGCTGATCGAGCAAAATCTGGAGAGCGCGAGCCACGTCTCCGGCACCACCTCGACGCTGGCGACGGCCCACGCCGCGACCGACCGCGTCATTGCTGTGATCGTGCAGGCCTTCAACGGCAGCAGCGCCCCGATCACCATCACCAGCGCCACGCTTGGCGGCATCACGGCCAATGTCTTCACCGTCCCCGGCACCTCGGGCTACCTGTATGACGGCATTACCGTCATCTCGGCCACCGTCCCGACCGGGACCAACGTCAATCTGGTGTTGGCGGGGACAGGACTGGCGTCGCACAAGATCATTCAGGCCCACGAAATGCTGGGCGTCGAAGATGTAGTCGAGCACTACAATTATGTGCCGGAAGACAGCGCCGCGCAGCCGTACACCTACACCGACGAAAGCAGCGTCTCTATCGGCTTCATCCGCGCCGATGATTTCGACTTCGTATCTGACGTCCTCACCAGTGGCGGGTCGCCCGACCGCTACGACTATTATCACTATGACGGGGCGGGCAACTCTTACATCATCCAGAGCCAGCATGCAGAGGGCAGCTATTACTACCTCGATCTAGCCTACAACTGGAGCGGGGTCGGGGACACAGGCTTTGCCGTCAGCTTTGCACCGCTGACCCTCCCCGCCAGTGACATCACGCTGGTCGAGCACGGCTTCGTCGCCGGGGCTAACCCGATCGTCTTTGACAACCCTCTTCAAGCCAACGACTTGGTGCTGATCCATGCCTACGCTACAGGCGACATCAGCACCCGCCACGTAGCCGCCCCGTCACGGGAAGACGGCATCGAGTTTGACGGCAACACCTCAACGCCGACCTTCGGAACGACAGACGGCAAGTTCTACGCCAACGGTGGCGAAACCAGTCTGGCCGCATGGATCAATACCGCTGGTCTTATCTATCAGGTCTACCGCACGTCACGGCCGCATGTGCGGGTTGGCGTCGATGGGAGCGACAGCTCCGGGAACGTAGACGGCACTCCGGTAACAGCGGCGACGTGGAAGTCGCTGAGCTACCCGACCAATAGAAATGCGCACCGGGCCGGCATAATCCTGACCGACGCAGCGCTCGCGGATCTGACAACGTCCCCCTACGACTTCTGGACCGACGTCACCGAGACTGGCACAGCGTCTGGCGTCAAATACGCCCTCTACCACGGCACCCCGAATGTCGGCGTCCCTGACGACTTCCCGACGTTCGATCAGGCTCTCGGCGCGACCGCTGGCAACTACGCCAATGCCTACTACCAGTTCTTTTATGAGTATGCCGACGACGATGACTACTTCTACGTCGCCAAGGGCCTGCACTACCCGAACCCGCGGGGGTCCAAGGTAAACGGCATTACCGTCACCTACTCCAATAACACGCCCGCCAACGAGGCCTTGGACGTTGACGAGCGCAATGTAGAGGTCGGGCCGGAGTTTGAAGGCCGTATCGTTGCCATCATCATCAGGGCCGTAACATCCACGGTCACTGGCGCTAGCGGTTTCACTTATAGAACAACAAACCTCGCCAGCAACGTACCGTTCATCGCGACCGCAATCGATGCCAGCACCGGCATCTACATTCTGACGGCCCCGATTGATACCAACGACGTCCTGCCCCTCGACACCCCGAACAGCGACGGTTCGCTCACCATCAGTTGCGCCGACGACCCGGGGGACGTTCACGTTTGGGGCGTGACATCGACGCACGTCCTGAAGGGCGTTGCCCTCGTCCCGACGCAGGTTGGCCTGATCCATCCCCCGCTTGGCATCGACGGCACGTCGCTGACATTCGACATCCCGGCATCTGGCGTCGCCATCGGAACGCTGATCTTTAATGCCGAGACTTTTGGCGAACCCCCGCTGGTCAACCTGAAGACCAAGACTTCGGTTGGCGACTTCGACTTCCTGTTCCGGCGCGAGCCGATCTGGGCCGACTACACGGCGATCGAGCCCGACGAATACTTCCAGATCGCAGCAAACGCTCTGGTCTACAAGAAGGCGACGTCCACAGACCTCACCGACCAAGAACTGGTCGATCCCGATTACCCGGGCATCTATATCGGCGTCGTCTTTGCACCTGCCCTGAAGAAGCCCACAGACGGGTTCTCCAGCAGCGCCGTGACCCTCGAAGGCTGGTACCGTTCGGTTGACCCGGATGGCTTCGTTACCCCCGGCTCGGACTTCTACAACGGTACGGCGATCACCAACTGGACCGACCGCTCCGGCCACGGCCGCACGCTGGTCAAGGAAGGCACGCTCACTTACAACGCCACCGGCCTCGGCACCGGCATCCCGACCGTGGACAGCGCGGCGGCAGGGGCGTTCCGCACTGCGGCTGGTATGGTCTATCCGGCAGGTGTCCCGGTCAACGCCTTTGCCGTCCTGCGGCTTGCCTCTGGCGCGAACCTGCGCATCGTCTCGGCTATCACCCCGGGGGGACATGACGCCTTCGGCACGACCAGCGGCTGCGGCCCGATCTGGAACTTCGGGACCGACACGTTCGAATACTTCTACGACTTCAACCGCGCGCCGATAGCCTACACGCCCGATACCCCCGCTCTGTTCGAAGGCTACGCCACCGACAGCACCCATGCCCGGTCGGCTTATAACGGTACACCCGGCAGTACCGCCAGTGCAGGGATCAACACGCCGTACATCGATCGCCTTGGCTTCGGCACGGCCGCCTTCAGCGAAGGGTATGCCACGGCCCGCTACGCCGAACTGGTCGTGGTCTTCGGGATCATGACGGCCGACGACATCGCCTTTGTCGAAGGGTACATCGCTTGGAACAACGGCCTCGAAGGGTCGCTACCCAGCGGCCATACTTACAAGAGTGCCCCTCCTATGCTGCTCGACGCAGGCGGCGGCAGCACCACCTTCGATCAGGCGGTCAGCATCGCTGCTGCCCTGACGATTGCCCTCAGCAAGCGTGCCGGCAAGACCATCACCCTTACGGCCAACCCCACGGTCACGAACGTCAAGCAACCAAGCCGCCTTCTCGCTATCGCCGCCAGCAGCGTCGTCAGCGCCGTGAAGAGGGTGAACCGGGCCTTGGCTATCACTGCCCTCGGAACGGTCGTCACGGCCGCCTCCCGGGCTTTCCTGAAGACCCTCGCGATCACCGCCACTTCCACGGTCACGGTTGGTAAACAGGTCGGCACGAAACTGACCGTCGCCACCACAGCAACCATCACGACCCTGAAGGCAATCGCCAAGAGCGTCAGCCTCACCTCGGCGCTCACCCAGACGGCAGCCGCCATCAGGGTGTTCCTCAAGACCGTGGCAATCTCGGCAACGGCCACGCTCAGCCTCAGCAAGCAGGCTCGCCCGACTTTGGCGATTGCGGCCACCTCGGTGATCACGACTTCCAAGCAGATCGGCACGAAAGTATATGCCACGGCCACGGCTGCGGTAACTTCGGCCAAGCAGGCGGCCAAGCAGGTCAGCGTCAGCGCAACCGTCACCGAGACCGCCAACGCCATCCGGGTGTTCCTGAAGACGGTCAGCATCGCCTGCAGCCCCTCTGTCACACTGATCAAGCAATCCAGAAACACTGTGACAATTGCAGCAGCCTCGGCCGTGATCGCCCTCAAGCAGGCCCGCACCACGGCCAACATCAACATCGGGGTATCGGTCGCCAACCTCAAGCTGATCGCCAAGCTGGTCGCCATGACCCTGACGGGGACGGTCGTCGCTTCTGGGATCAAGGTCAAACAGGTCGTCGTCAACCTCACCGTGGGCACGACGGTCGCCCTGAAGAAGGCTCTGAGCAAGCCTATAGCCGTCCTCGCCGGCATCGGGGTCACGGCCACCAAGGCCATGGCCAAGACGCTGAACGTGACCACGACGATCTACTTCTGGATCAGCGCCCAGTTCGGGGAGTTTGTCGGGCCACTCGTCAAGGTCTGGACCGGAACAGAATGGCGGATTTACCCGTTGAAGGTCTGGAACGGCATCGCATGGATCGTACGGAAGCTGACTGTTTATTGAGGGGACCAGCGGCACTGACCCCTTGAAAACCTGTCGCACCTATGGGAAGAAAAGACATCAATTCACTCACCTCTAACGGAGTAGAGGAATGTTCCACGTCGAAGTCGAACTCGTCACCCCCGGCAACCATGATCGCGGCCCGCTGCGGGAATGGCGCAAGGTTCACCCGACCGGGGAGAAGCCATACGAGTTCCCCAACCGGGAAGTCGCGGAACGCTTCATCCGCAAATGGTATCCGAGGCAGGAAGACATGTTCCGGGTGGTCCCGGCATGATCATCGTGACCATCGAGCGCAAGACGTTCAACAAGAAGACAGTCAAACTCGCGGAGCTGCGGATCGAGGCGGACGGCACTGCCACCGAGGGCAACGTCATCAGCTACGATGGCAAGCTGATGGCAGCCCCGGCCTTCGTCCACACGGCGATCGAGGGCAAGGTCAAGAACCATGACCGCGAGACCAATACGGTATGGAACCTCGTAGCCAAGATGCTGCGCAACATGGGGTACGTGGAATGAAGCTCAAAGTGGAACTCGAAATCGACGTCTCCAAGACGGAGGGCAAGAAGCTGTTCGGCCCCCGCAAGGGTGAACTCGGGCTGGTGCTGATGGAGACGATCTTCAAAGGCAAGATGCCCGTCTCGACCCACGCCAAGGTCTGTGACGAATTCGGTGTCGAGGTCCTGTCGATCCGCGAAATCTGAATGCCACGCGGCTGGGTCCAACCAGCAACGTGACATGGTGGGAGGGGAGTTGGCGCTTTTCCCACCTTTTCTTTGCGTGCAATTTATTGCACCGACCTCTTGTTCCCCGGTTGTATTTGGGGGACAATCATTTATAGACAGGTCATCATACGCACGGAGGCGTTAATGTTCCGCAAAGTTTTCCCAACCCTGACTATGCCGGCTTAATGAACAAGCTGGGACTTATACGCGTTACGCACATGATGTGTTCAACGCGAGGATGCGAGACATGGCAGAGCTATACAACAAAATCGAGAAGTTTAGGAAAGACCTGAAGCGCAGAGCCCAGAGCGGAACCGAGAGCATCGAAATCCGCGAGGTCCATGCCAAACTGAAAAAGATGCTGGATGGTGAGGTACCTCCACCCCGCAGCCGTTACGAAGAACGTTACAAGGGGCTCGTGCGCGGGCTCCCAAAACAAGAGGAATGACATGGCAATACTGGTAACAGGCGGCGCTGGCTACATCGGCAGCTTCGTGGTCCGCCAACTGATTGACGAGGGCCACGTCGTGGTCATTCTGGACGACTTCTCGTCGGGCTACCGGCGCTCGATGCCGGGCAAGGCCGAGGTCTACCACTACGACATGCTCGATCGCGACGTGCTGCACGACGTGTTCAGCAGCTACCAGATCAGCACGGTCATCCATCTCGGGGCGAAGATCTCGGTCCCGGAAAGCTTCAAGGACCCGTTGGCCTATTACAACACCAACGTCGTCTCGACCTCCAACCTGCTGCACGTGGGCTACGAGTTTGGGGTGGCCAACTTCGTCCTCGCCTCCTCGGCTGCCGTCTATGGTAACCAGACCGTGGGCCACGACTTCTGGGGCCAAGATCCCGGTGCCCCCGCGCTCTCCCCGTCCTCGCCCTATGGCTGGTCGAAGCTGATGGCAGAACAACTGGTCAGGGACTTCGCCAACGCCCACCAAGGCTTCTGCTATGCCAACCTGCGGTTCTTCAACGTCGGCGGGGCCAACGGCTCGAAGCTCGGCCCCTACAACCGAATGGCAGGCAACATCACCAAGCGGATCGCGTCGGTCGCGGCCGGGTGGGACAACAGCCTCAACCTGTATGGCGACGGCCACTCTACTCGGGACTATATCCATGTGATCGACGTGGCTGACGCCGTGGTCGAGAGCTATCGCTATTGCCGGGACCGGGGCGGCAAGTTCACCTCAAACGTCGCCGCCATGACGCCCAACAGCATCAACGACCTGATCACCGTCACCGAGAAGATCACCGGCAAGCCACTGCCGATCAAGGCGTTCGACCGGCGTGCGGGCGACGTGGACTACATGGTGTCTGGCGGCAGCACCCTTCACAACCTCACGGGCTGGAAGCCGCTCCAGTCCAGCATTGAGGAAATCATGCGGTCACAGATCGAGTGGGAACGCTCGAAGTATTGGGAGCAAATCTGATGATGTCAGACTACGCCAAACAGGAACTGGCCGACATGTTCGCCGGCCGGCCTACGAACGACGCGAAGGTCGCCTTCATCCGGGGCTATGAGGCTGGGGTCGTGGCAATCGACTTCGAGACCAAGTCAGGCCGCACGTGGTCCGACGCCGAGAAACAGCAATGGCGGAGCGCCCGTCTGGCTTCATGGTCTACGGAACACGAGGACACGCGCAGACATGCCAATTCGATCTGGGACCCATCCCAATCACAAGAACCTCTCCAGAGCGCGCCAGAGCCCGATACGGGGGACCCGAAGCTCCGGGAATGGGACGACATCGCCACCTCACTGGAGAAATCCATCAGCAAGCTCTCCAACATGATGGTCGATAAGGCGCACGAGGACACGGCCGAGGGTGAACTGAAGAAGATCGCCACGATGGTCGGGGAGCCTGATGACCCCTATGCAGCGTGGGAGACCATCACGGGGGTTTATGGGCTGCTGGCCGAGGTCTACCAGCTCGTCAGGATGCGCCCTACCGAGCCGGTAACAAAGACCATGCTCTACCGGATTGAAGTGGCGCTGGCCCGCTACGAAGATCCACTATAGGTCGTATAGAAATCCTTTGAAATGACGTTGCTCCCCCGATACTTTTGATCTATCGGGGGAACACAAATGGCTCGACAAGGGATTGTACCCTTATCCGGCTATTTGGAGCCGCATCCCCGAAAGGAAAGTTAGACCTCATGAACGTGAAAGTGCTTGCATTGGCCAGCGCCTCCCTGCTGGCGTCCACTATGATGGCAGCCGCAGCCGACTACTCCTGCAACGACCGCGTGAACGCATGGGGCTTCAGGGCTACCCATTGCGACAGCAGCCGACCGGATCGTCGTGCGGCGACCGCGACAGCGCCGTCCAAGCCATCATCTCCCTCCACCCCGGCCAGCAATGGCGGCAAGGATGATAGCCCTTCATCCAACCCGAGCCAGCCGTCGTCGCCAACCACGCCGTCTGAACCGTCTAACCCCGGCAACCCCGGAGGCACGCCTGACGATCACGGCACCGACCCTACCGGCCCGACAGATCCGTCTGATCCTACGGACCCGGCAGACCCAACTGACCCGACAGGTCCAGAGAACCCGGGCGGGCATCACGGAGGACACCATGGCGGTGGTCATTCTCATCACGGCAATCACGGCGGGCACGGTCATTCTGGTCACCATGGGCACCACGGTTCGGGGGACAATCCTAGCGACCCTAGTGGCGATGACGACGATACTGGCGGGCCAAAGGATGGTCACGACGACAACGGACACGGTAACGATCCCGACAACACCGACCCGTCCAATCCCGGCCAAGGCGGCGGCAACCACGGCACCGGCAACAACGGTAACGGACCCAAGAACAACGGTGGGTCACAAGGATCTCGCGGCTACTAAACGGTAGCCATTGAGATTACCGGCCCACTGCCACCCCCTTGGTGGGCCGGATTTCTCAAGGCTCTCAGTGGTTGATTTTACCTCTGGACACATAGCGGTTTCCACGGGATATTCTGACCAGATCAACAACACCGACCAACCAAGGAGTGGAGGCGGCGTAACCCCGGCTAGGAGGCCAAAATGATCATTCGTGAACGGGAAATCGGCAAGGGCGTCAAGGAACGAAAGTACGAACTATCACCCATGACGCCGGAAGGGCGGGGCTGCTTCAAGGCAGCGATGTGGATGACCCTTGGCCTGTTCGGAATGGTCTGTGCTTACAACATCTTCTGGATGGAAGGGGTTGGGGCAAAGTTTGGCGGTCTGTTCGTCGCGTGGTTCACCTACTTCATCATTGAGTTGACCGCTGGAAAGAAACCGGAAGCACCCCGCACGCCGGCCAACGACAAGTAGGAACCAATGGGACTGCCACGCCGACTATCCTCATCGCATCTCTCGCCGTTCTACAACAAGCAGGCGATCGCCAAGGTAGACAAGGTCTTCCTTGACGACACACATCTGCCCAACTGCATCGCCTATGATCTCGACGCGGGATGGGCGCAGCAGCAGGTCAACGGGACCTTCATGCCGAAGCAGTACGGCCTCATCCGGGTGACGGAGAAACAGCCATGACTGTCCCTGAAAATTCAAGACCGATGACGCACGAAGAAAAGGATGCCCGCATCGTAGAACTGGAGCGGGCGCTCGACAGCATCGAGATCGAGCACGGGCTGACTAGCGGAGGTAACCTATGGCGCTTCTGGTGCCAAATGGCCGAGGAGGCGGTCGCAAATGACGTCGCCAAGGACGCCCTGATCCGCGAACTGGTGGCGGCGCTGGGGTCAGCTAGGACGTGGGTAGAGCCCAAAAACAGATGGCACGAGGATAACGCACTGGCGTGCCGTGAGCTGATCGACGCCGCCCTCGCCAAAGCCAAGGCTGCGGGGTACGAGCCATGACTGAGCGGCAACAACGGATCATTGTCCTGAAGGCGATGATCGAAGAGTTCGAAGAGAATGAACGCGAACTCCACAAGGTGTGGAACCGCATAGCGGGATTGCTCAAGTGCAGATCTTTCTAGCAGACACAGACAAACGCGTCGTTGATGCGTGGAACCAGAAGATGGGCGGCGGAGGGACCCACGGGGATCTCTTCAGCGTCGAGGCTGAGGCCGTCGTTTCCCCGGCCAACTCCTTCGGCTTCATGGACGGCAACGTCGATTACCGGATCAGTGACCAGCTCGGCTGGCACATCATGCAGCGACTGCAGTCGGCCATCCAACACAACTTCGACGGTGAACTCCTCGTCGGTCAGGCCCACTTCGTATACACCGAACACCCTATCTGGCGGTGGCTGATCTCGGCCCCGACCATGCGGGTCCCCACCAAGATCGTGGACCCCACGGCCATCTACCTCGCGGCCCGGGCTGCCATCCGGGTGACCCGGAAAATCAAGATCAGGTCCATCCTGTTCACCGGTATGGGCACCGGCTGTGGTGAGGTTGATGCCGAGAGCGCCGTGGCCCTGATGGTCAGAGGAATATCAGACGGGATGGTCGCCAACAAATTCCCAGCCTCATGGCGGGACGCGCAGACAGAGCATAACCATATCGCCCACCTCGGTCGCAAGCCCCATATCTGGGGCGTCAGGACCACGGGCAACGTCATTACCGGTTCCTCAGTTGCGGTCTGCACCCACTGCGGGGTCGAAGCCACCCTAGCCACCAACAAAGAGAATTGTGAACGTCGATGATTGATAAGACAAAAGAGTATATGCTGGCTGACGCCCTCCCCTCCGTCCCCAGTGGCCGTGGCGATGCCGGGGCGCAACTGTATATGCTAGCCAGCGCCCCCAAGCCCCGGCCGTGGCTGTTGCAGGTGCTGCGGCTGCCGATGTACCCGTTGTTGCTGGTGCTGATGCTGGTTGCCATGTTGGGCTGGTGCGCTATGCTGTACGTCAAGCTGGTGGTTGAGCTGGTACGTCTGACAGTTGAGTTGGTCAAGCGGAGGTGGCCCGGTAGGTGAGGCCCAGCGCGCGTGCGTGCGCGTTCTTCGTGTGTGTCCCAAAAACCCGGGCACCCCGCAGATAGTCGAGAAAAAAGAGTAGGTTACCCTATTGAGAAAGGGTCGCTACCCTGACATTCTTCAATCAATCCGGTGATCACGAAGACATCGGGGAATGCAACCGGGATTTGAAAGGAATTCGTCCCATGTCGAAGAAAACTGTCACTCTCGCATCGCTCACCGCACTCGGCGCAGCCAAGGCTGCTCAGGCAACCAAGTCCCATACCCCTCACGGCGACGCGATCGACGCGGCCATGACGGTCCTCACCGCCCAGACTGAAACGCCGGCTGTTCTCCAGTCGCTGGTCGAACCCACGACGGAGACGGAGACCCCGGTGGTCGAAGCAGCCGACAAGGTCAACGACAAGAAGCTGGTCAAGCTGCGGATGCCGGAAGGCACCTACGAACACGGGGCGAAGATGGCCTCGGGCGAGCCGAAGTGGATACGGACGCCGATGTTCAAGGGCCGCGAACGTTGGTTCGACCGGACCAAGATCCACAACTGGGGTAAGGACGACGACGGCTTGTACGCCATCGTCACCTACAAGGAAGCGGTCCAGCGCGACATGCAGGCCTTCATCGTGAAGGATGCCGTAGTCGAGTAACCCTCGACATCACCCAAGAACGGGGGAGGCCTTCGGGCCTTCCCCTTTTGCCAGTAGCAAAGGAGCGAATGTCATGCCAAAGACAGTAGCAGAACTGGAAGCGCAGTGCCGAGCAGCCGAGGTCCACATGGTCATCCTGACTGAAGACGAGCGGGCTGCAATGCTGGTCGCCCTCAAGGATGCACAGCAGCGATCGTTCACGCCCCACAGTATCCGAACCCTCGGATACGCTATCACCAAGCTGACGCTCGATTACGCGCCAGCCACCGTTCACCAGTTCCCCACGGCGGGGTTAAGCCGGAGGTAGAGAGCAACTTGCCGGGGCGCGAATGCCCCGGTTTTTTTCGTTCTAGGGAGTAGCTAATGGATAAGTTCATTCTGGTTTGCGGCCTGTCCTTTGTGGCAGGTCTTCTCGTCTTCGCACCGAAGGCCAAGGCCGACGAGAAGGACGGGCTGATGATGGTCTGTGCCTCAGCCGGCGAGGTCGAACGTGGCGACTACAGTCTCTGCCACCGTATCGAACCCGACAAGTACGTCACCCTCGGTATGGGTCTCTGCAAGATGACGGACAATCAGGCCCGGGTCTGTGACCCCAACGGCAAGAACTGCTACGGCGGCTTCATGGGCAATCAATTCGCCCAGTAGTGCAACATATTGCACGCCGACCCTTGATCTCCTGTTGTTCCCGGGAGACACTACCCGTGTAAATGGGAATGAAAAGGAGTTCTACCCATGTTCTACGTTCAATACACGCCGGTCCACCCCGAGGGTTACCCGAAGTTCTTCAAGGACCGGAGGAAGTCGTTGACCGATCCTTTCCTGTCACGGATGTCGATCGGGTCGGCCTACACCAAATTCGCCACACGGGCTGAGGCCGAGGAACTAGTCGATGCCTACCACGATCTGGTTAACGCCCCCGGTGGTGGAGCGGGAACCCGATACGAACTCAAGGCAGAGGTAATCGAACGATGACCCCAGACTACGTTCACGAGCAAGAACTGCACGGTCGCGCGTACCGTGGAGAATTGTACCTCGGCAACACCGAGGCGCTGGAGGAGGTACAGGAGAACGGCATCACCGTATGGGAGTGTACGTTCCCGTTGTCCAACCTTGGCGGAGCCGGCCGACAGGAATACCTCAAGGTCATGACCGAGAGCATTGCCGACAGGCGCAAGCGCGACAAGTACTCCATTGAGCGGTACTACGCCTAGCCGCTCATGGCTAAAGGTAGGCCCGGGGATTGATTAACCGTCGTCCCCGGGAGACAATAGATCATCGGATTAAAAGGAGTTTGACCGATGTCTGAGATTGACCTTACCCGTAATGAAATGTCTATGTTGGTCGCCGCGTTGGCCACGGTCTGCCCGACCGGTGGTGGCGGGGCCACTCATCAGTTGTTCCTCAAGCTGGCCCTGCGGTTCGACATCGACACCCAGTCCGAAGGCCACCACTCGCGGGTCACGGCCTACAGCAACAACGTGGTCCGGGAATGGGTCGAGGACGCCAACCTCTCTGACAAGGTCACTGAGGTCCGGGGTGGCCCGATCGTACTGGTTCCCCAAATCACCTCGGTCATCAACGCCATGTACGGGGAGTTCTGACATGCCGTTTCCTAAGCTTACAGCCATGGCCCTGAAGGCGGGCTACACCCATCTGTCGCTGGACTTCCTCTTCGAGTTCAAGGCGGCTCTCCCCGAGTTCGAGGTGATGATGCAGCAGGGCACCGACCTGTCGGCCGAGCCCGTTTCTGATATGGAAGAGTGGGCCGAAGAAGATTTCAGTGGCATCGACAAGCAGTCCGATAGCTACGAGGATTTCCACCATGACGGTTAAGCCCATTTCGTTGCGCGAGAGCCTAAAGCTCCTCATTTGTCAGGCCAAGAATAGGCGGGCGACGATCCACCCCGTCACCGTCAATGGTAAGCATTACGGCATGCTGATCGCCCAGATGGGTGGCAAGTACGCCTTCTATGGCAAGAACGCCCACGAGGACTACAACACCTACATGCTGCACTCGTTGACGCTGGTGGATCGGGTGTTACCGTCGTATTACCGCGCCGTCCTCACCGATCTCGAAACCCTGCGGTATCTGCAAAGGAAGTTGCCATGAACGTCTACAGCGCCGACATACTGATCCACGCCACCGTCTATGTGAAAGCCAAGGACGCGGCCGAAGCGACCATGATAATTGCAGGGCTTGAAGGCACCTGCCTTACGCTGTCCGAGCAGGACGACGAGGAGTTGCCCATCAGTGGCCTCGACTACGACAATCCCGATCTTCCTGACGTATCGCTGTCGCCGGCCATGACGGTCGGGGCGGCTGAGCTGGTTGATCTCGTTCAAGGAGACGAACCATGAAAATCTATTGGGTCGCCACATATGGCAAGTATGGTCTCGACGTGGTCCATTACACGTCTGAGGCCAAATTCAAGCGGGCGGTCAAGGAGGCCGAAGCCGACCACAACCGTGGTGTCCACGACAGCTACGTCAACGGTGACGTCACGGTCGAGGCTACTCTGAAGGTCACGCCCTGATGTCAGGCCCGGGGATTGATCCAAAGTGGTCCCCGGGATACACTCCTATTATCAGATCAGAAAAGGAGTTCGACTGATGGCAATCTCTCTTGAACGTCGCAATCGCCACACATACGTGGCCGGGTGGTCCTACCTCGACCCCCACCAGTACATTGGTTCCCTCGACATTCGTTGCCGCGAGACCGAGGTAGACGAGGAGGATGATTGTGAGGCCACCAAGACGACGATGATCGTCCGGGTCGAACTGGAAGAGCCCCAGCCCCTGTCGTTGATCTGTGAGGCCATCCGGGACACCCTCGGGGGCTCCTCCTGCCAGCACGAGCATGACTGCTGCGGTTGCTGGAACACCTATGTATCCGAGGTGAGGCACGTCTTCAACAACAGGTACTTTGTCGAAACCCATAGCTCAAGGAACTACTGAAATGGCACTGAAGGTGATGATGGCCACGGTCGATATCCTGATCGAGGTCGAGGACGATGAACTGGCCGACGCCCGTGCGGCCGATACGATCGCGGAGACGTTGCGACCCCTGACCAAGAAGGCGGACGCGGCGTCTCCTATTATCGACTGGCGCTACAATGGCGGGGTCGAGGGTTACGCTGAGGACCACAATGGCGTGGGCTTCGAATACTATGAGGAGGGCAGTGATGTCTGAAGACCTGATTTACGTGGTCGAGGTCAATTACAAGACCATGATGGGCAACTTGCCGGCGACCATGAAAACGCACGAACACGTCCAAGGCAAGGACCAGCGTGACGCGGTGATGGCTGCACTCAGGGACTGGGGCTTCGCGCCCTCGTGGTCGATCTACACCGCACCCGGGGCCGGCGAAGTCATCCAGAAATTCGCCACGTCGTTTGCTGAATTCCCACCCCGTATCACGGAGGGCTCGCTATGAACGAGGCACAACGTATCCTGCAGCAGAAGATACGGAAGATGTCCGTTCCGCAGTTGAAGCTGACCAAGAACCGGGTGAAGGCAGCAATGACCTGCCCGGGTATGGTCGATGATCTGATCGCCGGGGTTGCCCAGATGAGCGGCCGCACGGTCACCAAGGAAAACGCCAAGGGGCACGTCGAGCTGATCTACAACGCTCTGCATGCCGAACTGATGAGGAGGGGAGCATGATCCAGAGTGGCTATTACATCAACGTCTCGAAGCTGAAGAAGACGTTGGACACATGGGAACGCGAGCATGGCAGTGGCCACGCGTTCTACTTCAAGGCTTACCTCGGTGAGCAGATCTCGCTGGAGGAGGCCCACGCGGCCTACACCGAGTTCTACGCCAAGTTCCCACCCCACCTCGGTTACTGTCTGGCCTTGACGCGGGTCCCACCCCAATCGTCGTCCCAGCTCCGCAACAGTCACTTCCGTGACGGTGATCATTACCGTATCGGGGCGGAGGTACTGGACCGATGATCGTCATGCTGCTCGACGTCACCAAGCACGAGAACGTCTTGGTCAACTCCGACATGGTTATCACCGCCCGACCAGACGTGGATGAACCACGGCGGTTCACGCGGCTGTACCTCATGAACAACATCACGTGCATGGTAGAAGGCGACCTGACCTCGGTCATGGCCAAACTCAACAGCGACAGGGTGGTCCAGCGTCATGGCTGACAGTATCGACATCGATACAGACAAGCACCCGAATGAGGCGATCGCGGTCAACGTAGCCCGCGACGACCTCTATGAGGCGCTGCTGGCCTTTGGTGATGGTAACGATCCTCACCTCGACCACCACAGTCGTAAGCTCATGGAGATGATTGACGAACTGGTCGAGGCGAGGGTCAACTATGCCTTCGCCCACCACACGTCCTCGGGGTGGCACCAATCAGGGAGGTTCAAGTAATGGCCGAAATGTATATGCTCTCGTATGAGGAACTGTATTTCACCAAGCGTGGTCGCCGGCAGGTCGAGTTGTGGTGCAGCAAGACGCGGTTGGTTGGCGATGCTGTGGTGGTCCAGAGGTTGTTGGCCGCAGCCCGGGAAAAGGTAGCCGATGAGGATTGCCCCGATGTCTAAGCACAAACGCATCAACATTAGTATCGATCCGATCCTCCTGAAAGCGATCGACGCTTATTGCGAGGCCCACGGTATGACGCGGTCGGCGTTCTTCGCGATGGCTTACAAGGAGTATATCAATGGCTAGGTTCACAGCCGATGACGCCCGTCGCGGTAACATGGATGAACTGGACGATCGCATCGCGTATGCGGTCAGAAACAATCGCAGTGGTAACGGGGCTTATCTCCGTATCTATCACGATGATAGTTTTCGTCACTCTATCAGGACGGAACTGGAAAACCGTGGCTTCAAGAACGTGGACGTTCCAAGCTTTGTGCTCAAGACTGACGTTTATTTTGAGTGGGACGATTGATCCCAAGTAGCTCCCATGGGACAATGAATAATCAGAAACAAAGGAGTTGATCTGATGAACGCATGTCTCCCCATCCACGATCGCGTGCAGGCCCTCTTCGATGACGCACGTACCAATGACGCGGCCCGGACCCTCGACATGGAGTACGCAAAGCGGATCACGGAATACACGAAAATGTGGGACGAGGGGTTGATCGCGACTTACGAGTACGTCAACCACGTCATCAACGAAGCCAGCAAAGCCTGAAGGGGACCAATCATGGCACACGTCAATATCATTCAGACCAAGTTGCAGGGGATCACCGAGGTCGAGGGCAAGCACCCGTTGGCAGAGTGGACCACCAACCCACAGCTTCTGGCAAACGTCCTCGCGATGCACCCGGACGTATGGCTGATCATGGAGTACGGTCGGGTGTACGCCACTCCAGATGAGGTATGGATGCCGAAGGAACTGTTCCACGGTTACGTCGATGAGGCCACACCCGGGACATTCATCGCCTTCAGGCAGGACGGTGACCAAGTCCTGATGGTCGAGACACAGGAGATCGTGGAGGCCTGAAGAACAAGGGTTTCAATGGGGTCCGAACCCCCGTTGCCCCTGTAATCGTCAAGGACAGACGTAATCGTCCCTGTGCAACATATTGCACGTCCCCCATGTCCACGTGGACAATCGCGGGGACACGCTCAAAACACCCCCCAAAACACCAGTAGTAAATCCCCCATTATCCCTGTGGTATCAATAGCAGTCGCGGGGACCCAATTTAAAATCGCGGGGACACCTTATATAAGCTAGTAATATCATAGGTCCGAACCCAAAATCCGCTGTTAAGCCGCCTAGTAGCCGTTGTAGACTGGCAAGTGCAGTTGCTTCCGCGCGCGTAAGGGACGGTAATCATTACATAATTTGGTTTAGGTGGCGGCTCTGGTGTGTAGATGTTGAATGCTATTGCGTGTAGATATTGAATGCTGTAGATGTAGATGTTGAATACCAAAGTGTAGATGTTGAATACCCTACCATGTAGATGTTGAATAAGGAGTGAGAGTGATGGGTTCAGCCCTCGAAGAGTTCAAGAAGATACAGGCCGAACTGCTGAAGCAAACGGTATATGCTAGTCAGCATGTCGTAGAAGAGGTGGTTGTTGTGGCCGCGCCAGTGGTGGTGGCCAAGCGCAAACGGGGTGGTCAGGTCAAAGAAGTGAAGCTGAGCAAGGCGGAAATCCAGAAGCGGTGGCGCGACAAGCGGAAGGCCAAAGCCAAATAGTATATGCTGGTCCGCAACTGTATATGCGCCAGTCGTGGTCGTGGCCGCAGTTGTGGTGGTCGTTGTGCGCGTCGCAGTGCAGTGGTGGTGGCGCAGTGGTGGTTGTGGTTGCGCGCGCGTGGCCGTGCGAAAGTCGCGGTGGTCGTTGCATCTGGCACGTCGGTTGCGTATCTGCGTGCGTTCATCGTGTGCAACAAATTGCACTGGGGCGGTCGATTTAGCTTGACGGCCAAGTGCCACTGCATAGCGTTGGCGGCACGGCATCCCGCCGAGGAAAAGGAGTTTCCGATGTTTGTTTTCGCGAATACGCATGGCCAGTTTTTTCAGGTCGAGGGCCTGAATGATTGGCTGGCCTATGAGGATGCAGTCGCCCATACGGCAGCAGGTCGGCCGTTCGGTCGCCGCAACATGAAGCGGCTGGAGAATTTCTACGGCGTCAAGGTCACTTTCGTCGCCGTGATGTCGGGGCCAGATTGTGAGTGGGAGGGTTATTGAGATGCGGATCAAGGTCAGCAAGGAGTGGATGGCCACCTGTGGTCGGAGCAAGATGGAGCCGGTGTTCGAGGTCATCAAGGTCGATGATTATGGGTCGCGCGGCAAGATGTACACGGTCAAGCTGGAGTATGGCACGTGGGTGGTGTGGTCGATCCGGGGGGTCGAGGAGCTGGAGGACGTCGCGTAATCATTGCAACATGTTGCACGGAGCCTCGGCAGTTGCCGGGGTTCTTTGCGTGCGTGCGTGTGTCGCGCATGCGCGTTTGTACTCGGGCTGTCAGGGCCTCGGTCATCATTATCCACCTTTGCCCCTCGATTGCGGTGGTGAGCAGTGGCGGCCCGTCAAACCAGTTGTCGTGGTCGTCGGACCTGAGCGCCTGCGGCGCGTGCGCGTGCTCGTGCGGCGAAAAAAAACAGCAAGCCCTCGCATTTTTCTTCTTGACCAACATGTGGAAATCCTTAGCGTTGGATCTACCGGACCAAACAGGAACGGGGCCGACCGGGGCAAGCCGGTTTTGGGATCGAAAGGATTTCTCCCATGTCTAAGAAAAACGTCACTCTCCCAATCGTATCCGCAATGCTCGCATCTGGCACGATCGCCCCGATCGCCCCGGTCGAAACGATCGACCCAAATGCCGGCACGGTTCTGGAAGGCGCAACTGGCCAGACTGACGAAACTCCGGTAGTGGTCGAAACTCCGGTTTCCAACCGCATGGATGAGCTGGTGGTTCTGGATCTGGAAAGCGCCACCCGCACCTCGGGCGCGCACCCGAAACTGAAGAAGTCGGCCAAGTGGCTGATTGCCCCGAAGTTCAACGGGCGCGAACGCTGGTTCGACCTGACAAAGATCCCGGGTTGGAATTACACCGCGAAGCAGGTGGTGGTCACCCGGTCTGAGGTCCAACACCGTGGGATGGAAGCGTACATCTCGGGCACGTACGACGCGTCAAAGCACGTCGAGGGGTTCGTGTTCCTCAAGGACCTGTAGCAAGTCAGGGGGCTTCGGCCCCCTTTTTCTGTTTGTCGCGAGTGCAACAAATTGCACAAACAGCTTGACGGTCAGGGTGGCAGCGCTAGTGTTGCCGTTGTCTTCAACGCGAAATGGAGTTCGCAAGATGCCGCAGACAGTCGAAATGCTCAAGAGCCAAGGCCACTCTTACGGCGCAGGCGCGCTCGCGCGTTGCCTAAACCAGCCGCGCTACTACGGGTGCCACTTCGGCATGATGTCCACGCTGGAGAAGGACCGCGCGTCGTTCCTCAAGGGTTGGGACGATGCCGACGCCGAGAAGCAGCGGATCGCCGCGTCGGTCACCACCGTCATCCTCCGGGTCAAGGGCGGTGACGTCTATGAGATCCCGGTACAGGGTGCCGAGCGGTACTGGCATGCAGTCCGTAGGGCCTTGTGGTTCCTCGGCCTCCGCGTTTCTGACGTAATCATCTGCCGCTAAGGAGTGTCCCCCATGTTCAGCCCCCTCTTCCTCTTCTCCCTCGGTATGGCCGCCCTGACGCTGGGATACCTGTATCTCATGGCCCTCGCACCGTCCTCGGGGGAGCGCCTTCTCCGTCTCATTCAGGTAGTCATGATGGGGTTCATCTTAGGCCTCGTCATATACAGTGGTGCTATGAGTATAGAGCACGCTGCGATCGTCGCCCGCGTCTAGCCATAGGATAGATATAAAAGAGAAGGGTGGTTGCAGAGCTATTATTCTGTGCCACCCCTCCCCTGCCGGCGCGCGCTGCTGGCACGTGCTACGCCACGGTACGCCACCTTTTTGTCTCTGGTAAAGGCTGCCATAATTTTTAGAAAATTCTATAATAATGTCTCTCTACTGGAGCACCCTTGCAGATCGCTCATCGAAATTTCGCGGGGCTACGCCCGAGAGGAGCTTAAGGTCCTTAAGGCTATTGACAGACCCCGGGTGCTGTTTAAGGATCGCCCCGAGAGCAAAGAGGTGGAACCAAATTTCGCGGGGCTACGCCCATACTGGAAGGACAGGCAATGACCAAGACGTCACGTTACGTATCGACCCCGAACTCTACGACGCCGAAGCACCGGTCGTTGGAGGAGGAACTGGCGGCGAAGACCCACAAGGTATCGACCATACTGACGCGGCGGACGTCCAGCGGGATCGACCACTGCGAGATCGAGAACATGCTTGGCCCGGGGCCGGCACCGAAGAAAAAGAAGAAATGACACGTCCCGGGTTGGGGACAATCGTCGGCCACTCTCTTGATCGGGGGTGGCCTTTTTCATATGATAAGACATCCATTCGAAAGGAGTTCGAACGATGGAACCGACGAAATTAAAGAACGACGCGCAGATGAAGATACGCCTCCCGGCAGAGCTGAAGGACTGGATCGTGGCATGTGCTACGGCTAGCGACCGAACACTGAATGGTGAGATCGTCCACTTGCTGAAGACCGTACAGGCCGAAGCAATCAAACGATAGAACACCGTCGATATGGAGATCGGGATGTTAAAGACTTGCGTAATCTGCGGGGCAGACTTCGATGCAATCCGGGCACAGATATCTTGTTCAGTCGTGTGCTCTAGGGCGCGAGAAACGGCGATGGCTAGGGAGCACCGAGCGCGTTACCCTGATGTGGCAGCTAAACGTAGAAAAGCCACTGCAAAATACAGGGAAGCTAACTTAGATAAATGTAGGGCTTTCAACAGGGCTTATCATAAAGCCCATAAAGAAGAAATCGCGTACAGAGCCAAGCTGCATCGCAAAGCACACCCCGAAATAAGACAAGATTACGAGATAGCTAACAGAGATAAACGCAACGCAGAACAGCGAGAGCGCAGAGCCAAGGCTGAATACGCTATCGAGAAACTTAAAGAACTAGGCATCGAACTGTAAGGAGATAGTCGATGAAACTGTTGGAGATGGCAAAGTACGGGCAGCCTCTTTTGTCGTGGGCCAAAGGGGCTCGCAAACTGTTGTTCGACGCGGCAACCGATCGCGACCTCGTGGTAGACAAAGGCAAAATTAAACGTGCCTTCGCCAAGGAGTTGATGCGAGAAGAGAACATCGACCTGCTGGAAGACGTCATTGCTGTTTGGTTCCAGAACAATCTTCAGTCGTTGATCGTTCTCTCAACGCCAAAACCCGATACGACAGTATCTAAGCCACAGCAAATTCCACCCACAAACGTGGCGGCTACGCCGAGTAAGAACGAGATCAAGGAGCAGATAAACGAAAAGGTTGCACCTCAGATCGAGAAGATCAAGAAGGCCATCGCTTTCGTGGCAACCCTACCGATGATCAACGGCAAGGAGTTTAAAGACTGCACGGCCGGCGAGATACGAGAACACTGCCGCGCCCTCTCCTACGTCGTTGAAGGTATGGCGGACACGATAGTCGTCGGGATGGAACTCAGTGCCGAACAAATTCAGCAGAAGGTAGAAACCTGTCTGCAAGACCATTGAACCACGGTAGCCACCGGGATACGATAAGACATCAATCGAAAAGGAGTTTCGAGATGCCATCCCTTATTCAAGACAACATCACGCGGGCCATCGGGACGCACGGCCACTCGGTCGTCGGGGTGCCGGGCTTTGCCTACACGATCGGTCTGCAGAAAGACAAACTGCCGGAGCTGCTGATCGTCGGCAACTTCGACAATCACCTCCTTGGCATGGCCCTCAACGACCTCGCGAAGATCATGCGGGAACGCGGCTCGCCCTTGCCGGAAGGAGAGTTCGACATGGACTGGAGCGTGCTGGTGAAAATCAGGAAGGCGGGTCCCAAGGCCAAGACCGACTTCACCATTCAGGCCGGCCAGTATTTCGACACCGAGGACTACGACGTCCTGCAGGTGATGCTCCCCGACAAGGCGGGTAAATTCCCCGGCGACGAAGGATGCCACCCTCACTTCGACGTGGAGCAGGTATGAGTGACGAACCACACCACGCCCTCGCCGCCCCCTGCAAGTCATGCCCGTACAGAAAGGACGTGGCCTCGGGGGTCTGGGAAGCCCACGAATACGAGAAGCTGAAGGCTTACGACGGCGAGATCCTTGACCAAGCCTTGAACGGCGCGACCGGGCTGTTCCTCTGCCACCAGAAGAACAACGCCTTGTGTTCTGGTTGGCTGGCCTGCCACGGCCCGGTGGAACTGCTGGCCATGCGGCTGCACTCTCGTCTGGTCCAACCCGAGACCTTCCAGTATGAGACCGACGTCCCGGTATTTGCCTCCGGGGCGGAAGCGGCCGAGCACGGCATGAAGGACATCGAAGCTCCCTCGGAAAAGGCCTTCAAGACGATGGCACAGGTCGAGCGAAAACGCGGGAGAAAGAAGTGATGCCCAAGCCTATAATCCTCGGACCCAAAGGACCAGACGTGAGCGACGGTGACATAATGCCTCGGGCGATGGACGTTCCAGCCTTGTCGAACGACGCCCTGATCGAGCAGATGCTGACAGCCTACTCGTGGGAAGACGGCGCGCACAGCGGCAAGCAGGCCAAGGCATGGGGCAATCGCTTCAAGGAATGCCGGAAAGAACTCGAACGGAGAATGCAGAAATGAGACCGGGAATGAGCCCTGTGCAGCAGGAAGGCTACGTTGCCAAGCGCCACGGACGCAGCATCGATAGCTGCCCGTATCCGGTCAATACCGCCGTCCGCCGCGAATGGCAGAAAGGCTGGCGTCTGGCCTCGCTCGATCTGGCCCCGAAGAAGATGCCCCCGGCTGCAACCAAGGGCGACTACCAATGGCTGAAGGTCGATACGATCCTCGGCGTCAGAGAGGTCAAGGCACCGGACGGCTGGATCTTCGACCGGACGGCGATCACTGCGTGGCTGTGGATCGTCAGCTTCCAGCACGACCTGCTGACCAAGGACTTCAAGCGGGCGCGCGATCGCCACGTGCTGGTCGGCAAGGTAGAAGCCCTCGCCCTCGTGCTGGCCAACAGCCTCGGCATGGCCGGCACCTACTGGGAACTGGAAGCCAAGAGTTACGCAGCAGCAGGAGAAAGACTATGACCAAGTTGAATGAGTTCCAGAAGACCATGTTGAAGACCTACGCAGGTGGGGACTACGCCCATCTGGTAGACCAGTACGCGGACCACGGTTGGGCAACGCGGAAGGCCGACGAGTGGCTACAGAACGAAGGCGGTGATACGACGGCCTTGGCTCTCCTGCGGGAGCTTGAGCCTGACGGTGATACCGGAAAGGCAGAGTACATCGCTAGGCTGCGCAAAACCATCTCCGATACTCAGATTGTGATTGCAGCTTTGGAAGCTCTTCCCGACTAAGGCGACTACCGGTAGGCGTGTACCTACCATAGGGACACATTGATATAAGGTTGCAACTATATTAGACTTCTGGCATTGACCGATACGGAGATCGGATATGCCAAACAGCGAACCACTCGTCCTGCGCATAACCCCTGACCTGAAGGGAAAGCTCGCGAACCTTGCCACCAAGCAGGGGCGCAGCGTCAACCAGTTTATCATTAACCTTTTGGAGACCCATGTCGGCGTCGTCCGATGCGAACAACAGGCCGCGCTCATCGATCTACAGAAGCGTGTCCTGCGGCTCGAAGAGTGGGTCACCATGACCATTGAAGCAGAAGGATTACACAAGCATGGGTGAGGCGAAGAACCGCCAGAAGGCCAGAGAAGCCATGACCGAGTTCGAACGGCTGTGCTTCGACCTGCAACGCAAGCTGGCCAACGACGGCCACCTGATCAGAGCCGGATGGATCGGGCTCAGGGAGGTCTGGCTGCCACAGGACGCCCCACAGCAGCAGGTCGAGGATATGGAGGCAGCCTTCATGGCCGGAGCCTTGCACTTCTACACGGCGATCATGGGGACGCTGGACGAGGGCATGGAACCCACGGCCGGGGACATGCGGCGGATGGAGAACGCCCATAACGAGTTGATGGACTTTGAGAAGGTCCTGCTCGCGAGGCTCCCACACTACGGGGGCAAGCAGTGATGCAACATGTTGCACGGCGTTTCGTCCCGCGATCCTTCGCCAATGAGCGGACCCTGTACGACGCGCTGATGCGCGACAAGCTGCGTGACATCCCGCACACGGTGACACGCTCCGCCACCCCGCCGCACGTCCGGTCGCATAATTTCAAGGACTATGTCGGAGAGCTGCGCTACGTGCCAGTGTTCGAGGCCCGCACCTTCGAGGAATACCAGTGGCTGCTGGGCGAGAGGCTTGCCGCCAACTACTCCCCACCCGAGCCCGAGTATGAATGCCACAAGATGGCGATCCTCTCGACCGCGCACGTGTCGCTGCTCAGCCTGACGCTGGTCGGACACGGTAGTTCGTTGCTCAAGGTGCTCTTGCCCTTCGACCCGCAATTCGAGAATGTACCGGTAGACCTGCAAGAGGTCTTCGCCTACATGGCCAAAGAAGACGTGGCCTACGTCGTCTTCGACAAGGAGACGCCCCCAATCGCGGGGCTGAAGGTGTATGCATGATCGGAATGAAAGACAGGTGGTGGCCGGGGACGGCCTCTACGACAGCAGAGCCTCCCAAAATGGAGGATAGGGTCGTCCACGCCGGCAATCCAGTGCGGCCGCTACGTGAGCCCAAGACGAAACCTGTGGTTAAGGACTTCTCCGCCCTCGCAGACGCCTTGAAGCAGAAGTGAAGTTCGCGTAAGCCTTCCAAGCAGTTAAGCAAGGAGGCTTTCATGCGCGGAAGAATGCGGCGATACGGGATCATCCGAGATGGCAAGGTTCTCGACACCTCGGGGTTCCCGGTCACCACCAACGAGCTGTTGCTCAGTCTGAACAACGCCACCTTTGAGTACAAGGGCGAGGCCATTCTGGCGGCACGGCAAATCAACAACAACGATCCAGACAAGGACAGCAAGAAAGCCTACGCGGCTGTCATTTGGGTGGACGTCCATGGCACGAAAGCCGGGAAAGCCTAATCATGAAGCTCATTATCCCGCCCAAAAAGCTCCCAGACCCCGTAAAACCAGTCATTTCCGCCGCTGCCAGCGTGCCAATTCACGTTGCCCACAGCGAATGCCAGCACGAGCCGAGCGAATGCAAATTCTGCCAGCACGTCTACGGCAACCCCTGCCACGGCAAGCCGGGCTGCCCGAACTACGATTTCCGCATAAAAGCCGCATAAAACCGCCTTTTTGCGTTAAAAATCAGGGATTTCGCATAATATAGTTCAAAACCGAAAAAACCCTCTTGATTAACGGCTGCTCTCCAAATACTTCTCTCTCATCGACACACAATCAGGATCACGGAGGATCAACGGTGGCGAAACTTCACGAACTTCTCGCAGTCGAGCAGGACCTGCTCAAGACGTCGGCAGCTATGATTGCGGACGCGGCGAACACTTTCGCCAAGAAGCCTGACCACTTTCTTGGTCAGACGCGCACCACCACCTATTTCGAGGACAGCCGCTCGGGCGAAAACACCTCGGAAACCAAGCCGGTGGTCACCAGCGTCGATGCCCGTCTCGACTACGCGCTGAAGCACTTCGGCAAGTATCTCGACGCGGTACTGCAGAAGGACGTCGCCAACCAGTCGGCCAAGGCTGACCTGATCGTGGACGGCACGACGCTGGCCAAGGACCTGCCGGGCATCTACCTGCTCGGTCTGGAACAGAAGCTCTCGGGTCTGCGGGAAATGCTCGCAGCGATCCCGACGCTAGCCCCGGGCGCGGTCTGGAACAAGGACGATGGTGCCGGAGAAGGCTTCTTCGTTTCGGCCCAGACCGAACAGTTGAAGACTGAAAAGCTCAACGAGCACAAGGTCCTCTACGAGGCGACCGACAAGCACCCGGCGCAGATCAAAGAATACACGGTCGATAAGAACGTCGCCAAGATCGCCACGATCCACCGCTCCGGCATGTGGACGCCGCTGAAGAAGGCTACGGTGCTCGGCAACCTCGACAAGCTGATCTCGGCCACCAAGAAGGCACGGATGCGCGCCAACTTGCAGGACGTGGGTAACGAGGAAATCAGCGCGAAACTGATTGCCACGCTACTGGCGCTCTGATAGAACACCGCCATTGGGTCGCGGCAACGCGGGGCGTTCTGGGCAAGAAACGCCAGAGGCTGGCCAGCCTCCCCGATCTCGAATTGAGGTGAGACCCATCAGGGCCTCCCTCCGCACCCTCCCACAGGGCCAAATTTAAACTTACGAAGCGGGACACTGAACCCGCAGGTGTCATGAACTAAGGTGTTAACTTTGCTGTTTTGCCCTGCAAGATTAACAACCTCAGACGTCGAATAGGATAGTCGCCTCCAAAACCTTAAGCCTTGCGCGCTGGTTCGATCCCAGCACCCCCAGCCAAACACCTTACGTTTGGACTGATGGGGGTTAGCTCAGTGGTAGAGCGTGGGTCCCTTCAAACTCGCGGGGGCGGGACAGGCCGAAAGACGGACGTGCTCGATAAAAGCTCTACGGTGGAGCAATCGATTTGAGATCGATCGGAACGGGTTCAACTCCCGTTTATCAAAAGGGGGTCCCCGGCAGGCTAGTCCGGTGGCCCCCGCTTGCTTTTCAGGCACAGCCCTCAGATAAATCTGCTCGACCTGATTGACTTCGGGTTGCTACCTAGACAATATGACTTATACCAATCCCCTCTACTTCAAGGAGTGACCTAGTGGGCGATGAAATCAGACTGGGCCACGGGTCCGGTGATCTCTATGTCACCACCGATCGCCTCCCGAAAACGGCCTTATCCCACATGCCGCCCGGCTTCGAAGTCATCTGCACCCGGGGTGGTGGATGGGAACTTTGGTTCCACGCCGTGGATGCGCCCACCGACGAATTGCTGAGCACGCGGATCGCGACCGAATTACCGGTCCCCGGCGTGCACGGCCTTAAACTGGAGGTCGGAACCACCGTCCTCTGCGACAGCCTCAAACCAAAGGAGCATTGAGGACTATGCCTAAGACCGTTTCCACAGACAGCCGCGAGAGCGCCATCGATCGCAAGGTCGGGGAAAACCTGCGGCGCTATCGCACCACGGCGCGGATGAGCCAGACCGGGCTGGCCGACGCCCTCGGCATCACCTTCCAGCAGGTACAGAAATACGAGAAGGGCACCAACCGGGTGTCGGCGTCGAAGCTGCTGCTGATCAGCGAATGCCTCGGGGTCAAGATCTCCGACCTGTTCGACGGAGCCCATGCAGTCGAGGGACGGCCCCCGGCTGGCAGCATCGCCGCCCAACTGGATGCCCGGTCACTGCGACTGGCCACCACCTTCAATGGTCTTTCCGACAAGCACAAGACGGTGGTACAGACGGTCGTGCGTTCACTCTCCGCAGAAAGCCCTGACAATGAAGCTGAAGCTGCCGCTTAAATCTCCCTCAGCAGCGGCTCAGGAAGAGAGGAGGGTCAACAAGCCCCTCCTCTTTTTCAAGAAGTCGAAACCCGCCGTACCCGAAGGCCGGTGCAACACCTGCATGAAATGGTACGACCGTGCGCTGCCCGTAGCGCTCAAGGACAAGGAACTGCGGTTCTGCACCCACAACTCCTGCTGGACGCCCCCAGACGCCCGCTGCGGCCAGTACAGCCCGGTCTCCAAAGACAAGACGGTGTACAAGAAGAGCCAGTCATAGAGTTGTCGCTTTTCTCCCGTGCGAGAGTGGATACTCTCTCCCTAGTGCTTTGTAAGAGGGCCTGTCATGCCGCAACCTAACCGCTTCTGCTACTGGTGCGCCGAAATGAAGGGGGTCGATCGATCCCTGTTTGTCACCTACGCCCCCTGCGATTGCTGCGTTGAACACACCGCCGAGGGCTACGTCATCATCATGGCCTATGACGAGAAGCCGTGGCACCCTGACCAGCTCCCGATGGTCGAGGGCGTCTACCCCACCGGAGAGTGCTTAGGCATCCCGTGGGACGGCCTCTACGGCATCCTCCCCGACGCCTACATCGAACAGGCCAAGGGCAACACCTTCCTCTCGCTGCGTGCCGCCGACTACCGCAAGCTCTTCGGCTTCCTTGAGGAGGAAGGGGCGCTGGACGAGTATGACGAGGACGACGAGGACGAGGAAGCTGACATGGAGGTCGCCATGGAGATGCTGGAGGCCCAAGCCAGCCTGCCGACCCGCCACTGAACGTGCAACATGTTGCATCGGCATGGACCGGTGCGACGACCGCTATGGAAATGAAGACTTCAGTCGTAGGCCGGCTTTGGGGTAAAAACCCCTGACCTACAATCAAATCAGCAAGGCTGGACCCATGGCACTTTTTTATATCAGGTTCAAGAAGCTCGACCCGTTTCGCGGGACGCCTTATTTTGGCAATTTCAGGCTGCCATTCAATACGGTGGAAGAGGTCTTGAAACACCTGAAAGAGAACGACGCAATCTCCGCGATCCGCCTATACGCCACCATCGACCCACAGGACCCCGAGGCCCTGATCGTCAGTCGGGAAGAGGAACGCTCCGTCAACCGGGACGCCATTGACATCGTGGCGATCTCACGTTTTAAGACTTATAGGACACAAAAGTGAAACTTATCTTTAAGCCGCGCGTTACCCCCGTAGCCCCTCCAGCGCCGACACCGGACACGGAGGGCCGAGCCGCCAACCTTGATGACATGGCTCGATCCGATATCAAGCGCTCCGAGAACCTGCTGGTTCCGTGGTATTTGATGGCAAGCTATCTCTACTACGTCCGCGACGTTTCCATTCTGTCGGACGCCATGTACGATCGCATCTGCTTCGAGTTGGACGAAAACTTTTCGAGGATAAACCATTGGCACAAGAGCTACGTGGACAGAAAGCAGTTGAAAGCTGGAACCGGCTTCGCCCTGAAATGGGACAAGATGCCCGACCGGATCAGGGGCGCGGCCAATCTGCTGGCCAAGGCGTCGCTTGGGATCGACTATCCGGCACCACGGATCGTAGCAGCCCCCGTGCCCGAGCCGAAGCCTACGCCTTCAAAGCCATCGAAGCGCTTGGTGCTCTCCTTTTCATCGCGGCGGTGATTACCCGATTAACTGGTAAATCCTGAACAATCCGATTGTCTTCCTGCAGTTCGACCGATATTCTGATCTCCTATCTTGAAAACCACGGAGGGTTTCTGGACAGGGGTCCATTCAACGGCCCAGAACGCACTATCCCCCGTCCACGAACTCACGCAAAAGGCATTGTAAATGACAGAGCAGTACCACGGCCAGAAGCTGGCCTTCGAACTGATGGCCCTCGCGCCGATCATCCAGCAGGTCAGCATCGGTGATGAGGCCGAACGCCGCACCGCTGTGACCGCCGCGCTAGGGGCGTCAATCGCCAGCGCCGTCAACGCCCTCGACATGACCCAGAACGAAGTGATCCACGCGCTGCTGCTGACCGTGGCGGCAGCCTTGGTGTTCCCTGACAAGGGGTTGCAGCCCGACGACGATCTGGAGATGTCGCATGCGGCACTGTCCGACTATGTGGGATTATTGACACACTTGGCACTGGACGGAAAAACCCCCGGGTTCCCTACTGGGCCAACGATAAATTAGTCTGTTGGTGACGGATTTATACCCATTGACTTTGGCACCGCATTCACCGATTGCTCATTATGCAAAACCGGAATGCGGTGCAATTTATTGCACAGCAGGACATGGAGGTCTCGGTGCTTGAAGTGACGATCAGACACGCAGCAAACGTGCTTACCAGCGACGCAAAAGGGCTGTTCGCTGAAGCCGTGGCTCAGGGTGTCCTATCGTCAATCGATCACCAGTTTCTGTCTACCGTGGCAAACTCGTCGGCGGCATTCTACGCGGTCACCGGCAAGGGCGAAGTGATTGGGCTCATGACCTACACCGTTCTTGGGTTTGCCGAAGCGGCGAAGATCACCTTGATCTACGTCGAGCCAAGCAGTCGCAAACTTGGCGTCTTCGGTATGCTTTTTAAGGAAGCGAAAGCCTACTTGGAACGGTTCGGCTGCTCCGAACTCTTTATCGACGTGCCTGCGGATGATGACGTCCTGATCGACATTCTCGACCGCAGCCACGCCTCGCTGGCCACTTACCGGTACGTTATCGATCTAGGCGAAACCGGGGCAGAACATGGCAAGCTTTTGGGGCCAACTGATTAAGGGACTGCGCGAGGCGCAGGGCATGTCGCAACGCCGTCTGGCGTCGTATGCCAAGATCAATCGCTCGACCCTCCGCAAGCTGGAGGACGGCCATGCAGGCGTCGCGATTGAGATCGTGGAAACCATCCTTCAGGTTCTGGGCTACGAGCTGGACGCGATCACGGCCGAGAACAAGAAAGAGGCGATGAACCGCCAGAACTCCATCTTTACCGATGCCCACAGCCGCTCGAAACTGGCTGCCGACCGCATCTTGGGCGTGCGATAAACAGCGCGAAAACCCTTGTACTACAAGGTCTACCCTTTATAATCGGATCACTCCCCAAATCACCGACAACCACGGAGGGCTGCAGTGATCTCGATTATCAGTTTTTCTTACAAATACACCGGAGTACCCGAGGACGCCGACGTCGTCATCGACTGCCGAAACTTGCCCAACCCCCACAGCGTCTACCACCTGCGGGAACAGACCGGCAAGAACAAGATGGTGCAGGACTTCGTCTGGAAGTCTGACCTAACCCCACCCCTGCTGGCACTGGGCGAGAAAGCCGCCCGACGTGGCTTGACCGTGGCCTTTGGCTGCTTCGGGGGCCGGCACCGGAGCGTGGCGCTGGCTGAGCTGCTGCGCGACCGCCTCTCTGACTTCAACATCCAAGCCAAGATCGAGCATCGAGCCCTATGACCGACATGTTTAACGCCGCCACTGAAATCAGCTCATCGCGGCTGATCATCCAGAACTGGATAGCCGAGGCCCATGCATGGTCTTCTGCCTTCAACATGAAACTGTCGGGGGCTGAGAACATCGCGGACGGCCCGTTCGACTGGGAGATCCACCGCTCCTCCTTCCAGAAGTGCATGCGCCGTGGACTGCCCGCCTTGGCGTGGAGCCACTTCCAGCGGATGTACATGGAGGACGACAAGAAGGCCTTCGACTGCCTCGCCCTCGTCGCCGGGGAGGATATCGGCTTTCCGGTGCTGGAGATGACCGCTCTGGCGCTGATGATGTGCCTGAAGACCTTCCGCCAGCAGATCCAGATCAACGAGCTGACACTGGCCCGGGGGCTGATCGCCCGGCTGGCCCGCTCCCCGAAGAACCGCTTCGGCTGCCAGTTGAACGTCTACGTCGATGTCCTCAAGATGGACGCGACTTCTGTCGAGAACCCGGACAAGGTGCTGACCGACATGCTGACGCATGCTGCCCCCCACTACCAGTTCGCCGCGCTGCGGACCCTGCGCAAGAAGTGCCGGCACGGCAACGTCGAACTGCTGAAGACGGTGATCCGCATCCTCAAGGACAGCTTCGAGACCAAGGCGATGGGGCTGGCAGCGGCGATCGTCTTTGAACGGCAGAACGACGACATCCATTTCGGCCAGATCATCACCGCCCAGATGTGCCTCGGCGCGGGCTACACCATGATACCGCTAACCCCACCGCAGACTGAGCCGCTGGAAACCCGCATGATCAACCAGTTCGAGGATGTCTACACGACGGTCCCGAACTGCGCCCTCGACCAGCACACGTCGATTGGCCGCTCGGCGCTGCTGCGCTGGGCCAAGACCGACAAGATGCAGGAACTGTTCAAGCCCTACGGGATCGACAACGGCAAGATCCAGAAGGCCCTCGGGGCGATTACCTTCTTCAAGGATGCATCTATGGTGTCACCAGACTTGGGGATAGCCGACGAAGGTGTGAATAAGCTCATTGTCAAACAGGAAATCGCCTATACGATGGCGCGATCAGAGATTGCTGGTCTCACGGAAGAGACCTATAGCAAACTGACGTGGGATGTAATGGCGGACGTCCACGAACTCTATGACCTCCGCCAGTTTCTTTGGAAAAAGGGCTAACACATGCGCGTCGCAATCACAGGCGGATCTGGTTTCATAGGGACGAACCTTATGCTGTACCTACAGAACAAGGAGCCCGGGACGGAGATCGTCATCGTGGACGTGGTTCCGCCACAGGCGTCGATGGGCGAGAACACCAAGTTCATCTACACCGACATCCGCAACCTGAACTCCCTGCTGGCTGCTTTCGAGGGCTGTGATGAAGTCTACCACTTGGCCGGTATCCTCGGCACATCTGAACTCATTCCAATCTCGTCCCTCGCCTGTGACGTCAACATCGTTGGTGCGAATAACGTCCTCGACGCCTGCCGCCATGCGAAGGTCAAGCGCGTCTACAACGTAGCCAAGCCGCACTTCGACGGCTACTACGAGAACAGCTACACCCTGACCAAGCACTCGGGGGAACTGCTCGGCCAGCTCTACCAGCAGCAATACGGTATGGAAGTGGCGACGGTGCGCTGGCTCAACGCGGTCGGCCCGTACCAGCATCTCTACCCGGTCCGCAAGTTCCTGCCGATGATGATCATGCTGGCGATGTACGGCAAGGACCTCGAAGTCTACGGCGACGGCAGCCAGACCATCGACCCGATTGACACGCGCGATCTGGCCCGCTTCACGGTGCACGCCATCCGCCACCTCGGCCGGTCCGAGAAGATCGTGGACCTCGGCTCTGGCCGTGCAATATCTTGCAATGATGCGGCCGTCGTCATCCGCGACGAAGTGGCCCGCGTCCTCGGAGAACCCCCGGTGCGGATCAACAATGTCAAGATGCGCAATGGGGAAAAGGAGGGGGTCAATCTCGTCGCCAATATGGACTATTGGGACAGCGTCGGGATGACCACGGAATACGACTTCGCCGCTTCGGTGCGGGCCACGATCAACTACATGATCCAGCTCCCATCCGAGCACTTGGACAATGCAATGCGTTTTTACTCACACAAGGTATGAGATGCTTACGATAACAGCCAATCACAAGGCCATTCACGAGGACTGGCAAAGGGTATTGGACAGCGGGGTCTTCACTGAAGGCCCCTTTGTCCGTTTATTGGAGGAGGAAGTCGAGAAGCTGTATGGCGTCCCGGCGATCGCCTTCAACTCGGCCGGCACTGCCCTGTTCGCCGTCTACCGCGCCCTCAACCTGCCCCACAAGGCGGCGCTGGTGCCGATCAATACCTTCTTCGCCACCGGGGCCATGGCCAAGGAAGCAAAGCACTCGGTAATCCTCGCAGACGCCGACCCGCAGAACTTCTGCCTCGATCTCAAGCACACCGAGAAACTGCTGAAGGACAAGACCCTCGCCTCCATGACCCGGGTACTGGCCTACACGCCAGTCGGCGGCGGTTTTGACCAAGCCCACTATCTTGACGCGGCGTCGATTGCCAGTAATCATCACCTCAAATTCGTCACGGATGGAGCCCATGCCCTTGGCGTCGGAAGAGGAACCCTCGGTAAGTTTGGCCCGACTGTTTTTTCGTTGTATCCGACGAAGGCAGTTCCGGGAGGCGAAGGCGGTATTGTCGTCACGGATGACGTCGATCACGCGGCGTTCCTTCGCGAGTTCCGCAACTACGGCAAGTTCCGCGACGCCACCAGCCCCTTCGGGTGGGACGTCATCCAATACGGCGAAGGTTTTAATTTCCGTATGGACGAATGGACGGCCGTCGTCGCTCTACATCAGCTTCGAGCCCTAGACACCATCATGGCCCAGCGCGCCATCGTCGCGGAAAAGCTGGCCAAGATCGTGGAACCGCTGGTCACATGGGACGAGACCAACTGGTATCGCTACATCGTGGACGCCGACTTCAAGGCCAAGCGACAGGTGGGCAAGGTCTACGCCCGCACGGATCAGCTCGACGTGGCGCTAGGGCTGCGACGGAACGCTGCCGACGATAACCAGTACCCGAACGCCCTGAAGATCGCCTTCGGCCATATCTGCCTGCCGCTGCACGAGAGCATGGCCGGCTGGTCGCAGTCTGCCATCGAACGCTTCATTCTGGGGCTCGACTGACATGAAGGGGGCGATGACCGAGAAACGCTACGCCGCCCTGAAGAAATACGCGGACGGCATAGCCCACAATGAGCAGGCCCTGAAGATCAGGGCCAATCATTACACGTGGCTGTCTGGCAACAAGCTGATCCAGCGTGCCCACCTCCTCCACAGCCAAATCACCCTCGAAGGCCGGCAAGCCCTCGAACACTACAAGGGTAAGTTCGAATGACTGAAGACCAGATCAAACACATGGCCGAACAGTTTCTGCGTTGGAAGCTGCCGGAGAACTTTAACCCCGATGGCGGCATCAGCTTCCAGAAGACGTTCAATGAGAACACGCCTTGGCCAAGGAAGGCAGAACCCGTTGGGACCAATCTTTTCGACTATAATCAGGCGATGGAAATGGTTCGCCATATGATTGACGGGATGCCCCGATGACCAAGTTCCTCCTTGATCCAGTTTACACAGCTAGGCCGTCGCGTTGTTCGACGGCTTTCCTGTTTCAGAAGCTGATTGCCGACATCAGTGCCGTCGATCCAAGCGCCTTCTTCTACATGCTTTACCCGAAGTCAGCCGAAGAGAACGAGGAGGACATGGCATGGCTGAACAAGTTCCCGGACAGGGTCAAACTCATCCCCTATCCGTATGTCACTGGCGACCGAGTGGAAGAATTGTTCAAGCTTACCGACCCCCTCTTGGACGTCTTGTCACCCGGCTACTCGCCCTATTGGGACTACGACTTCATCCTGACGTCGAGGATCGGCCAGATCCCAAACATGCGGGCGCACCTGCATCGGGAGGTGCCGTTCTACGAGGGGACTTACAAGGGGATCATCGGGCTGGAGGAGATGCCGATGTTCTCCTTCCGCAAGACGGTGAGCTGGGCGATCTGTGGCAACATGGACATCGTCAGCTTGGCCGCATACTTATCCTCACTGGGGGTGGTGATGAACAATCTCTGGTCTTGGCCCTTCTTGAACAAGATCGCGAGGGACTATCTGGTGCCCTCCGAGGTCATTCGATTGAAATCGAAGGTGAAGGAAGCCGTGCCCGTGAAATTGACGCGGCTCTCGAACAACGCAAAAGATGTATCCAAGGGGCTGAACGTGCTGTTTGCCGGGCGTACGACGTCCGTGAGGAACTTTCAGGACGTGGTCGAACTGTTCCAGAAAGGGTTCGCTGGCTCGGGGCTACACAAAAAGGGCGTGCCGATAAATTACATGGTGTCCACCCACT